TATATGCTGAAAAGTAACAAGAGTCAGTATCACCATATATAATAGCTTTGCCTAAATGATTATATTCACCTGTAATAATTTCATTTACCTTTGCAGCCATATGTTTAGCTACTTGTCTACCAGTTAGTGTAGTAGATTGACCAATACGCTTATCAAAGAATCTACAACCTGGATTAAGAATTGCACCGTATAAACTATTTAGGTTAATCTTCTTAACTAGTTGTCGTTTATCCCAGTATTCTTCTTCAATTTTATTACCAGAAGCAATGGCTTCTTTCAGTTTCTTCTGCATATCTTTACGTTCTGAATACCAACGTTTAAGTAGACCTGAAATAACACCTTCTTTTTCGTATGTAAATATAGTTCCATTGGCTGACATGACCCATGGTTGATTACTTTCAAACACTAGTCTATATACTTCTGCAGCACTCAATACATTACTATCGCCGTTTTCCCAGTCAACTACGATATCAGTACCTATTTCTTCATTCATTACTGAAGTATATTCAAGTGTACCAAATAATCCTTCCCATGCAGCAGCAAATGATTTACCTTTAGCTATTTGTAAGCTAATATATTCGTCAGTTGCTATTGGTCTTAATTGTCCTACAATAGTTTCCGGACCCATATTTAATGCTCTAATAACACTAGGATATAGTGAATTGATATCAAGTGATCCAACCCAATCGTGAATACCTTCTTTTGGATATGCAACATACGCACCGGCAGCTTGAACTGCATCTTCTCTGCGTCTATTTGGAACAACAAAACCTCTATTATGTGCTTCGTTGATAATAGCTTGCTCTGTTACTGCAACTGCGCCCATGGTTGTTTGTAATAATACAGTATTTTCATGTGCAACAGTATTAGCCAAATCGATAAACTTTAGTTTTTTATCAAGACGATCTAATAGCATAGTATCTTGTCTGTTATATTCAATGAATGTTTTAAAATCATTGTTGTATAACTGATCAAGTGTACCTTCGTATTGTGTTTTTCTATCACCTAACTCGTATTCTGCAATAGCATCGAGTCTAAAACTATGTCGTTCTTCATATGTGTACTTTTGATATAGTTGTAAACTATCTAAATGGATACGTCCAATAAGATCATATGTTACTGCAGTTTTGCCATAGCGTTCATATTCACGTCTTTTTGGAAATTGATCAAATAAACAGAATCTGCGGGTATCATCTTTTGATAATACTTTAGTAACACGATTTACTGTATATGGAATATCAAACCCTTCGCTATTCCAACCACTTAAAATGTCAGCATCATCGATTAGTGTAAGAAACGTATCTAATAATTCTGCTTCAGTTTTAAATAAAAAAGTATTTGGGAACTCTTTTACTTGTTCAGTGGCTTCCTCCATGGTTAATGTCTTAGGAGGAATAGCTAAACAGATAAGAGTTTCCAACCATTGTAAGTGTACAGCAATTGAAGTGATTGGCATAAATGCATCATCAGGTGTTGCATAGCCACGTTCTGGGTCAAAATCAACCTCGATATCAAAAAACGCAACATTTAACTTAGGTGCGTCATGATTGAGGTAATTTTCAGATAAATGTGTGAAAATTGGATTGATATCAGCTTCAAACGTTTTTGAATTTGCGTGTATAGAAAGTTCTTTTCTATACTCTTTTGTATTTTTACAGACAATACGTGATACTGGATCACCGTAAATTGATTGATATCTACCTTTTGGGTCTTTATAATATAATGTGTGTTTAACAGGTGAATCTTTAAACTCTCTTTCACCTTTTTCATTTCTTTCTACAATTTTAATGACATCGTTACTTCTATCAAAGTATGCATCTACATAACTCATGCTGCACCTCCGTTACGATTAATATCGCGGTTTGTTGCATGATTGTTAATCCATGTCATAAATGATTCTTCGTCACGTATTTTAGCAACTTCTTCATGTGCGTGTACAACGATGCTGCATTCACATCTTGATGAGCATATTTCTGGACGGATACAATCCGCACAGGTACTAAATTTAAAGTCTTCCATATTGTAAATCTCTGTGTATGTGATTTGTGGCTCACAAATACCCTTTTGCAGCTTATGGCCTGCCTACCATGTTCTATAATTTTTATTTAGATTTTTTTAGTAACGTCTAAGATTGCTTCAATTTCTTCCCAATCTTCGTTATGATCTGCCCAGTTACCTTTATGTGCAATTTTAATAGCTTTATTGATAACTGCTGGTTTGATTTGTAACTCTTCTGCTACTGCTTTTACAGTATCTTTTAAGCCAGTTTGTAAATCTTCAACTTCTCTTAATACTAATGAACCTTCATTGATTAGTTTTTCAAGTTTAGATTTTTCTTCTGGACCGTATGCTCTACTCATTGTTTTCTCCTTTGTTTAAATTATGTATATATTATAGTATCAGTTGTTCGTATTGTCAACTACTAATTATAAAAAAAGGCAGTTTAACCTGCCTTTTTATTTAATAGTTTCTTAATTCATTTGCCGTTTCTGGATCTTTTTCCATTTCTTGTTTAAGTGAATTTAATTGCTGTAATAAATTACGAATTTCTTCAACATCTGTTTGAGCCGGCGGAGGCGTAACTGGTGCAGCTGGCGGAGGTGTTCCCTGTGAAGCTGGCGGTGTTACTTGGTCTGCAGGTTTAGCACCTTGCCCTTTAGGCGGTTGATTATTTAACCCCCCTTGAATCTGATCAGTTCTGAGCGCATTACTGTCTGGTTGATCTTTTTCTTTTTTAGGATCTGGTTCAACTTTTGGAGTTACTGGTTCAACTTTTGGAGTTACTGGTTTAACTTTTGGAGTTACTGGTTCAACTTTAGCAGCAGTTAATTCGTCAAACTTAGATTGAAATGCTGGAGTCCAAATACCATCTTCAGGTATTCCTGCATTATATTTAAGATTCAAAAGATGTTGTAACGCTTGAATACTACCGTCTGGTTTTGGTTTTGTCTTTTCATCTTTGTTTGGTTTTTCATTATTAGTTGGCTTTTCATTATTGTCTGTCTTAACTTTTCCTGTAAGTGCATCAAAATAATCTTTAGCCAGCCATCCGCTGCCAACTAATCCAGCAGCACCTATTCCTTTGCCAAGTGTTTGTCCAGTTTTGTTTACTGCAACATCTTCAGGTGATGGAACATCCCATGTTTTATGAGCAGCAGTTACTTTACCACTTGGATCTTTAACTTTTGGAACTTTGATAGTTTTTCCAAGTGCTGATTGTTGTCCAAGACCTCTAATTAAGTTCCAAAATGGTCGATCAGCACCTTCAGACAAATATTCATTCTCAACTGTATTCATATGTTCTTGCAACAAAGATACAGGTGATTGAATTGGTTGTTCTTGATGATCAATTGCATCTAATTTTTGTCGTAAATTAGACATTGATTCCGCTATAGTAACTTGTTTCATTATTTTTGTGCTCCGTATTTTTGTAAGATATGTTGTCTAATTGCTTGTACTGTCTGCTCATTAAACTCACCATCTTCCGGAATTTGATCACCGTACTGTTGATTTATCGCAGATTGGAACATTTGAACTTCTTGAGATGCTTGTTCAAGGTTTGAAGGTTGTGCATCTGCGCCAATTTCTGGGGTTTCAACACCGTATCCGCCACGCAATGCTGCTTGTCCGCCGTATGCTGCTGCACCGGCTGCTATTCCTTTTCCTAATCCTAAAAACTTACCAGGTCCTACGATTGAACCAGCTACATTTCCGCCTGTGTATGCTCTGGGATAATTTTTATCAGCATTTTGAAAACGAGCTATTTCTGCAGGAACTTCATCTTTATACGATGTTCCTTTTACAAGTGATTTTACACCTGCGTTAATATCTGGACCTAATCCAAACGTTGCACCATTATACGCACCAAGTCCGGCTGCCTTAGCAGCTTCCCAATCAAAGTCTTCATTCATACTAAGTACAATTGATTCTGCTAATGACGGTACATTTGGAGTAATTTTATTTTTTGCTATATTGTTCATTGAATCTGATCCTAAACTTGGTGGCGGAGCCGGAGGAGCCGGAGGAGTTGAATAATTGTTAGGTGTATCTTGTCGACCATATACTGGTGCTTTATGAGCATCATAGTCTTGAAGAAAACTTAACGCCTCAGGCGGTAATTGAACTCCACGTTGTTGTAGATTAAGGATCTTATCTCTAATAGCTCTTTTTAATCTTACATATTCAGCTAGTCGATGCGTTCTTAAGTTTTGTTTCTCAGCTGCGGCTTGGCTTTGTGTAGTTAAATGAGCACCTGCAGCTTTATATACTCTATCATCATCAAACCAACCAGCTTGTGGTAGTTTAGCGTTTGGAGGAAGTAATCCGGCAGCTGAGAGTTTCTCAGCTGCTTCAAATGGTACTTCATCTTCATCATCGACATCAGTACTTCCATCGGCTTCGATGTAATTTCCTGTAACAGGATCCACTAGTCCTTCAAACCCATTTTGTTTAGCTAATTTTGCTATTATTGGATATCGTATACTATTGTCTTGTTCGTAGCCTGAGATATAGGCAACTAATGATGAAAGTGTTAAACCTTCAGATAACACGTCTAACTTGTTTAATAAATTTCTAAAATCCATTATCTTTTCCTTGACGTGGGGCACCAACTATTCTGTCATATTGGTGCATACTTAAAACTTTTCCAGTTGAACTTAACTTAATCAATCTTTCAGTAACATCGTGTAAGTCCATATCTGTTTGAGCATCTTCTCTTGCATACTCTAATAATCGAATTAGTAATGGTATATCCATTTTAACAATATCTGTTGGATTTTCTGTAGATTCAGTCGGTACAGCACTGTAACCAGGTATAGCATCTTCCATTACTTTAGCTGCAATCATTTGAGCATAACTTTTGAGTTCTGCTTTTTGAGCAAAAACTTGTTCTTCTTGTTCAGCAGATGCCTCAGCCATGTATTTTTTAAATAATGATGGCTTTGATGGTTTCTTTTCAATTGGTTCAGCATAGTGCTGCATTGCCATTTGTACAGGCAATGCAACTTTATGCGGATTTGAACCTTCTGTAATGATAGACATGAATTTCTTCATATCGTTAGTATTTTCTACAGGAACAGACTCTTTAACTGAGTCCATTGCTTGTAGAATCTTTTTCATATCCATTATTTAATAACTCGTTCAGTGATCATTTTTAAACGATCTAATTCAGTTGATTCTTTATATGCACCGTAACCCATTCCTTGATTTAAGCCTTGAGTATATTTTTGTAATTCTTCTGGATGTTGTGAATAGTACAATCTACGTGCTGCATAATCTTGTTCTTTAGCAGCATTATCTGCATCTTTTTGTGCCATTCTAGCATCAAATTGAGCTGAATGTTTATTGGCCATTTGATCAAAATTATCACTTTTGTTATCAAACCATTGTTGGGCACGTTCGTGATCTCGATCCATTTGTGCCCATTGTCTTTCATCAGCACCTGGTCCAAATAATCCTGGCATTCTTTGTTGCGCACGTTTCCAATCTGCATCTGAAATTGGTTTTCCACCTTGTGACATTGGCTCTTGTGACATTGGCTCAAATTGTGCGTTTTGTTTTTCTTGAGCGGCATATTCTTCAGGTGAAATATCATAACCCATGTCATCTTTGAATTCATTCAATCCGCTATTTCTCATAATTGCATTAATTTCTGCTGACTCAGTTTTAGATTTTTTAATAGCGTTATCTACTGCACCTCTATGTTCTTCTGGACCAGTTTCAAGTTTACCATCCTCGTCATAATCTTTGTCAGCTGTTTTTGCAGCTTTCTTTTCTTCTAAATAAGAAACAGATTCTTTAATATTTTTCCACATTGCAGCAGCGGCGATTTTTTTACCTTTTTCGCCGCCACCTGCTTTGGCTGCAACTTTATCAAAGTTTTTGCCTGGTTTACCGATGTCTTTGCCTGCTTTTGCGTCTTTAGCTACTTTTGATCTTTCTTTAGAGGTAAGATGACCGCCAGGTTTTTTTTTACCTTCGTAAAATGACTCATCAGTTTTTGTTTCTTTTTTAGCGTAAGGATTGCCAGTATCTTGACTGTTTACACTTGATTTAGGTTTTTCTTTTTTTTCACCTGAATCTTTTTTAGGTTCTGATTTAGAACTAGAATCTTTTTTTGGTTGTGTTTTTTTAGCAGGTTGTTTTGGTGCAGATGATTCTGCAGATTTACTTCCTGGACGTTTAGGCTGTTCTTTTTTGGTGATAATTTCATCATCCATTGCGTTGCCTTTTAAGTTTTCTTCATCATCTGGAATGCCGTTGTGGTTAGCATCAACTTTTGATTGAACAAAGTTACGTAAGATTCTATGTTTGTTTACTAATTTTTTAGTACTAGCTGGAAGTTGTTTCTCTACCATACCGGATCCACCACATTCTCCGCATGTATGCATAACACCTTCTTTAACTGCTTTTGGTTTTTCAAGTTTATCGGCTTGATCAATTTTAAGGGCTGCAAGTGTTTTTCTTGCTTCCATTAAAGCTTTTTTCATTTGTCTTTTTTCACTTTCTGAGTACATATCGCTTTTCTCTATCTTATCGCCGTATTCGCTGAACTTCATTTCGTATTCTAAATAATGATAAACTGAAGAAATATAATCTGCAGCTTTGGTAATTTTAGCTTGAACCCAAGATTCAAACTGATCATTATCTTCAATTTTCTTAAATAATTTAACACTGTATTTTGCCAACTTAAACAAGTCAGCTTTAACCATTGCACCTTCATCATCACTTTCGATGTTATGATCTTTATGATCAATTTCTTTATGTGAAATATCAACACTTGGTGCAGGTAAATCGAATTTAGGCAAATCTAGTTCAAGACCTGCAAATTCTGAAAGTTTTTTTCTATGTTTCATGATAAACTCCGTTATAGTATATTTAGCTTCTTTTAATGGTTCCACCGGTAAATAAGTCTCCGCCTTCCATTTGTGCGCCAAATAAATTACCTTTTTTTCCTTTTATATCTAAAGCATTAACTGCAGTACCGTCTTTCTTTTTTGGTTGTAGAGTTTTAGTTTGAATTACCTTTGTACCGCTCTTACCAGGTGATCCGCTGTATGCTTTCATTTTTCTATTTTTTCCAAGACTACCTACTGGATTTTCAACTGAACCAATATTTGCTGCAGTTGTATCACTTGCTGATTCAGCAAGTGGTAGTTTTGCATTGCATTGATCAAGATGAGTCTTTAATTCAGTATATAATATTTTAATATATCTTTTGTACACTTTTTGATACTGTGGTTTAGGGTTTTGTCTAAAGAACTGATAATAATGTTCTGTATTGTCGTCCTTAGACATACCAAGATGTCCAGTCTTTGATAATTCATTAAGAATGGCTTGCATATTTGCAGCATGACTTTTTAAATCACGATATTGACTTTTAGATTTTCTAATAATAGACACTGCAGAGTTATGTGCAAATGCTGGTATTTCTCTTTGATCAGCAAGATACAATTCAACTGTTCTTTTATCCATCGGACCGCTTGATACATTAGATTGTGTACCTTGTGCAGTTTCTCCACGCTTTGCTACATAAGATTTAGTTTCATGATTTTCAGGATCTTTTTTTATTTGAATTACATGAGTTAGCTCGTGTATTAAAACTGGAGTTAGTGAAGAAGCAATTGTTTCAGCTATGCTGTGACTGAAATTAGTTGGATCAAATGAATGAATAAATTCATTAAATTGCTCAATATCAGTAACCTGTACTTGTGGCATTTTAACATTTACAAATGGTAGCCCTTTAGTTAGCAACTTATTTGCAATTGATGTTACAAAATTCAATAACGGAGTTCTAATCAATTTGTAATTAAGAACAACCATTGGTATATTACCAAATAGTTCACCTGTGTTTTTCTCAGTTGCATACGCAGTTGCTTTCATTTCATCAAACTCTAATATTACCATTAGTTGCATTATATCACTGGTGTGTCTCCCAAATTCTGCAGATAGGTTTTCAGCAATGCGCCCAACAGCAGCTTCACATAACAAATAAGCAAACTCTTTATTAGTAATTACTGAATTATTTGATACGGTAATGCCTGCTGGTATTTTTTTAGTATTGGGATTGTTTGATTGAACTTGAGATCGGGTTGAAGTAATAGTAGTTCCATCAAATTGTATGTTATTTGATAAATCAACTTCGTTACCTGCATTATTATTGATTATAGATATAATTGCTGATTTTAATTGATCTGCATGTTGTGATAATGATATAGCTTCTGCTATAATTTCAGAGATTATCATAACTTATTACCCCACAATTCAAACCATGCAGGAGTACCAGGTTTGATGTTATTTTCACGCTGATACTTTCCACGCTCGTCGTTTATAAATGATTCTTGTTTTAGGTTAGCGCGGTATTCGTGTAGTCTTGCTTCAGCACCTAAACCACCTAGATAGCTTGCAATTTTTAATTCTTGTATTGGATCATCGGGCGCGAGAAAACAGTCATCAGGACTGTCTTGTATTATGTTTTCTGTTGTTATTCTATACTGTTTCACATTTTAAACCCCATATCTGTTTCGTTTTGCAGCAGCAACTGGGCTAATTTTATGAGTATCGGGCGATTCTGTTGATCTTTTAGATGATCCTACTGACTTTCTGCTAATGCCCATTTGTTTTGCTGCAGCATCGAGCATTTTATCATCTTCGTCTGAGAATGAGATTGTAACAAAATCACCACCTAATGATCCTTTATGAGTTACTGCTGCTTTGTTAGGAGCACTTGAGAGCATCACACCGTACTTGTAAGCACGATATGGGTCGTTATTGTTATTTAATGCAGGATATGCAGTTAAACCAGGAACTGCATCTCTTGCAGATTTATGTAGTTTATTCTCACGAATGATAACTTGCATCTCAGCAATGTCACGTTCTAGTTGTTCTATATCTTCTTTTGTAATTTTTTTCATATTCATTCCAATGTACAGTTTAATCCCTCCCGTGTGGCTTGAAATAAAGTTTTACCGTCTACAGTAATTTCTTCATCTACACCCGTTATTAGTTGGAAATTAATTTTGTCACCTAATTTAGCGTACTCTCTTGCTTGTGTGCTACTAACGTTTGTATCATTAGATCTGTCACCGCTACTGACAAACTTTAATACTACGTGTTCTCTACCATTTGGTCCTCGTACATAATCGGTTGTACGAGTTGGACCACTGTTCCAGTTATTTAATGCAGTTTCTAAACTATTATTACCTGGGCCTAACCTATCACTTCCTGCAATAAATGTCATGTGTCTATAGCCTTTATCGTATAGCCAACATGCAGCTTTCCATGGATCTGTTACAAAATCTGACACTATAAATTCAGCATATTCCGGATGAATTTTCTTAATAAACTCAGTCTTAATATCGTAATTTAATGGATCATGTTTTGGATCACATTTGTTACTAGCAAAAATATACGCATGATTCTTACCAAGATCTACAGTTTGTTGCATTACTTTTGTATGTCCAATAGTCGGCGGATTCATTCTACCAAAGCAAAAAACTGCCATTGGCATATTGCTTTTTGTTTCAATTTCTTCCGCTGGTATTTTGTATTTTGAAAAGTTAGCACGACTAAATTCTAACCGATTAATGATCTTTAATTTATCATTACCGGCTCCTATTACATAGCCTTCGTGACTTATAATACTATTTATAATAGGTTGAACGGCACTGTGCAGTTGTTGCTCGTCAATCTGTCGTTTAATATCTAATTTAAGATTAGATATAGCACTCCATATTGCCCATAATCCTATTATACCTCTTTGAATATCTGCATTAAAACTGCCATCTTTTCTACACAGTTTTTCTCGTACACTATGGGTAAATCGAGGCTGTGCAAATTCTAAAAACCGTTCAACAATATTAGTTTCCATATCACCAGAGTTTATCATTTTAGTAATAAATGGACTCATTGCTGCAATTATACATTTGCATTTAGCCGTAGTAATTTTAGCAATACAAGCGTCTACGTTGCTGGAATGCGTTGTTATTGCATCTTGTGCGCGTAAAAGTAATGTGTTGTTTACTGTTATATTTGGTTTATTAGGCATTTGAGTTGCAATAAATGTGATATCTTTGCAATTTGAAAATACATCAAACCCTGTAATAGGTTCGTCGGCTGCGTTTAGCCCTGGAAAGAATGTGTGTACAGCAATACCGCCTACACTATTAGAAATTGATTGTCCTAAGTCACTATTACAATCGACATGATATTCAACAGTGTTAGGTTTAAAGATAAATTGATTGTTAATACAAGTAGGAGTTCCTGTCCATAACAAATCACCCATATAATACGTGTCTGTTACTTTTGGAATAATATTTTCTAATGCAGGACGTAGAATATCTTCTTTAGCCCATAAGTCGCTACGTAATGAATTTCGAGAATTGTCATAATCTCGAATAGTTGTAAAGTCAAGTTTGCCAGCAGCGATTTGTTTAAACATGTGTTTATCAACAAATACTAAATTACCATTTGGATCTCGACCAAAAACTATTGCAGGAAAGCCATCCCATTTAATAGTTAATGTATCAGTGTTAAAAGAAAGACTACTTAGTTCATTAACTGCTCTCTGAGCTCCTTTAGATCCTTCTAAAATAATTAGATCTTCAGGGTGTGCAATTCCTGCCATAATATACCTCTTATAAAAAAATTAATCGTAAGTGCCGTCTTTTATATTATCAGACACGTCCTTAAACAACTGCTTACATACTTTCTTACAAATCTTAATATCTATATCATCTGGTAATTCACGTATTGGATAATCCGTTAGATAACATTTATATGCTTTTTCTATTGTAGGTTTAAACATTTTAAAACTAACATCTTTACCATCTTTTATTTTATCTTTGCATTTAAGAATAGTAGGATGCAAGTGTCGACGATAAACTTCGTCATTATTATGTAAATAGTGGAGAAGATCATCGACTAAGTCAAAATCTATTTCACTACCTTTTTCAGTTTGTTTTGTAAATTGCTCACTTTTAAAGTGTGCATTTTCAAGTAATTCGTTAATACGCATGATAAATCCCGTGTTATTAGTATATTTATACTAATTAAGAATCCTATCGATTGATAACTTAATATTGCCTAAATGTAATTTAACAAATAAAAGAGTGTGTTCTCCTTTAACATATAATTGTGAGCCAGCATCATATCTATTTGGTTTTACAGATAACAACCGTTCAGTTTTTGGTTGAAGTTTAATTTTGTCATTGTTGTTAGACCATTCTATAAACTCAGGATTAAGATTAGCTACTCCACCGAGCGTAACTCTAAAATCATATGGAGTATTTGGCATGTATACCATTCCTCGTTCTAATCCATCTGGTGGAATACCAATTGAATCAACAAACCTTGGTATTAAATCTCGAATAGCAGTAATATCATTGTAATTGTTAGTATAGATAATTAACGTTGGTAAATTAACTCTTGTTGCAAAGTTTTCCATATTCATTATATGTTCATATAGAAGAGTAGTTGCGTTATAATGATCTGGATAACGAATACTATCTATTTTAGAAACCATCTTAAGTCGTTTAGCATATTTAGACTTGTCATGTCCTTTAAAGATATCGCCATTGGCGAGAGTCAATACGATATTGTATTGAAACTCGCCTTTGTACAATTTCTTAACAGTGGTAAACTTAATTGTCATACTGCTTGATTAACTGCCCGTACATGATCAAGTGTTAGTACTGGCCCTTTAGTAATTACTTTAGGTTTTGCTGTTAATGAAATCTTGTCATCAACAACACTAATTGTTAACCAACCGCCGTTTTTAAGATCACCAAACAACATCATTTTAGCAAGATCGCGCTTGATCTCTTTATCAATTACACGATGTAGCGGTCTAGCACCCATCTTAGGATCAAAGCCTTTTTCTAACAACCAATTAGTTGCAGTTTTGTCAACTTTAATACGTACACCTTTGTCTTTAACTTGTTCACGAACTTCATCCATAAACTTGTTAATAACTTTAACCATTGAATCTTTACCTAATTTGCTAAAGGTAATAATACCGTCAAGTCTGTTACGGAACTCAGGAGTTAAAAACTTCTTAAGTTCTGCATCTGAATAGTCTTTTTCTTGAGTACCAAAGCCAATTTGATTCTTTTCTGCAGCTTGAGCACCAGCATTAGTGGTTAGAATTAGTACAATATGTCGACAATCTGCTTGTCTGCCGTTTGAACCTGTAATAAAACCATTGTCCATCATTTGCAATAGTACAGTTGATACATCCGGATGTGACTTTTCAATCTCATCAAACAGCAATACTGCGTTAGGATTTTCTTGAATTTGTGTGATCAATAACCCTGCACTGTCTTCAAAGCCAACATAACCCGGAGGACTACCAATTAATTTACTAATACTATGCTTTTCTTGATACTCAGACATATCAAAACGTAACAATTTAGTACTCAAGTGTTTAGCAAGTGCCTTAGCAGTTTCAGTTTTACCGCAACCTGTAGGCCCCATAAACACAAAACTACCAATTGGTTTATTTTCAGGTTTTAAACCTGCTTGTGCAACCATGATCTTATCAACAATTTCAGTAATTGCAGTGTCTTGGCCAAATACTTCTGTTTCAAGGGATTCTTGTAATGTGGCAATAGCACCGGTTTCAGTTTGCATAATTTGTTCAATAGGCATATTGATCATTTTTGCTAATTCAAACTGAATTTCAGGCTCAGATACGATTCTGTGTTCAGCAAGTTTTAAGTTAAATCGCGAACATGCACAGTCAATTAAGTCAATAGCTTTGTCAGGTAGCTTTTTATCCGCTTGATATTTAACAGATAATTTAATTGCAGCCTGTAATGCATCGTCTTTGATTTTAAGTTTATGATGTCCTTCGTAGTATTTCTTAATACCTTTAAGAATCTGCAAAGTCATTTCTTGTGTAGGTTCATCAACAGTAATACGTTGGAATCTACGCATCAATGCACGATCTTTCTCAAAATGCTTACGATATTCATCCCATGTAGTTGACGCAATAACTTTGATGTTACCTTTACTAAGTGCAGGTTTCATCATATTAGCCAAGTCATTAGATGAATTACCTGAAGCACCTGCACCACTAATCATGTGTGCTTCGTCGATAAACAATACGCATTTGCCTAATTTTTGTAGTGCTTTGATTACTTGTTTAAAGCGTTCTTCAAAGTCGCCTCTGTACTTAGATCCTGCTAACATTGCAGCAATATCAAGATTGTACACTGTATAATCTAATAAGAAATCTGGCACTGCTTCGTTGACAATATTATAAGCAAGCCCTTCAGCAATTGCAGTTTTACCTACACCTGGATCACCTACCATAATAATATTATTTTTACTACGACGACCTAATGCTAGTGCAATATGCTCTAACTCGTCTTCTCTACCAATAACAGGATCAATCTTTTTATTCTTAACTTCTTCATTTAAGTTAGTAGTATAAGATTGCAACGCCTTGTTAGTTGATTGATTTTTATTATCACCTACGTCATCGCCCATGTCAGTTGAATTCTGCATGTATTCGTTGAACTTTTCTTTAGTGATATTTACTTGTGATATATAGTAAAATGCCCATGTGCGCTTTTCACCTAACATTGCTAAGAAAAAGTTAGATGGTTCTATTTTTTGCCCACCATTAAACAATACCTGTGTAAATGATCTATTCAACACACGTTCAACTGCTTGTGTTTTTTTAGGTTTAACAACAACGTCAACTGTAGTAATTTCTTGACATTTAGTTTGTAAATGATTAAGTAATAAATTTTTCAAATAGTTTACGTCTGCCCCAACTCCTTGTAAAGCATTAGTAAATGAACTATCTTCCATAAGCATCGAGCATAGAACATGTTCTAATGTTACATACTCATGGTGCATATTTTTTGCAGAGATAATAGCTTTGTCAAAAATCTCTTGTAATTTTTCGCTTGGTTCAACCATTATTAGATCCTTGTGTAGTAGTTAATAAAGCAATATTATAAAGTATTTTAATTATAAAGTCAAATAATTTGACTGTTTATTTGTTGCAATTGTGCCACCAATTCTGGTTTGGTAACTGCAGGGGTTTTTATTTTTACAACAGTAACAAATCTTCCAATCTGTCTATTGTGTAAATTAGTAAACCCGCCGTGCGCTTTTGCATATTCTGTACCAGGTTGTACTCCTGGTTTAATAGTAATGTTATGTTTTTCACCTATTAAGTTGGTAACTTCTTTAACACAACCAATCATTGCTTCAATTGGTGAAATTTCAATTGAAGTAAATATGTCATTACCTTCGCGTCTAAAATTAGGATCAGGTATTACATTTATAGTTACATTTAAATTACCACGTGGAACACCCGGCTGTGAGTTATCTCCTAAGCCGTCATATCTAATAGTATCTCCGTTATCAATACCTGCAGGTACGTTAATTACAACATGCTGTGGTTCTCCGCTAGGCAAGTTAATATTAGCATCTATTTGTTTTCCTTTAAATGTATCTGCTAATGTGACTTGAATTTGTAAATTTAAATCTCGGTTACGGCGACCTTGTTGGAATCCATGTGCAAAGTGTTGTCCAAAAATATCATGCATATTAAACTGGAAGCCTCCACCGAAACTGTTACTAAATGGTCCTCCTCCACCAAATCCACCAAATCCACCAAATGGATTTCCATTTTGTTGCATATCATATTCTTGGCGTTTTTGTGGATCACTTAATGTATCATATGCTACTGAAATATCTTTAAATGTAGCTTGGTCTCCACCTTTGTCGGGATGATGTTTATTTGCTAATGAACGATATGCTTTTTTAATATCGTCTTGTGATGCATCTTTTGATACACCTAATTTTGAATAAAAGTCTGTCATGATTAATCTCTCATAATAAAAGGTCAGTTAGTATAGTAATTATACTATACTAGAACTGACCTGTCAAGATTTTGATTACTTACGTTTTTTAACTACTTTTTTTGGTGCAGGTTTAGCTGCTGGTTTTACAACTGGTTTTTTAGGTGGAACTTTTTTACCTTCAAACTTCTTGTGAACTTTGATAGTTTTACATTGTTTCTTACCTTTTACAGTTTTGCAAACTTCTTTAGTAGTTGGACCAACGTGTCCTTCTTCATGATTAGCATACGCAACTGGAGCTGCTAACATGCCAATAATAATTAATGATAATAGTTTTTTCATATTATTTCCTTTTATGATTTTGGAATTGGTTTAGCTGCAGGGCGTTTTCTTGCCACTTTAGGAGCTTCTTGTACAACAGGTTCTGGAGCTGGCTCTGGAATAACAACTGGTTCTGGTGCTATCACAGGAGCTGGTGCAGGCGCTGCTGGTGGAACATATACCGGTGCAGGAGCTGGTGCTGCTGGCGGTGGTGTAAAGCTGCTAAAGTCAGGTAAACTCGGACCTGCAATTTTTTCTTGTGTACGACCGTGTGCTGAGATACCTAATACAACACCCATTGCAATGTGATAAAGACCGCCACCTTGTAATGTTAGTGGTTGCCACATATCTAAGTTTTGGCCTGGGTTATAGTATTGTAATATATTGTATAAGATTGGTCCTAAAACGAAGTCAAACAAACATGTAACCATGTATGTCATTGCCATCATTGGGCGCCAGTATCTTGTCATAAAATCCTCTTTATTTTGTTCTTCCATGTACGTTCCTTGTATTTAAATCGCTTTTGCTGCGGTTGATGCAATTGTGATTGCAATTTCTATAATTTTATTCAATTCTGCTTGTGCGTTAAGTGCTGCAGCATCTTCTATGATAATCCCTGTCGTAGAAATGTCTGATAATAATTCTTCATATTCTGAAGCACTAAGTTTTCCATTTTGATAATTGTTAGTTAGATCTTTAAGTTCTGTAGCTGCAGCCTCTAATGCATGACTTTTAACTGCATCAAATCCACTTAAACTATTTAAAATGTCTTGTGTATTCATCTTGGTTTACCTCCTATAGTTTGGGCAATTGTAGTTGCCGCTGTTGTTAAAATATCCATTTTTTGTTTACAATAAGCTTCACTTATCTTTTCTGTTTTATGATATCGAACATGTAACGGTTGTGTTAAGTCCATTAGTGATTCTGATAATTTTATAGTAGCTTTATTTTCTGGTATGAATTCAGCATAGTTTTTAAATTCAATACTTTTTAAATATATACGATCTACAATAGGAACCATTTGTTGTTGGTTGCTGCAGAACTCGGAGCTTATTTGAGATAAGCTACGGATATCGTTAATTAGTTGATATTCATTTTGATCAAACTTAGCCATAAAATATGCATCCATTGCAGCGCAACCAGATAGCATACTAAGTATAATAATTGCTAATACTTTTTTCATTTTACGTCCTCATATATTTTCTTTTGTTGCGTGTACCAATCTTGCCAAGCAAGATATCGTTCTCGTAGTTCATAGTAAGAACCGTAATTCTCACTAGCATTTTCTAATATATCACTTAGTTCCGGGTTAGTTTGAGATAATGTCTTTAACGTCGGTGCCGACTCCATCAAGGATGGAGGTACCTTTGGGAAGCTCATTGTTAACGGCACTGTTGTAGAGCACCCTTGCAACATCAGGAACAGTACACTCGGCATTGATAATTTCTTTGTGTTCTTGAATAATCTTTTTTGTTGCATATACTTTTTCCTTGATAACTTTTACTTTTTCTACTACACGAGTTTCAATTTGAACATTAACTTCTTTAGATTGTTGTTCAGCTATTTCTATTTTTTGTTCAAGTTCTGCTACACGATTACGCCATTCCATTTCAACACCGTAACCACCTTTAAAGTAAACACCGGCAACTAATAAGATTGTTGACAGTATATTTAACAATAACTGATATTGGTTAAGGAATGGTATGTACTTAATAAAAAATCCTGCTATAGTACCAATAGCACCTAATAGCAGGACTGTATTAACTACCCAAAGTAAATATGCATCAGGGAGGAAATGTAAGAAAAACATTATGCACTCAATACTTTGATTGCGTTAGCATAGTGGTGTTTTCTGTCTTCTAACCCAATAGTTCCGCCATTAATTCTTTTTGTTAAAGTAACAATGTCACCTTTGTCTGCCCATTGATTTAAATTATTAGTTTCCCAGAACCAGCAAGCACTTTGTACTGCACCTTCAAATGTTTCTAAATATTCAATTGTTTCATCGATATCCATTTCTAAGCTTTCTGCAAAACGAGTATAGTTGTCTTTACCGGTTAATTGGATAAGCCCACGCCCACAGAATTTAAATCCGTCACCAGTTGATTCATCGCCATTCCCCATACGACCGCCATACACTTTGCTTGCAATTTTTTGTGGATTTCCAGCATATGATTCTGCTAATGCATCGGTTGGGAAATATTTAGGGAATACTTTTCTCAATGTTGCTGCACGATAGTTTAAGTTTTCTTTCAATGCAGTGTAGTTTCCACTTTCGTGAGCAGTTTGAGCTAAAAATGCAGCAACTCGTTCTTTGCTCCAGATATCGTATTCTGGTAAGATTGAGCTTAATGCATCATACCATTCTGCGATGTAAGGGTTGCCTGGTATAATTTTTGCTAAGTGTTCTTGTGTAAATGTAAATGCCATTATTTTTTCTCCAATGCTACAGCCCATCCGCTGTTTTCAAATATAAATGTATTACCAACTTTGGTAATATTGTAGTTTCCAATTCTTTTTGTAAAGTACATTACTTCTGCAATAGCACTTCCTTCTATTATAATTGGACCTTGTATAGAATTATATACTTCAGATTTAGGTCCACTTGTAATAATATCAAAAGTTATAGTATCACTGTACGGTGTTTTAAATCTAAGTGACTCGTTAACAATATCAACTTCTGAAAAACTTTCTTTAAAGAAGGTACTAAAATTATCTAAACCGTGTTGTTTAGTTTTTTCTTCGTATGCTGCAGTGTCAGTAGGTATTGCTGATTTTAAATTTCTTAAAGTTGCGTCTTTGCTCTTAAAATTTTTAAAATATCGAAATCTCATATCAGACATTCCAGTTAATAATTCTATACCGTTTAGTAATTCAAGAATGTTTGCCGGAGCTCTACTATTTCTTTCTAATTCAACAAAAACTTTATAAGTTCCATCTTCTGTTTCGCCAGGACTAACATCTGCATCAAGTACAAAGTCATATCCCATTTCAACAAAGTTTTCTAAATCGTTTGCAGGATCTTCATGATCAACTGTAAATGAGAGTACAATTACATCTTTGTCATTTCCGATTTTACTTTGGTAACAATCAATTTCAAAAACTTTTTTTACTAATTCTCGAAGATCTTTTGCGTGTAAACTTTCATTGATACTCATAATTTACATCGGCATAGAAGCCGACCCTCCTGGCATTCCACCGCCCATTGGTGGCATTCCGCCACCTGGAGGAGGCATTCCACCACCTAACCCTGGCATAGGAGGTGTTGCTGCACCTGGTGCACCAGGTGCACCAGGAACTGGTGTTCCTTGACCTGGTATTGAATTTGGATCTATGTTTTCATTTTTTAATTTAGCCATGTAACCATGGTACATATCAAATGCTAATTTTTTTGGCATTTGAATTTCTACAATCCAAATTGGATGTCTATCTAATTTACCTTTTTTAGTGTTAGGTCTGATATCTTCTTGTGTTTTAATTGGACGTGGTTCGATGAGATGCGATTTTTGATATTTAACTTTGCATTTTAAATCTACTAATCGTTTTCCACCGTCAGGATTTGGCATGCTTTCTCTCGGCCACATAAAACCAGCTGTAATATAATGGCGATCAACTTTTGGACCATAGGCCAATTCACCATTTTCCCAGTTTTCATATACATATAGATCTAATTCATCGAGAACTCGTTCAAAGTCTTTTAGTATTGCTAAATTTGAATTATTTTCATATAGATCTTGTATGTTTTTAATAATGTCTAATACATCATGATGCATAATAATATCCTAAAATGTTTATACTTATTTATCTTGGTTCGAAATCATACAGTATTTCTTTGTATTTGGCGAAATGCCAGTAAATATATGTGTAGCGACCATGTCGCTGTGGTTGTTACTATTCTAACATAACTAGGAGTTACCTATATGGGACACAAACGAGTACAAAAACGTTTTACATCACACGTCAACATAGTAGAATTTCAACAACCAAAACAAATTAAACCTAAACGCTACAGTGTATCTTTAAATCCTCGCAACCAAAGTCAAAAAGAGTATGTTGCGATGTTACAAGATGAATCTACTAGTATTGTTTTTGCAATTGGTCCGGCTGGAACAGGGAAAACGATGTTAGCTGTGCAACAAGGTATTAAATTGTTTCAAGAGGGAGTTATAGATAAAATTATTGTGACGAGACCGGCAGTGTCGGTAGATGAAGAATTGGGATTCTTACCAGGAACTTTAAATGAAAAGATGGCTCCTTGGACAAGACCTATTTTTGATGTATTCGGAGAGTATTACCATCAGACAGATATTGCAAAGTTTTTGGCTGAAGGTGAGATTGAGATTAGCCCACTAAGCTATATGAGAGGTAGGACATTTAAGAATGCTTATATCATTTTTGATGAGGCGCAGAATACAACGCCAAATCAAATGAAAATGGCTCTTACCCGCTTAGGAGAAAATTCGAGAATGGTTGTAACAGGGGATTTAGCACAAGCTGATCGCTTGCATGACAATGGATTATTAGAATTTATTGATAGATTAGACAATAATAAGACAGCGTTAAGCCATATTGATGTTGCGTATTTTACGCATAAAGATATTGAACGTCATAGTGCAGTTAAGGAGGTATTAGCACTCTACGGGGAAAGTTAGAAGTTTAAAAATAGAACTAGCAGCTGACTAATCAGCTGCTATGTTTTAGCATAAAAAGAAAAAACTTTTGTTCATCAAATACCTTGTAACTTTCAATTTTACGATTGTTAAAATCAAAGTACACTTCGACACCATAGGTTTCTTTAAGCCAATTCCAAAAGATGTTTGGAAATCCTAGCTCTTTCCATTCTATAGTTGCTTTATTATGAGCATCCTGTAATATATCAAGATCAATTGTCATAGTTTTTCAACAGTTATACCACATTTTTCTAAAAACTCAAGTCCAGCAGTACTACGATAAGTTTCTGTATAGAACACTTTAATAATGCCGGACTGATATATCCCTTTAGCACACTCTATACACGGAGCATGTGTAATAAACATAAAAGCACCTTTACCTGATTCAGTCGAACTAGCTAATTTCATTAGCGCATTCATTTCTGCATGGATGACTTCTGGTTTGGTTTTAAGATATGAACCACCATCTTGGATAATATCCATTTCTACTTCGCAAACATTATTCCAACCGGTAGGTGTACCGTTGTAGCCAAGACTAATAATACGATCATCTTTAACTACAACCGCACCAACTTTAAGCTTAACTGCGGAACTAAGTTCCGCAAATGTATAAGCCGTTTTCATAAAAGCTTGTTTAAACTTAGCTTTCATTACTTAATGCCAATCATCGGTAATGAGCTGTTAGGAACCATAGTAGTAGGCAATTCACCGTTCCATTTTTCAATAGCATTAAGTTCTGCTACGCCTGGGTTGTTTTTAACAGCTTCACCTTTTAAGTGAATGGCTTTAGCTTCAGCTTCTGCTACTAATAACCTTGCATTAGCTTCACCTTCTGCCTGTGCAACCGCAATAGCAGCCTGTGCTTTAGCAGTTTCAACTTGGTTTTGTCTTGTAATTGCCTGTTGCGATGCATTAATCTTTTCATTTATTGCAGTAGTAACAGTGTCTGGTAATCTAATATCGCCGACCCAAGAAAGATGATCTAAAATAATACCGTATTGTTCAATCTCACCACGAACACGCTTTTCAGCAGCTTTGATTAAATCACTTTTGCCTTCGCCGTAGACTGTTTCAATTGACTTAGTCGATGATTCAGTATTGATTGCATCGCGCACTAGGTTTCTTAAGTAAACATCTGTAATTTCAGTAATACCTTTACGATACTTTTGGAATAAAACTGGAATTTTATCCTCTTGTAGCGTATATGTGATACCAATATCAGCATTTACACTTAAACCTTCTTTAGTTTGGAAGGTAATTGATTCGTCTTCTGCACGTCCTTCGGTATGTGATTTAGTCCAAGTGTAGTTCTGCATAAAGGTTGGAAACGTGTATAACTCTTCGTTTACACCAATCCAGTATCGTCCTGGTCCTAATTGTTCAGTATCAACACCTTTGTCGCCACCAAGTAAATGAACTTTAACACCAACTGTACCTACTTCAACTTTTGAACAACCTACGAGTGCAGTGGCAATTGCAGCAACTAAAAGTAATTTTTTCATTATTTTTTCTCCTCAAAAAGTTTTTCAATTTTGACATTTGCATCTTTAAGTAATGCGTAAAGTACAATTGGATCAATGACTAGTGCAATAAACCAACCTAGTGTAAAAATATACCAGTCGTTTGATGACATACAGTATGGTAACACAAATATAAATTGGAGTGTAAAAAACACTAACACTCCAAGTAGTTTAAAATATGACAGCATAAATGCTCCTGTTTATAAAAATAAAAGTATATTATACACTATATTATAATAAATGCAAATTATAAATTACCTAACCGTATTAAAGTGGCTGCAAGGTTTATTTCAACATCACTAACTAGTGTATGGTCTACTAACCCTTGTTTAATAATAAGGATTGCTTTATCTTGTTTTGACTCGTCGTCACCAAATAATTGAATATTATCATATAACCATCTGTAGATGTCTTCCATTTCTTCTGGTCTTGCTTGCGAGCACACTAGTTTACGTGCATCAGATATCTTTCCTGCTTTAAAAAGTTCAACCATTTGAAGTTTATAATCAGTATCAGATGCACTGCCTTGTGTTGCAGCAACTAATTTACCATCTATACAGCTCATTTGTAATGTGTTGATACATTTTCTTAAATCAGGATAAGTTGCTGTTACAAAAGTATCAAGAGTATCTAAATCAAATTCAATATTTTCTTCTACTAAAATAGTTGCTACCCTTGCTGTAAATTCTACAATATCAATTTTTTCAATATGGAAACCTTGACAACGTGAGTGAATTGCAGGAATAATTTTATTTGGGTAGTTACAAGTAAGAATAAATCTTGCAGTTTCGTGATATTCTTCCATAACTCCACGTAAACTTGCTTGTGCTGGAGGAGTTAAGTAATCTGCTTCGTCTAATAATACAATTTTAAATTGTCCAAATGGAATCATTTGCACGAACGACGTAATTCGATCACGCATTGTATCAATACCGCGTTCTCTTGATGCGTTTATTTCTAAAATGTCCAATGGATCGATGTCTAATTCGTTGAATAGTATTTTTGCAAGAGTAGTTTTACCAATACCTGCAGCGCCACTGAATAAAAGATGTGGAATAGTTTTTTGGGCAACCCATGATTCAATTTTATTCTTTTGATCTTCGTCTTTAAAAACATAGCCATTAAGAGTTTTTGGTCGATATGATTCAACCCATAGAGCTTTTGTTGCCATTGTGTTACCTTTATTAGTTAAAAAAATATATTATACAGTGAACGACACAACTTGTCAAGTGTCGTGTCGTTCAGTATTATTAGTACATTGGTTGACTAAAGTCAAACGTTTGTTCTGTGGAAGGATTTGATAGTCCAATATTAACATCGGACGGCAAATGATTAGAAACTGCTAAAATTGCCTTATTGTCAACTCGTCTAACGGTGACAATATCACCGTTTTCTTTTTTAACTTTAACGCCGCGTGTCCAACGACCGTGTTCAATTAAAATCCAGTCACCAACGCTTACATCTTGTTGTTCTGGACCAATTTTATATACTTGACCCCATCTTGGTCTAATACCTTCGGATGTTCCGTCGTCACTTTTAATAATAATACCACCTGCTGATACTTGTTCTTCAAAGTTCATATCAGTAATTAATACATTATCGTGTATAGTTTCTAATGTTTCTGTTATTATCATGCTTTACCTTTGTGTTTCTCTTTTAAACCATTTTGCAAATCTTCTGTTTTTACAAGTTCAGTTGATGTTGATACAAATGGAACAGGAGTAGATTGTGTTACCGGAGTAGTAATTGGGGCTAACACATGTGGTTTAGGTTTAACCATTGGTTCTGGAATTCTGTGTGATTGTACAGGAGTCCCAGATGACGGAATATCATCTGTATGAGTAGCTCGAATGATCTGTCCATTTGGACCAATTTCGTCGCCTCTTGCATTAATTTTAACATTGCTAACAGCAGGTGTTAATTCATGTTGAGCTGCTAATTTAGCCATGTCGACATATTTGCCTCTTGCTGATCGATATAAATTTTGTGTCATATATAATCTCCTTTAGTTTTATATTTATCTTAAAAAATCATGCCAATCTAAATTATATTTGATGCTATCAATTTTATGCACACCTAGCAAATATAAAACAAAACTTGAAACGCTTGAGCCTCTCCCAACTCCCCAGACAACATTATTTTCTAAACAAGTATCTATAAAGAATTTAAGCCATTGAAGAAGGTGCATCATATTTCTATTCTTAAATTCAGTTAGTTCTTCGTGTACACGGGTAGTTTCAATAGTTGAGTTACATTTAGCTATGCAATAAGATTCTACATCAAAATTATAGTAATAATCAGGCATAAACCATTCATTTTGATTTAACATGTCATATTCTTCAATTGACAATGAGTTTACAGATTCATCAAATTGATGAATTTCAATTTCTGATACGGTTGATAATTGTGAAATTTCGTAACATTTTTCGGTTACAATAGTAGTTAATGGGATTTGATGCCCTGCGTACAAGGCATCAAATATGTCTTTTTTATTAAAAATTGGATTTGAAAATTTGTCTGTTCTCATAATGTATTTTAACTTACATTAATGAGTTTGTCAAGTCCTTTATTGCGAGATTCAACGGCTAAATCCCATTCTGCTTTTCTTCTTTGTCTTAATTCTTCAGTGTACACATCTAATATGTTTATTATCTGTGATTGTACACTTGGGTTAGAAGTTAAGAAATACTTTTTATTTAAATCATTTATTTTTGATTCAATTTCATTTGTTTTGAGTTCAGCCAAGTTTGTTACTAATGGATGCATAAATTACCTTATGGTTTTACATATTTTCCAAGATATCGCATAAACACTGTAACCCCGTGATCATTTGACCAGGCTTCTAATACAACGTAAGATTCTTTACTTACATGCAATGTAGTTGGGAAACTAATGTCTTTAATTACGTACCCGTTATTTTGTGTTGTGAACACAGTAACATCAACACCTGCTGCAATAGTAGGAACAGTAGTTAAATGAACACGCACTGATGCATATTGTCCTGTAGCAGGCCAATTAACAAATGCTAATGTAGTATCAGAGTTAATAGTTAATGTTAATTGTTGTGATATTCCTGAATCTAAGTTTACAGTTGCAACGTTTGATGCAATTGATCCAGTGTAGCTTGTACCGTATAATTTGTTAAAATTTCCATTTACAATTGAACTACCATTGATATCATTTTCAACTGGGTCTTCGTTGCTATCTAATGTACTTTTTAATACTGCTCGATTTTCAAATAATTGAAGTTCGATTTTTGCTTGATCTAAAGCTGTTTTGATTCTTAAGAAATTATCACGAAACCCTTGGCTATCGTTATCAACACCTGCGATTGGATAATTAGTAAGAATTGTGTTAGTTATAATACTGCTCATATGTTGTTCCTGTTATTAGTGAATATAATGTATTTATCAGCATATTTGTTTGAAGATCGAATAATAATTCTATCTATCAAATAATCTAATAAATTAAATTTAAAATTACTGTGTTTGATATTAAGTAAAACTTGATCTGCAGATCCAACTTTACAATAACACAATGGAACTGCTAAAGTATATCCAAGTTCTGTCCGTGTGTTTGGTTGAATTGATCTCATCCACAGGGGTAATAATTCATTGTCTGTCGTACTAATTAGACTTAAACTCTGTTGCCATCTTGTTACACTACTTGGATAATACGTGTTGTTATTGACAATAGTATTTCGTGATAAATGATTTACTAATGAATCAATTGGATCGATCATGTGAATATAAATTACCTCATATACTGCTGTATGTGTACCAGGTATCAATGCTACAGCTTTCTTTACTTCACCAAATCGAAATCTTTTATTTTTATAATTAGTCTGCATTTGATTAATATAATCTGATACATCGGCTTCTTGTATACCTGCATAAATTAACATTGATAAATCTGTTTGCACACCAAATGCACGATCGTATGGACGATATATTAAATTTGGTTCAAAAATCGATTGGTTTGTAATAAAGCCATCCCACAATATTCTATCATTAAGATCCATAAATGGTTTAACTACTACATTATCAAAGTTTGAGTGTGTAGGTGTTTTTATAGTTATTGAGAAGGTACGTTCAGTTGCGCTGTAATAAAACTGATCACGTGCTTCAACTGTAAATTTAAATTGCCGATCAATTGTAGTTTCACCGCCATCATATATTGTATCAGTGTCTAATCGATAATCAAATGTAGTCAATCCCTTACGACTAAATTGTTTATCAAATGTAGTAGTAGGTGATTGATCAAATGTAGTAAGCCCGTCATCCATCGCCGGAATTGAAATTACTGTTGTGAATTTAGTAATACCGTTAATGTTAAAGGTAGTTTCTCCATTATCAAAACTAATTAAAGTCGTCTTTACATCAAAATAGGTATCATCACTATCAAATCTTAAATTACTTGATAATAATGGAACTACTCCCATTATTTCACCGTCATATGACATAGTTAGCCCTGGCGGTAATGAACCAGCAACTACTGAATGAATTACTACAGCATCTTCAATTGTACTTGTTGCCTGTACACTAAACATCGATGGATAATCAGTTCGTATTTGTCCTAAATCGTTAGATCCAGCCCAAGTAATAACACTGTCTATTTCACCGATAAGTTTAACAGTAAAGGTTCTCGAAGAACTATTAGTTTCAGTTTTATTCTCATCTCCGTGGGTTGATGCTGTTACTGTAAATGAGTAGGTAGTTGTAATAGCAGGCTGGTATGGAACATAACCATATATTTCACCAGTGATAACATCAAATGACAATCCAGTAGGTAATTTTGTAATATCATCAATTGAATAGTAAACTATACCAACGCTATAAACATCTAAAACTATAGTAACATAATTATTAGCTCGATATGTTCCTAAGTCACTTGGAGTAATCCATACTGGAGCTTGTAGATATGTTACATCAGCTGTAAACAACCCAACATTTGAAATTAATTCGTCAGCATCTGCTCTAAAATAATCTTCGTTAACTACATATATTTCAAATTTACGTTTTGGAGTTAATATTCCATCTGTAACAGAAACAATAAATTCAAATTTACGATTAATAGATTTAACTTTTCGTACAGCAAGATAATCGTACACTGCATAATCAAATGGAATAGTATCATAACCGTTTTGTTTTGGAGGAATAGCAAAGTCAAATGGGCCTACATCGTAATAACCGTTGTCATATGATCCAGATCCGCTTGCTGGTGTGATTGCAGTTACTTCGTTAACAACACCAACAATTCTACCATCAGGTGTTAGTGTAAGACCTGATGGTAATTCTCCATCACCTCGATTAATGAAAAAAGATATTTCTTGTCCTGCAGATAAATCGTAATCAATTGCATTGAGTTGATAATTTACAACCGAATTATCAATTACAAATAATTGTTTTGCAGGACCAATATCAAGTAATCCAGCATTAGTTAGAATAATTGGAGCATCTGGCCCAACAACTGTTACTTCAAATGTTCTGTCAGCAATTAAATTATTGTATTTTGCACGAATACAAAAGTTATAGATTGTATCATCTGTTACTTCAACTGGTGCTCCGATTAGTCGATTTCCTTGTAATTTTAGGCCGCGAGGCAACGACCCAGTTATAATTGAATACGATACATTCAAATCGTCAGTTACTGGTAATTTTATATCAACATCAATTCCCTCGGCGAGGGTTTCAAGGTTAATTTTATTTAAGGTGGAATTTTGTGTCCAAACATTAAGTGCCATATTTGTTCTCGTTTTTAGTATTTATCCTTTAATTTACTTAATGCAGACTCCCATAATAACCGTACTAAATACAGTATCATATAGGAATATTGATGACAAATAATAAAAATACACAACTTTCGGAGAAGATTTTACAATTAGAAAAAGTTTACGTACAAAGAAAGTGGTGGTTGTATGCTAGCTCTCTTGTCTACACTATACTAATAGTTGTAATTTTTAGTTGGGATTATTTAGTAAATAATGTGAGTAACAGATTATGGTGGGTTGGGATATCACTAGCGTTATTAGTTAGTATAAATTGGTGGTATTGGACTATGAGATCATTAGCTTCATTAATTCAAAGCATCTATGTTGAATATGGAATTTTAGATGAATTGCGTGTTGAAATTGACGAAATAAAAAGAATAATAAAATGAAAGTAAAAGAAATCACACAATTAGATGAAAAAGCAGTAAGTAAAGCCCAACAAAGATTTATGGGTATGGTTCATGCTGCTCATAAAAGTGGAAAAGCTGCCAGTCCTGAAGTTGCAAAAGTAGCCAAAGGAATGAGTAAAAAAGCTGCTAAAGATTTTGCCAGTACAAAACATAAAGGTTTGCCTAATAAAAAGACAAAAAAGAAAAAGAAAGATTGACTTATTGATTAAATGATCGTATAATATGTTTTTTTAAATAAAGAGATATTATATGAAATGGCAAATAGATAAAGAGTTCCATTTTGAAATGGGGCATAGAGTATGGGCACAAAAATTAGAACATGCTGAGTTAAGTATTACAACTGATTGTGCGTGTAAACATTTACACGGGCATAGTTATGCAATTAAAGTGTTTTTAGGATCTGATAGTTTAGATCAATCAGAAATGGTTACTGACTTTAAAAATTTAAACTTTATGAAACAATTTGTAGATGATGTATTAGATCATAAGTTTATGATCGATGTTAATGATCCAAACTTCAAATTAATTACAGGTCAAGATTGGGAAAATAATCCAACAACAGATCATCCATTTGCAAACTTTATAAACCTTGGTAGTTATAACTGGGTTGGTTTATCAGATGATGAAAAATTACATCTTAATAGTTTTGTATTAGTAGATTTTGTACCAACTAGTGAAAATATTTGTAGATATTTGTTTGAATATGCACAATCACGTATTGGTGATTTAGCAAAAGTTACTGCAGTTGAGCTGTGGGAAACAAAGAAAAGTCATTGTAGATATACAGGATAAAACAAAGGCAGCGTAAGCTGCCTTTTTTATTGACTAAACAGTCTTATCTTTTTTAGGACGACCTTTTTTCTTTTCAACAGGTGGTACTAATTTAACAATATTTGTTAATGCGTCAGCTTTTGTAGGTTCTTTAACTTCTACAACTTTAGCTACTTTTGGCTTAGCTGGTTTTTTAACAGGTTTAACTTCTGCAACAACAGGTGTTACTACATCAATTGGTTTAGTTGCAGATGGTTTAGCTTTAGTTTTTGGTTTAGTTGCTTTTGGTTTTGCAGCTGGAGTTAATTTAACTTCTTTCACTACAATAGTTTCACCGATGTCAGCATGCACTAATATAGGTGCTGATGTATCTTCTTTTACTTCTGATTTTTTGAATAATTGTTTAATAAATTCAAACATAAACTCTCCTTTTAATTATTTATAAATGCCCTAGTGTCTTAAGACTACTTACTGGCATATCCCATATCTTTCTTCGTTCTACTCCTTTTTCTTGAGCAAATCGTTTAGTGTCACAATTCTCACAAACATGATAAACTTCATTTGTTAGTCGTTGAGGTGACATTGACCCTTTTTCTCTTTTAAAAATTGTACTGCATTTATCGCACCTTAAGACTACCATAGATTTTTTTCGAGAATAAACATGGTGTTTACCTAATTTGCTAGTACGATAATACTGTGTAAGTTCGTATTCAATAGATATAATCATACTTATATTTACATTAAGATTATAAAAATCTTTTGATAAATATTGTAAAACAAGCGTTCACAAAGGGGTGTGACATAATATGGCAAAAAAAATAATTGAAATTGGTGTTCAAGGGAATGACGGTACTGGCGACAGTATACGTGAAGCGTTTAGTAAAGTTAATGATAACTTTAGTGAAATTTATGCAGTATTTAAGAGTGAGGGTAAAATTAATTTTAGTGATCTATCTGATGGATGTACTTACATCAGTGATCAGCTTATCACCGCAAGTCACGATGGAACTACGTTAATTGCAAGAGATTTAGTACCAGGGAATGGTATATTCATATCTGCAACATCGTCGGCTATTACAATTGAAGCACAAGCAGCTTCATTATCAAATGATTTAAAACCAGAGATATCAGCACCATTTAATGCTAATAAATTTGCAATTGGTCGTTTGTCGGATCCAAGCGAAGACCTTGTAGATCTTTTTAACTTAGTATACGATATACCAACTACATTAGATGAGTTACCAGTAACTGTGGGATATGCAAATAGACGATATGCACAGTTAACTGAATCAGGTGTTATTGGTGTTTTAGAAAATGGGGTTATAGTTCCAAGTCCTATACAAACAAGAGCAGAACCTACAACTCCTGATATTACAAACCCATTGTACGATCCAACATTAACTGGTAATTACTTGTCAACTGAAGTATTACCACGTAAGGACGTAGTATACCGTGGTGGTGATAAGATGACCGGTGCGTTAATCTTAAATGATCACCCAGGAGCAATGGCTGGAACAGTTGGTGCAATGTTTGATTCTGATCTACAGGCAGCAACTGCATTTTATGTAGATAACAAAACATTCACAAGTAATGTTAATTTATATGTTTCTGCGGCATCAGGTGACGATTTGCAACTTAGAACACCTGCAGGGAAAGAAGGTAGATATTGGAATTATGCGTTTAAATCTATCGGTGCTGCATTGTTACATGCTGAGTCATTGATTAATTTAGCAAGTCAAGAACCTGGTCCTTACAAACAACGTATTTCTTATACACTTGGAGCAGATCAAACATTTTCAACAGTTCAACGTGTAAGATTAACCGGTGGTGAATCTACAACACCTGGCTATGTTGCTGCATTTAACTTATTACAAGCTAATCGGTCATTTATTCAATCAGAAACAATTTCATATATTAATAAAAAGTATGTGAATAAATTTTCTTATAATAAAACACTATTTTCAAACAGAATAGAGTTTTTAATTAAAGCAGTATGTGATGATTTATTGTTAGGTGCTACTGATCCAGATACATCAGTACCTGGAACAAATTATAGATCAATTCGGTCTGCTGTAAAATATTTACATGATGATCCATATTTAGAGCAATCGATTCAATGGTTATCTGCTATTGAGTTTATTAGAAATCAAATTATTGAGTTTACATACGATGGACCTGCATTGCAAGATTATACTACTCAGTTAGTTACTGCATTATGCTATGATTTGATTTTTTCTTCAAACTATCAAAGTATTCAAGCTGGTATTGCATTTAAAAATGCCGGAACTAAAGTAAGTGCAGAACAATTAGGTTCAATGCTTACTATTAAACCTATTAACATTTTATCTGTAACAGTTAACGGTGGTGTTGTAACACTTAATTTCTTAACTCAATCATCGGCATTCTTATTAAACAGTGAAATATTAATTGATGCAGTGTTTACAAACGTTGACGATGAAACAAATGAAATCATAATTAAACCGAGTGAAACTGTTAACAATGTTACTACTATTACTTCTGTTACTATTGATTCTGCATCAACTGTTTCATCTGTTAGTTTTAGAAAAGGTGGATATCCATTTATTAACGATGGCACATACACTGTAACAGGGTCGTTTGATCGTAAGAACTTAATTAATCTGTTGTTATTAACACCAGGTATTACAACTTATCCAAGTTCTGCAGTTGATATTACTGCTAATGCTACAATAGTGCGTGATATAGTGTTAACTGGGACTATCCCAGAACCGGTTATGCCTACACCAAACAATCCACCAGCAGGGTATAATGTTCTTGGTCATGTTCATGCAAAATCGTTGTTATTAGATAACATTTCATTTATTCAAGCTGAAGTAGTTGCTTATCTTAGTTCAGAATTCCCAGATGTATCATATAATCGAGAATTATGTTTGCGAGATGTGAAATATATCATTTGGAGTTTAGCATATGATTTAACATATGGCGGTAATAGTCAAAGTGTATATGCTGGTAAAAAATATTGGAATAATTCAACCAACTTTATCATTGCATCTGAAAAAACCGCATGTGTAAGCGTAATTAACTATATCAATACATTGGCTCAAGCAGTCATTATAAACAGTGCGACTACTACGACCTATCAACAATCAGTTAGACAGTACAGAAATGATACATTAACTAATGGTAATGTAGCATCAGCATCAATTGCAAGCAATGTTGCTACGATTGCAGCAATTGTGACCAGTTTAAGTAATGTTCCTGCTATTATAAATCCAAGTGTTACAACTGGTTTAGCAGAAATGCAAACTATTTTTGATAGAATTACTGCAGATATTGGAAATTACACAGATGACACAAAATCTACATCGACAATATGGTATTTAGATAGTTATTTCCCAGTAATTAAGACATTAACTGATAAAGATAAGATTAATAACTTGTTTGATCAGATAATATCTATTGTATCCGGTGGTGTTTATCCGTCAGTAGTACCAGTTTATCCAATTGTAACTATTCCAACACCAGTTAACGTAAATGTTACTGATGCATGGATTGTTCAAGCTACCGGATTGCTTGATCAAACAGCAATTAATACCATTGCACAATCTACAAATTCTTATATTGCGTCAGTTTATACAACAATTACCTATAATTCAACTACTTTACAAAATGATATTAAAGATTTGTTGTTTGCAGCAATTTACGATTTAAAATATGGTGGTACATTGGCTAGTTTTGATGTTGCAACTACATTTACATTGTTAGGATCTAATGTTAATACTCAAAAAACAATAGTTCAAGCTGCAATTGATCATGCATGGTCTCTTACAAATACTTTATTAGTTGGAAATATAACTGGAGATACTTCAAATCATACAGTTAACAAATTGCGTGAAAAATTCACATTTGCTTCTTCATATTTTAGCAATAATCCGCCAATACAAGGCGACGATATTACAGTATCATTATTCTCAACTACTACATATGACAATGCTACTAAATTAAGAACCTTAATTTTAAATAGTTTATCTACTATTTCAAACGATACCTTAACTTACATTGATTCAGTGTTTAAAGGTGGGTTTACTTATGATGAATCTTTATGTTATAGAGATTTAGGTTTGATTATTGATGCAATGTCAATTGATTTAATCACTGGTGGTACATATCAATCTATAAATGCAGGTAAAAGTTTTTATAAAAACTCAAGTGCAAGAGCAGTTTCAATTGGTACACAATATACACAGTCATTTGATGGTATAATGTTTGCTCAATCAGTAGCATTGCAAGTATTAAATAAACAACTTAAGAATAGATACCAATTATTACCGCAAATTACACAATTTGCAACAACAAATCCATCTAATTTAACATATATTAGCACAGGCGAATTACCAACTGATAGTATCGGTGTTACAGGCGATCGTTCATTGCCAGTTTCTCAAAATGCAATTGACACATTTGTTGCAAACATGTTAAGATTAACTGATATTATACAGTACGGTATAAGCGTTGCAGCAACACCGTCGTTTGGTTCAGGTATTTGGAATTTATTAATTGACAATGGCGGGAGAGGCTATGTAGATCAAGGTTCTCCGTCAAATAACGACTTATTCCCAGCTAAAGTAATTGTAGGTGTTGGTACTTCATCTATTGCTGCATCCAATGCGTATGGAAGTATTGTTACATATACATACGGCAGTGATATTTCCGGTGCACCTTTAGTGTTAGGCGATGTTGATACACTTCAAGTACGGTTAACAAAGCCTGGATTCTTTAAATCTGCTTACACTTTAGTAGATCTTAACTGGTCTTTTGTTGGAACTACTGTTACAGTTACTAAAGCTAACCATACAATTACACAAGGTACTCGTATAATTGTAAACTTTGCCCAATTCTTTGGGTCTGGATCTAATGCCCCAATTGGAACTTGGATTGTATCGGCAGTAACAACTAACACATTTTCATTTGTAACAAGTTTAGCACCAATTGGAACTAGTACATTAATGACTGTAACGGTTCAAGTAGGTGAACAAATTGAATTTGGTGAAACTGTTCGTGATTTGCAACTAACAATGTTCATTGAAAGTGGCATTTATTACGAAGATTATCCATTGAGAGTGTCATCAAACATATCTATTAAGGGTGACGAGTTCCGTAGAACTATAATTAGACCAAAAGATCGTATTAGTCAAAGCCCATGGCGTAAGATTTTCTTCTATCGTGATGCAATTGTTGATGCTTTAGAGGTAGGTTTAATTGATTATACCGGAACTAACTATGCTCCGAGCGGAATTACAGCGTCTTTAGACGGTGTAACTAATAAAATTGTGGTAACATTGAGCGGTAATTTCCAAGCACCATTGAGTTGGGTTGGTAAAGTGTTTGCTGATACTAATACTACAAACGGAAATGCAAAACGCGGTAAAGCTGTAGTTGACTCTGTTAGTGGTAATACTATAAATTGTACAGTAATTTACCCATTTAGCGTAAGTGGATTATATGCTGCCGGTAGTTGGAAGCTATTTGGTACTATAAATTACGGTCGTCACTACTTAACTAACCCATTAGATGTAACAAGTACGGCTAAAAACAACAAAGATATCGACGTTTTATTATGTAATGAAGGTACACGTATTGTTGGTGTAACATTCCAAGGTCATGGCGGGTTTGCTATGGTACTTGATCCAGAAGGAAACATCAAAACTAAGTCACCGTATATTCAAGAATGCGCAAGTTTCACACAAAGTAACAATTATAAGAGATTTGCAGGTGGACAATACATTGACGGATTTGCAGGAAGACTATACGGTAACATCATAGGTGTTTCTAATGACGGTATTACTGTAACTGTACAAGGTGAAACTAATAGTGGTTTAGATATTAGACCTCCACAACCACCATGTTCGTTCTATGTACGTGGAAAACGTTATCAAATTGATGATATTGTAAGTTTTGATGCAACTACTGCAACTGTAGTATTAACATTGGATAAAACTACACCGTATTTACATACAACATCTGGTGTTTTAACATACGACGATGTTAAAGCAAAACGTGATATCGGTTATGTTTTGGATGCAATTGCAAGCGATGCTGCATTAGGTACAACATATCGTTCAGTACATGCTGGTCGTTCTTTCTTAAAAATATATTCTAGTCGTTTAGTGGGAGATTTACAAGATCTTACTATTGCAGGTATTAATAAAGCATTAGAATTGTCAAATACAACACTTAGCGGTAGTACATATTCAAGTATTAGAACTCAATATGCCACTAATATTGCTATTATTACTTCTATGATTTCAAATGGAGTTAATGCAACACCAACTATTGTATGGTCTACTAGTTCAACAGCTGATGATAACTTAGCTCGTAATATTATTCAAAACAATAAAGCATTTATTAAGTCAGAAATTAGTGCATATATCGCACAATACTTTACTTTAGGTGATTACCCAAGATACAATGTATTAACAAGTGAACGAGATGTTGGTTATGTACTTGACGCTATGACATATGACATGTTCTATGGTGGTGATAGTCAAACAAAAGATAGTGCAGAAGCATTCTTTTACAATAATACATCGTATATACCTGATGAAAATGTAATTTGTTCAGCTGCGTATACCAGATTAAAAGCTGTATTAGCTGCTGTAGTTGCGGGATCACCAGTTGTTGTAAGTTCAGGTAACAGTGTTTCACAAATACTAACAAATCCGCCAGCATCATCAGCCGGTTATGTTACTAAATTAAACACACTGAGCGACATTGTTATTGATTATATTGCAGACGGTAGTTATAGTTCACCAAGAACAAGTGCTCGTACATATCCATTGTTACCAGTAGGTACAACTGGAACTACAGCTTATAACTTATTCTTTGATACCGGAACAAATCCAGCTACTAAAACAACTGCTGAAACTACTATTGAAACTTCTGTATCAACTTTCTTAAAAAATGGTGCAAACTTAAGAATTAATATTGAAGCTGGCGGTAACCGTTCAATGTTAGGTAACGATTTTGCTATGTTTAATGATTTAGCATATGGTATTTTAGCTACTAATGGTGCATTTACTGAACAAGTATGTACATTCACATATTATGCGCATACCGGGCTTTGGGCAAACAATGGTAGTAACTTACGTGGTGTAGGATGTTCAAATACATTTGGTAACTACGGTATGAGAGCATCCGGTTATGACGTTACTGAATTACCAGATAGTACAAATCTTGCTAATCATATGATTCAAACTGCTCGAGTATATAAGCAAGGCATAGTTGCAAACGAAATGATTCCAACCGCAACTGTTCCGGCTATTGCAGTGTGGATCATTGGGTATGATTATATTCCAACTAATGGTTCAATTATGGAAATTAATCATTCTGTTAATAGTGGAACTATCAATAGTTACACTGTAACATCGGCAGAATATACTACTATACAATTTGCAAATCAAACTGTTCTTAAATTAAATTTAAACACAACTGACACAGGTTCTGGATCAGGTTTATCAAAAGAATTGTACGATGGACAAATGGTTTCTATTAGATCACTTAAAAATGTTAAGTTTAATAATGTTGATAATGTTAAACCAACAAGACCGTCAACTGCGTTACAATATGTTGATAATTTAAATGATGTATATCGTATCATTGCTTACAATTTAACAGAATCAACTGGTGATATGTTAGGTGATAACATTGCAATATTACAAAGTGATAACTCATTTGCATATTACAATTTTACAACTGATCCTAAATCAATAATAATAGGTGATCCTGATTCAAGTATCTATACTACTGTAGCATTAAACGGAGGCGCAACTACTAGTACATCATTAACTGTTACAAGTGCAACAGGTATTTTACAAGGTCACATAATTAGTGGTGTTGGCTTTACTGGACAGATAATTACTAACATTAACGGTAATGTTCTTACATTAAGTTCAGCACCAAATGCCACACCATATGGCACTGTGTATTTTTCATTCAAAACACAAGGTTCTAAAGTAGGTGATACTAAAATTGCAGTTGATCAAGTTTCTCAATTAAGAATAATAGATCAAATTAACAAAGGCACTTATATTACAGCATGGAATGGTAGATTACATCGTGTATTGAGATATGTAACTCCAACATTTGCAGTGTCTAAAACTTATGCATCTTACAACAGTGGTACTTCTACAATGGTAGTAACTGGTTCAGCAGGATCGATTACTGCTGGTATGTTAGTTATTAAACGAAATGCAACAACCGAAGCACTTGAATTTACCGGTACTGTAGTGTCGGCAACTGTAGTAGGTCTTACAACAGAAGTTGTGATATCAACTCCAAATCAAGTAGTAACTCCGTTAACTCAAGGCCCTGTAACATTTGGTGTAACTGCAAACGGTTATATTGAACTATCACCAAATGCATTTATAAACAATGCTGCTAATGGTGTTTCTGTTAATGCAATGACTTATCTAAGTTCAGACTTCCAAGTTGATAGTATTACTGCTAAAGTAGTAACTTTTGATATACCATTTAGTAAAGATAATTTATTACCAAAAGTTGATAGTTATCTAACATTTGCAGGCAACTCAAATGCAAGTTATAATGGCGAATATCAAATAACCAGGGTAATAAATCAAACATTAGTAACATTGTCAACTATTACTGATTTTGTAGTAGGTATGGTTGTAACTTCACAAGTAACTACACAATTTATTACAAACTCAGGCGGTGTTTCAACATTTACATCAACTGCAAATCATAACATGGTATTAAATGATCCAGTAACAGTAAATGTTTCAAGTAATATGAATGGTCTTGTTCAAAGCACTACGTATTATGTTAAAACAATTCCAACTTCAACATCGTTTACATTAAGTGCGACATCAGGCGGTACTGCATTAGGTAATTTTGGTATTGTTGTATCAGCTGGGGTTGTGATTATTTCGATAGCAACTAATTTAGGTGTATCAACGTTTACAACAAACACATCACATGGTTTAGTTTCTGGTAATACATTTGCACCAAATATCAGTACAAACAGTTTTGTTGCTGGAACTACCTATTATGTTAAAGATGTAACATCAAATACGTTTACATTAAGTGCAACATCAGGTGGTTTAGCGTTAGGAAACTTTGGAACTACTAATGTAATTTCATCGTCAGTATCATTTAAAACTCCACAGACTGCTATTATACCCGGCGGTAGTGCAATTATTCAATCTGTTTCATCTGATCCATTAGTTAAAACAATTGTAATCAGTCCTGCAGCATGGGTTCCTGCAAACTCGCCAATTAGAGCATCGTTAGCTGCAAGTGTAATGAGTATTTCAATTACATCAGGTGGTTCAGGATATACATCTGCACCATCTTTAACAATTGAAGGTGGTTCTCCAACTCAACGAGCAACTGCAACTTGTACAATTGTTAACGGTGAGATTAATGAAGTTCGTGTAATTATTAAAGGTAGTGGATATGTTTCTATACCGTCAGTTACAGTTACACCTGCGGTTGGTAATATTCCAACTTCAACTGCTGTATTATCTGTAAACTTATCAACTGCTGTATTGCGTGATGCTACTTCAACAACTGGTGTGTCTACAATACAGATGTCTGCATTGTATCCAACAGATCCAGGTACATTTGGAACTGTTACATCGATTACAGTATCTGCTGAAACTACAACTACTACTACATATAATTCAGTTAGTGGTTATTCAATGGCTTATACAGTATCATCAGGATCTACAAAACCTGCAAATGATACTTGGTGCAAGGTTGAAGGTAATAGTAATGCGTTGTATAATGGATTTTTCCAAGTTATTTCAACTGCAAGCACTACAATTACATTATTTTCTCCATTAAATCCAGGAATTTATGGAACTGGTACTACAACTATTACTTCTACTCCTACAAACGGAACAAGTACAAGTTTAGGTATTAGTAAACCATTTAGTACTAAAGATGGATACACATTTAACATTGGTTATGCCGCAAATACATTTGCTCAAGTAACAACACGCATTAGTACATGTCGTGCTACTGGACATGACTTCTGTGATATTGGGACAGGTGGATATAGTACAACAAATATTCCATATTCAATCTATGGTGAGCCTGCATTAAGTCGTCAAGTTTCACATGAAACATTAGATGAAAGTGTAGGACGTTGTTTCTATGTATCAACTAACCAAGATGGTATATTTAGAGTAGGTAAATTCTTCTCAGTAGACCAAGGTACAGGTGTTGTAACACTTAGTTCAAAGACTGCATTGTCAAATATTGAAGCATTTGGATTTAGTGGCGGCGGTGCTGTTGTAAATGAATTTTCAACAGACTCAACATTAACTGATAACTCCTCTAATAAAGTACCAGTTGAAAGTGCAGTACGTGGATATATTGATAAACGGTTAGGCATTGATCATGGTGGTTCTCCATTACCGTTCTTGTCAATTATTGGACCAGGATTTGTTCCATTAAATGGTTCAGCAAAAATGACAGGAGATTTGGTATTAGGTGGAAATGGTATTACAGGTGTTAGATCTCCAATTTCATCGTCTGATGTAGTAACTAAAGGTTATTTAGAGCAATCATTATTAGCACACAATTCATTAAATGAACTCGATGATGTAACATTAACTACTCCAAGTAACGGACAATCAATATTTTATGATTCAGTATCAGCTAAATGGAGAAATGCTGTATTCTCAGGAGATGTTTCAGTTTTAGTTCGCCCATCGACTACACTTGACAATGTTATTGTTAGTAGAGGAACAGCATCTGGTATTGATAGTGAGTTTACATGTGATGCAAATGTTGGATTGTTTGTTGGACAACAAGTTACATTCTCTGGGACATATTCTGGTTCTGGGTTAATAAATGGTTATACTAATCCATCTACATATTTTATTATTGCAACTAATGGAACTACAACTTTCCAACTTTCAACTGTAAAAGGTGGTGTTGCTGTTACTGCTACTGCAGGTACATTAGGTTTAACTGTAACGGTTCCGTTGATGTCAATTGCAATAGGTAGTGGAAGAATTGTTAATAGTATGATTAGTTCTGCTGCTAAAATTGATCAAAGTAAATTATCTTTGAATTTAGCAGGTACATCAACTACTACAGGCGGAACATTAGGTGTAGCAAGTTTCAGTAGTTATCAATTTAGTGTTGATGCTAACGGTTGGGTAACATTAGCTAATTCATCATCAGAAACAACCGGAACAACATTAACTAAATTGCAGCATGTTCCAGCTAAAACTGTATTGAGTAACTTAACCGATGGTTCTACAAATGTTGTTGCAAATTCTGCATCTGAGGTAGTTAGAGTTGGTGAAGGTATACAACTTGGGTCGTTTACATCAGTTGGTGTTATGACAGTTACTTCAGTTTTAAATTCAAAACCAACTGGATTTGCTGTCGTTGGTATTACAACAACAGGTGAAGGGTCAAAAATTGTTAAAACTGGTACATCAGGTGGTATTGATGTTGCTGAATTATTAATTGATGGTTATTCTGTTCTTGATGTTGATGCAACACCTGTAGGTGGAGCTGCTTCAGCAATTGTACAGTTTAAGACACCAGGTAACTACACATTCTTAACTGCAACAGGTAACAACACAGTTAATAACCCAAGTGTTATTAGTGTTGCCGGAACATTAGATGTTACTGGTACTAATAGTTCAATAAAATGTTCATCTTTATCAACCGGTAGCACAGGTACAGAAGGTACATTAACTGGAGCTTGGAAATTAGCATCAGGTAGTTCGTTAGACTTTTCAGCAGGTTTTGTAACATCTTCGTCTGCAGGGTTAACATCGAGTGATTTAAATACAATAACAAGACCAGCATTGATATTAGATTTTGCAAATAGTAAAACACTTGATCCTCGTATTTCGTTTACTCGTAATTCAATTGGAACATATACTAATGCACAAGGTTTATTAGTAACTGCAAGCGTTCATCAAGCAAGATTTGATTTTAATCCAACAACTGGTGTATCAAAAGGTTTGTTAATTGAAGAACAAAGAACTAATGTGTTATGTGGATCTGCATCATTTGCAATATCAGGCGGAACTAACCAATGGGTTGATAGCAGTATTTCAAGAGGGGTAGGATCAACTTCACCTGCAGGAACAGCTACTATTACATTTACTGCATCGGCAGGAAATGCAACAATTATAAGTAACGCAGTTGCATCGGGTACTTCATACAGAACTTTTTCAATATGGTTAAAAAGAGAAGCAGGTACAGGTGATATTCAATATACATTAAATAACGGTGCTACTTGGACTACACAGGCGATTACAAGTACATTAACACGTTATAGTTGGTCTGCTTCAGTTACTAATGCAAGTGTTGGTATTAGAATTGTAACATCAGGTAATTCAATTACAATGTGGGGAGCTCAGTTAGAAGATGGAGCATTTGCAACATCTTACATTCCGACTACAACTGCTGCAGTTATAAGAAGAGCAGATGTTGCAATCGTAAATGGAACTAATTTTTCAAGATGGTATAGACAAGCCGAAGGAACATTTGTATTAACACATGCTGCATTAGGCATTGATGCTGTTGCAAATTCATATAATGGTGTTAAAGTTCAATCTACTGATTTAACTGCGTCTATGGAAATACGATGCGGGTCAACTGGTACAGGTTTATTGTATGATGTAAAAGGTTTAACTAATACTGGTACTACTCAGTTTGATTTTATTGGATATTCAACATTAACAGTAAATACTCCAGTTATGCAAGCATTTGGTTATAAGGCAAATGATTGTGCATATAGTGTAAATGGTGATGTTGCAGAAGAAGATACTGTAGCAACTATTCCAACTACAATTGCTGAAATGGTAATCGGAGGCGCAGGCGCACAATATATCGAAAGAATTGCGTATTATCCACGTAGGTTAACTAACTTGGAAATTCGTTCACTCACATCAACTCTATAAGGAATAAACAATGAGTAGTTTTATAGGTAATAAACCAAATCAAGTACCAACAAATGGTGATCTGGGAAGATTAGCATTTATGGATTTTATAGGCATGGAGGACATTGGGTCCTCCATCCCAACTATTGTATCTGCATCTAACATTTATCCACAAGTAAAGATATCTTATGTTAGTGGAACTGTTACAATTGATACAATAACTCCTCCTCAGGATTTAATAAATGGTGGACAAATAACGTTAATACCAACTGGAGTATTTGCATTAAGCACTTCTGGAAATATTGCACTTGCAATCAACTCTGAAATTTCAAAAGCAATTATTTTGACATATGATTCAGTTGTTGCAAAATGGTATCCAAGTTATACTAATACAGTTAATAATTTAACACTAAATGGTACTGCAAATTCTACTATTACACTTGGAACAGGTGGTACCGTTGCATACACAAAAGATAAATTATCAGTATTTGCGCAAACAACTGCATCAGAATTTGCCAGTGTTATTTCAGATGGATCAACCGGTTCCGGTAAAATAGTATTGGCAACAAGTCCAACATTAGTAACACCTGTATTAGGTGCTGCAACTGCAACTTCGATTAATAAAATTGCACTTACTGCAGTGGCTACTGGATCTACAATTACACTTGCAGATCAAAAAACATTAACCGTAAATAACACCGTAACACTTACTGGTACTGATGCATCAACCATTACATTTGGGACAGGCGGTACCGTTACTTATACATCTAATAAATTATCAGTATTTGCTGCAACAACTTCATCTGAATTAGCTGGTGTTATTTCAGATGAAACTGGATCTGGTTTATTAGTGTTTAATACAAGTCCAACATTAGTAACACCTGCATTAGGTGCTGCAACTGCAACTTCAATTAATAAAATTGCACTTACTGCGGTAGCTACTGGGTCTACAATTACACTTGCAGATCAAAAAACATTAACTGTAAATAATACAGTAACACTTACTGGTACTGATGCATCAACCATTACATTTGGGACAGGCGGTACAGTTGCATATACATCTAATAAATTATCAGTATTTGCTGCAACAAGCTCATCTGAATTAGCCGGTGTTATTTCAGATGAAACTGGATTTAGTACAACTGGTTTACTGATGTTTAATAACAATCCAACAGTAGTTACTGGAATAGTTGCTGATGCAGCATCAACTACATTTAATTTAATCAATACTGTTTCAACAACGGTAAATGCATTTGGTGCAGCAACAACATTAAATGTTGGATATACTGGTACAGGTGTAGCATCAACTACAAATATTTCAACAGGAGCATTAGCTGGATCATTTATTAAAACAGTTAACTTAGGAACCGGCGCTGCTTCTGGATCAACTACTAATATTAATATTGGTTCAAATATTGCCGGAACTACAGCAATTAATAGTCCAACTATTTCTACATTAAGTGCTACTCTTGATTTATTTACAACAACTGTTGGAACTGTTAATTTTGGTAGTGTAGCCACTACTATGGGTATAGGATATACTGGTACTGCAGCATCTACACTTAATATTTCAACAGGCGCAGTTACAACTGGTACAACAAAAACAATCAATATAGGAACAGGTGGAGCTGCAAGTTCTACTACAACTATGAATATTGGAACAAGTGCAGGCGCATCTAATGTAACAATTGGGTCAACTGTATCTGGTACAACTACTGTTAATTACAATTTAGATGTATTGCAGAACATTACAGCTCGTCAAAATGTTACAGCATATTTTAGTTCTGATAGAAGATTAAAAGAAAACATCACACCTATTGAAAACCCATTAGATAAGTTGTTAACATTATCAGGAAATACATTTAAGTGGTCTGATGAATACTATGCAACACAAAATCAAGAAATGGTTAAACAATATGATGTTGGGGTTATTGCTCAAGAAGTATTAGAAGTATTGCCAGAAGCAGTACATGAGCGTGATTCTGGAATGTTAGCAGTTGATTATACAAAATTAATACCATTATTAATTGAATGTATTAAGGCTCAACAAAAACAGATTGATAATTTATTAGCAAAGGAGTAATACATGACACTACCATTAAGCAATAATGCTATATCAATGGGACAAGTTAACACTGAATTAAACTTAGCAGCCAATGCACAAATATCATTAAATGATCCTGCAGTTCGTACATTACTTGCAAAAACAGGTGATAAGACAACCATTTCGTTAGCAGACGGTTGGGGTAAATCTAACATTGGAGCTGTAACAAATCTTGCAGTTACAAATGGATCAGTTACTGTTATGTCAGCTACTGTTACATGGACTACACCTGCAACAGGAACTATAACAAAATATGAAATTTATGCAAAAGATGCAAATAATGTAGTTAAAGGTTTAATAACAATTAATGCACCATTTTCTCCAATACCAACATCTGCAACAGTAACTGGTATGGCGTCAAATACTGCATATACCATTTATGTTACTACGTCAAACACATCGTCAAGTGCAACTGCAAGTGCAACTGTTCCGGTAACAACATTAGCATACAACTTCCCATTTACTACAGTTTCCAATGTAAATCCAAATACAGTTACATCATCAACTGTGGTTTCAGTTGGTGGATTACCAGTAAATCAAATTGTTACAGTTTCGGTCTCAGGTAGTGCTGGCGCACAATTTGCTGCAGCAAGCACACAAGCTGGTGCAACTTCATTTACGTCAACTTCTGGATTATACACAGCATCATCAAGTGGTATATTATATGTTGCTGCTCGAGTCACTTCAGGAACATTTTTAGCTGATGCAACTGCAACTGTTACAGTTGGTGATGGCAGTAGTACATTCACTGCAACTACACGAGCAGCTGATATATCTCCATCAAACACAGTGCCAATTATAATTCCAGCAAAAATAGATGTTCCTATCAATTCAGCAGTAACGTCAGAACAGTTTACAATTACTGGATTAGAACCAAATTATACTGGATTAGTAATTAGTGCATCGGCTGGCGCAACATTTGTTGCAGGTCCAACTAGTGGATCGTTACCGTCAGTTTATGTAAATTCTGGGACATTTACAGTTGGCGCAGACACTAACATTTATATTAAAGCAAGAGTAACATCGAGCTCATTATTTGGAGCTGATGTAACTGGAACTTATACTATTGGATCAGGTACAGCCACATTTAAAGCTACAACAACTTCAAATGCATTTACTATTCCTGCAAAAACTGGACAGGCAATTAATACATTAATTACTTCAGATTCAATACTTGTTACTGGTCTTGAATATTCTACAAGTTATCAAGTATCAGTTGCAAATGGGTCTGGTTCTACAGGTGCAGCTTATGAAGCAGTTACTGGTACAGGTACGTTAACAGGAACATTTACATCATCTACTACATCAGTAACATCATCTGCTGTAGGTGAAATAAGAGTACAAGTAAGAGTTCAATCAAGTACACAAGGTTCTACAACAACTAGTGCTACATTATCAATTGGATCTTATAAGTCAGGTACATTTAGTGTAACAACACCAGTTCCTGATACAAGTCCAACATTTGGATCAACTTTTGCAGCTATTACAAACGTTCCGTTAGGTTCGTTAATTTTAGCAGCAGAATCTCCAATAACAGTAACCAGTTTAGAACCAAATTATAATATTCCAGTTAGTGTTACTGGTGGGTATTATTATATATCATCATCAACATTTACACCAGGTAATGTAACATTTATTAATACCGACTCAACAGTTACAACACCGACCGGTACATTGTATCTTGGTCTTAAAGCATCTGCTAACTCGTCTTCGTTTTTAACTGATTCGACTGCAACTGTAACTATAGGTTCGGGATCAACTTCGTTTAAAGTTACAACTACAACAGGAACATTTTCATTTACAACAGCTTCAAATCTTAATATAAGCACATCTTCAACTTCAAATGTTATAGCAGTAAATGGTTTACCATATCCGGGTACTGTTACAGTTAGTATACCAAACGCTGATGCTAAAGTTGATGCAGGTACAACAACATCAATGAGCGGAACATATGAGTTTATTAAGAGTAATGTTTCTACTGTACAAGACGGAACTGGCGGTAAGGTTTATTTAGCAATCCGAGGAACATCGAGTGATTTATTCTCAACTACCGTTACATATACTGCCAGCATAGCATACACGCAAGGAACAAAATCTGGTACTTATAGTATTGGAACAAGAGCAGCAGTTACACAACCATCGACTCAATTTACATTTACAGATTTAACTGGACAGGCAAGATCTTCAACAATTACATCTAGTCAGATTTCAATTACTGTAGAACCTAATTATACTCACACTATCACTGCTACTACAAATACTGGTACAACTGTAGGAGTTGATGCAGGTACAACTACATCAATGAGTGGTTCTTATGGTACATCAAAATCAGTAACAACTGATGGAACTGGTGTAATTTATATAACGGCATCGGTACAAACAGGTACTGCATATTCGACTGCATATAATTGTACAATAACCGTTGGCACAATGTCTGATACTTTTACAGCAACAACTCTTGTACAGATTATTATTCCAGGATCAATCACATTGGGATTTAGTGGCACTACATCAAGTTCAACTACAATGACTATTTCAGCTGGAAGCGGAAGTGCACCTGATTCATATTATTATGAAAGATACACAGATGCTGCATATACTGCTAATAAGTTTACTGGAACAAGTCAAAGTTCAAATAGTTTTTCAGTTAGCTTACCAAGTTCAAACACTACTTATTATATTAAAGGTTTTGCAACTAATACTGCAGGAACAGGTTCAGGAACAGGTTCAGTTACATCAGCTGCAGCAGCACCAACAAGTGCTTCGATAGCATTTTCGTCAATTGCTGAAACATCTGCAACATTAACTGTTACATCGACTGGTGCAACAACATGGGGTTATCAGCAATATACTGATGCAAATTATAATGTAGCAGTCGGAAGTACTGTATCAAGTAATGCTACAAATAGTTTTGGGTTGTCAAGTTTAACAGGTGCAACTTATTATTATTTTAAAGGGTATGGTTCAAATACTGGTGGATCATCACCGTATTCAGCAGGACAATCAGTTTTAACAGTTCCTGGGTCAGTATCGGTGACTGCATCAACTCCAGTTTGGAATGCAGCTAGTTCAGTTTACACTTATACTATTAGTCTTTCGTATACCGGAACGGTTTCATCGTGGATAGCATATAGAGGACAAAATCCAAATTTAACTGCACCAACCGCACTTGGTACTGGAATTTTACCAAGTTCGTCATTTTCTGCAACATCAGCTGTAAGTACAACTACATATTATTCAGGAAAGGCAACTAATGCATCTGGAACATCTGCGTCATATGGGCCAACTATATCAGTAACAGTTGGAGCTGCTCCAATTACTGCACCATCTAGTGCATCAATTGCATCTTCGTCAATTACTGAAACTACGTTAACATTGACTATTACATCTACTAATGCTACAACTTGGGGTTATCAAGAATATACTAACTCAAATTATAACGTAGCAGTTGGAAATGCTGTATCAAGTACGTCTACAAATAGCTTTGGTGTAACAGGTCGTACTGGTGGTTCTACATATTATTATGCAGGTTTTGGTTCAAATGCATCGGGAACATCGCCGTATTCTACAGGAATATCAGTATTAATGAAACCAAGTACACCAACATTAACAGTTAGTAGTACACCATCCTGGAATGCAACTACATCAAAATATGATTATAGTACAACTTATTCTGGAGGTGGAACAACAGTTTCTAGTTATAAATTGTATCAAGGAACTTCAACAAGTGATTCTAATCCTACATTGTTAGGATCTAGTATTGTTGCGGTAGGTGTGACAGCTTCTACTAGCATGTACCTTAGGGCAACTGCAGTTAACACTTCAGGTGAGTCTAGTGCAACTGGGTATGCTACTATAACTGCACCAGCAGCACCAATAACACCAGCAGCTCCAACAATAACGTTTACAGCAGGAACTGGTACAGGAGTTACAGTAACTATTTCAAGTACAAATGCAACCGCATACAAATATAGTTACGCAACAACTACACCGTCATCTGCATCAACTGATAGCAATGGCACTGTTACAATAGCTAATGGTACACTGTCAACTAACACAACGTATTATTTCGTTGCAATTGCAATAAGAACTGCAGGTGGTGTAACTACACAATCAGCACTATCAAGTGCATATTCATATGCAACACCAGCACCGGCAGTTGGTACTGCATCTATTACTATATCTGATGTAGGTATAAGAAGTATTAAAGGAACAGTTTCTGCAACCAATGCAACTTACTACTATACACAAAATTACGATCCATATGCAGTCGGTGTTTGGCCAACTCCAAGATATAGACCATCAAGTTCATCACAATGGACCACTAGTACTGCATTTTCTCAAAACATACCTAGCGGACAAGCTATGTATGTATTAGCAATTAATTATAAATCTGGGTTTAATCCATATTCATCGACTGACGGATGGACAGGTGTAAATTCATTTTCAGAAGGATATTCGTCTGGAACTGTTACACTAGTAGCATCTACTGGAACATACAATTCTCCTTCAACATCTACTGCGTCATTAGCAATACCATGGGATGTTGTTAAAATTAGAATCAGTGCAACCGGCGGCGGCGGTGGAGGCGGTGGTGCTAACTCAGTTAATAATGACGGTACTGGAGGTGCAGGTGGTGGATCACCGACATTGGCTGCAACATTTAATAAACCATCAGGCCAAACACACTTACTGATTTCAGTAGGCGGTGGCGGATACAGTGGTAACGGCGGTGGTTATACAAGTGGAAGTGGCACTGGCGGTAATGGTGGTATTGGTATATCTGGATATGCAGGTGGTGCAGGTGGCACTAAAGGCGGCACTGGAGTTTCAGGTGGTGGCGGTGGCGGTGGCGGCGCTTCTGTAGTTTCTACATACCCTAATAGCTATACATTAATAGTAGTAGGCGGTGGCGGTGGCGGACTCGGTGGTACATATCAATATAAAAGCAACATACCAATCGGTGGTGTAGTAACATCGTATTCGGGTAAAACTGACTATTCGGGAATGGTTAATGGTACTGCCGGTGCAACACCAATTGCAACCGTTAACGGTGGTGGCGGTGGCGGTGGCGCCGGACCAGGCGGAGCAGGTGGGGTTGCTGGTAAAGACAGTGTAAATCTACCCGGAATAGGCGGTGCAAGTGCAGTATATTATAACAGTACTTATTATGTCGGGTCTGGTGCAACTTGGACTGCAGCACCTACTGCACTTGTAACATCAACGTCTACTGATGCACCAGGTACCGGTGGTAAAGGTGGAACTTCATTTAGTAATACTAATTATATTGCAGCTGATTCATGGGCTGGATCTGCCGGACAGGTAACTTATACATTCTATGATGTATAAGTTATGAAATCTTCAATAATATAGTATCTTCATTAATGCGACCGTTTAATTTAGTATCGGTCGCATTAATATCTTCTAAAAACTTACGCAACATGATTTTATTCGCATCTTTAAACTCTTTAATCTTTTCTTCTGGCTTTCTTATAGATTTTTGAACACTTTTATGCTCATCAAAACCTAAAATAACAGTACCTTTAACAGTTAAAGGCCCTGTAAACTCATCTGCAACGTATTTTCCAATTTTTCTGTTCTTAGTATTGTAAACCCATAGCTCAGATGCACCAATTATGTTCACTGGATTAGCAGAAACAAGCTTCAATGGTTCAAATGTCTTCAAATATTTCAATTTTTCAACTAATTTGTCCTTAGAAACTGACTTTTTAACTCTTGGGGCTTTATTAACCTTGCTTTCTTCAATCAACATGTTGCATGCTGATTCAATTTCTTTATAAAATGCCAATAAATTTCGTATTTCTTTCTTAGATTTAGTATTATATGCTTCTTGAAGTTGTTCGTAGCTGTCTAATTTTGTTTCATCAGTGGGTTTTCCGGCATTTAGCTCTTCTAAATCCTTTAAATTACGCGAGTAAATGTCTTTAATTATACGTGCATGCGCTGCTTTAGTTTCCTTAGCTTTAAACACGTTTATTAGCTTAAATGCTTTGGGATCAAACGTAGCTGCGTTAGTAACCCAGCTGTCTATAGCATCTTCTATAACTTCGCACATGCTAATAGACGCTTCTTTTACACGAGCTTGTATAGTAATAGTTTGAGTTGGCTTTTTAATATCGCTATCTTCATCTTCTACTTCAATATCAGCAGTACCTGCTTCAATAGTATCAGCAATTGCTTGTCTTAGCCATTCAGCCGCATCTCTGCCGTTATTAAAAGTTTCATGAACAGCTGGCATACCTCTGACAAGACAAGAAGCAATAGAACCCATAGTAGTACTTGACCGCCAATCTTTAGTAGCTTTATAATCTGTAATTTCTTTGTCTGTAAAGTCATTTGTATTCATCCATTTAAGTACTGCTGGTTTAATATCTTTACTGCTCAATTGTAAATTATAATAATGCATGGCATTATGCCATCTTTTTCTATATTCACTTGGAGACCAATATTCCCAGTCAGCCCAACTTGGGCTTAAATCTTTCTTAGCATTTTCACGTATTGTTACTGATGTAACTTTTGTTTTCTTTTTTGTTGCCATGTTATGTCCAAAGTCCGTCTCTTATTTTAATAAGTCTAATCATCATTTCAGTATCTTCGATTTGATATTTTTGTTCAATCTCATGTTCAATTTCTCGCATAGATTTAAGTTTAGCATCTTCTTCTGGAGGACGATCTCTAAATATATCACCTGTGTCGTTATCGTAAAACTCATTAATACCCGATGTATCACTTGGATCAACTCGGTTAGGACGCTCTTCAGTCCACCAAGTATATAATCTTGCAAGTTCTATTGCTACTACTGCTTGGTGTGATAACCTTGGAAAGTTAGATTCTGAATCAGGATAAGTTATTGAAGAAGCCCATTGTAAATAGTCTAAACCAGCTTGTTTACAACGCCAACCTCTAACATGTCCAAACCAACGATCTGGGTAATTATATTTTTCTTTTGCATGTTCATCGTCCCATCTAATATAACTCCATGCTAATTCAATTTCAACAAAATTAACTAATTCGTTAAACATACATGGTAAAAATCTACCACCAAGATCTTGCCATGTTCCGGGTTTAATATCTTGTGGGTGAGCAGTCAATGCATGTGTTTTTGTAATCCATCTATTATCAATATAATATTTAATATTGTAATAAGTGTCTTGAGGAAACATAACCACATCTTGAATTTTATCAAGTAGTGTTTCTGCAATCCAATATCGAACTGGGTGGGTGGCCTTAGCAATCGTAGAAATAGAAGTCCACCCTTCACTAGATGCGTATTCAGGGTACTCAGTTCCACGAATCCAAGTACCAAACTTGCTTAAAGACCAATAGTTAGCTCTCATTGTTTTTATCCTTTAGTTATTTACGAATTGTTGTAAACTTGGTGGAGAATAAGATTCTGGTTTTAAGATCTTACCATCCTCTCTTTTGATAACTTTACCTGTAGTTGGATCTACTTTAGACATATTTGATCGAATTACTTCATTCCATGCACCTTCTGCATCTACACCTAATGAATGTAATGCACCAACTGTAACAACTAAAATATCAATTAGTGCATCAAGTTGTTCAACACGATCATTATCATCAACTGCAGCATGTAATTCACCGACTTCTTCTTTAATTAAATCTAAGTACATATTATATTGTGATTCACTGTAAGTGTCAACTGATTGATCACCAGCTATCATAAATGTTTTTTGATCTGTAAATACGTTTGTCATATAATTCCTTTTTTTAGTTGTTTCTATTAAATCTTTAATTATTTCTTTGTCGACTTCTTTCATTATTTCTTCGCCTAATATACGAGTTAGTTCTCTTTCTTGCAGTGACCGGTAATGTGGTTTAAGTTTCATCTTCTGGTTCCATTGCTAAGTAAATTAAAGCACATTCTTCTAACATTTTAAATTCTAATTGCATTGCTGTCAACTCTGATTCATTCATTTTTAATGTCTTTGGTTAGGGTTGGTGTAACACATCCGACCGGTTTAGGTCGGATGTATGGTTCTTTTATAAACTCTACGTGGCAATCCACGCATATAAACATATCCCTAGATGTTATAATTAACATCCCAGCGCCGCAACGCGGACACTGGTTTCCTGTTACTTCTTCATATGACTGTGTAGTCATTTAGTCTTTCCCATTGCGCTATCAAACTGATCCTGTATTCGTTGCAACGAATCAGCTTCTGATTTATCTTTGCGGAACTCTACAAATCTTGGCAAAAATAAACTGTAATATTGGTTGCTTGATGTAGGTGGCATAATGTTATTAGATTTAATTGTTACAATAGTTCCATATAACTCGTCTTTACGAGTAAAGATATCTTTACGTAAATCATCTGAGAAACCAGAAGCATTTACTTCTAACAATTCATCTGAAGAGCGACAAGTAATTGAACCAAACAGTTTTTCGTTTTTACCTTTGCCTTCTGTAAATCCTACAATTTCTAAATCAACATCTACTTCAAGTTTAAGTTTAACTTGGTCTTTGCTTGTACCATCACGCCATTTAGCATCTGGACGTTTAATAATAGTACCTTCAAGACCTTGTTCTACTAACTCAAGGTAATGTTTAAATGCTTCTTCCCATGAAAACACTAACTTAGTTTCAATCATTTTAACATATTGATAATCAGTTACTGCTTGTGATGCTACTCGATTTTTTAATTTATGGTATCGATCCCTATACTCTTCAGAGCCTTTACCTTTTGGTACAGCTTCAGATAACGGAATTTGATCCCATACTAAAAATAATGGCCATTCATTTTCAGCAAACGATCCGCCGTCTGAAACACTGTTTAAAATACCATTGCCAATTTCACGTGGTAACACAACTCCGTCACGACATACAACAAGTTCGCCATGTGTTTGTGTATTACATTCCATTTTACGTTGCATGTAATCAACAATGCCTTTAAATTGGTCTAACGGCATTGGATTACCACTTCTGCTTAATAATTCAATAGACAAGTCTTCATAGAAGTTAGCATTGATATACATGCCGTCTGCTTTTAACTGTGAATACACACCTTTAGACCATGGCCAAGTATCAAGTTTAACATGTTTAGGTAATGAGCAACGTTGATATGGAAACTCTGGAATTAAACCCTTCCACACTTTATTTACTGTGGCTGCTTGAACACCACAGCGCAAGTCTTTATTTACAATTTTGATAACAACCTGTGCATCTTGTGCTGATACTGATTCTAAAATATTTTTAAGATGATCAATGCCTGCGTGACCTGTATAAGTACGGTCAGCTAGTGCATGTAAGTGGACAATAGCTTCGTCAAGCTGCATTTTTGCAAGTCCTGTGTTAGGAGTAAACTCAGGAATTTTTTTGATATTAAACGGTAGTAATTTATTATTAGCACAGTAGCAAATGTCTTTCAACAACTTGTTAGTGCTGTTCTGTTTGAGGATAGCTAATTTAGCGTTAGTTTTAGGTTCATTAGCTAACTGCTCTAAAATTGTAGAGATCATATACACTCCTGTTTAATTAAAAAAAATATATTATACAGCAATTAGCTAATGTTGTCAAGAGTTAATCATCTAATAAAAACATTAGTATTGCCAGTGTTGAAATGATTGCGCACATTACTGCACCAAATTCGTCTGCTACATTAGTCATAAGTATTCCCCCATAAAAAAAGCTCTTGGTGTCAACCAAGAGCTTTGATACCATGCTAATAATATTTAGTCTTTGGAACTAAGGATGTTTAATAAACTTAAAAATAAGTTGATAAAATCCAAATACAAGTTCAATGCACATAACAGTTCGGTATTAGTGTTTGCGCTATATCTGAGCATTTCTTGAGTTTTCTGAACATCGTATGCAGTAAAGCCCATAAACACAATAATAGTAATGCCACTAATAACTAAACTGAATACTGAACTCATAACAAAGATATTAATCAGCCCAGCAAAAATCAATGCAATTAAACCAACCATTAAAAAGTCACCCCATGATGACAAATCTCGTCGTGTATAAGCACCATATACTGCCATAGAACCAAATAGCACTGCTGCACTGGACAATGCAGTAGCAACTGATTCAAACGAAGCCATTGCTATTGCTGGCCCCATCATAACACCAATCATCGATGAAACGATTAAAAATCCAACATAACCAACGACTGAACTAGCATCATCGTTAGTTAAAAACCAAGCTAATAACATTATTGCAGGTAATGGTGCAAATATTGAAACCCAAAGCATAGGGCCGGTGTATAAGAAATGCATTAGTGCAGGACTGGCATAGACTGCTGCAACTGTCAAAAATGACGTTAAGATTGATAAGAACACATTTTTATATACACGCACCATTGGTGTATATACAAGTTCTTTTTGTAAAGCTGATAACATATTATTCTCCTTTATATTTAGGTTGTTGACCTGCACTTGCCATAATAATTTCTTTATTAGGTCCGCAGGAATAAAATTCTACTTCGTAAAGATCTCTCGCGTGACCTAAGTATGTACACCCAAGAGGTTTTGAAATTGCTCGTCTTTGATCAGTGTATTTTACAGTATTAAATGTTAATCCTCCAACTACTGCTAACCCAACCATTACAACTGTTACTAATGCGGATTGAAATATCAGTCCGCCTAATACTCCTAAGAAAATTATTAGTATCATTGTTAAAATCATTCTGTAACTCCTTTAGAATTGTGATAATTATATAGTTCAAATGAAGCAAGGTTTTTGCCTTTGCTTTCTGCCATTATGTCAAAGTTATCTAAAAAGCTCAATGCCCAGTCATTGACTGCAACATTCCAGTAAAAGTTAGAATGAGCTCGAAGTTTTTGTTTATTTAATCCAGATTCAAGCAATAGTTGAAGTTCTGGCAAAGTTTGTTTGTTATGGGTTGGTAGCACATCTTCCCTACTAATAGAATAATGCATAGTGGGGCGACGACCACGCCAGCTATCAATAACCCTTTGTACGCGCTCATCGTCCGGCTGTATGTATTCGCCTGTTTTAATAAAGTGATGGTGTATATCCAAAACCACAGGTACTCTACTAGCAAGGGTAAGGCAGTCATCAAGTCCAAAAGAAATCTCCTCATTTTCTACAGTAATACAATTTTTAGCAACATCGCTTAATCTTTCGTAAGCGTCTAAGAAACCTTGTGGACCACGTTTACCTGCAATATGCACATTGATTTTCATATCCTGAAATTCCTTGCCATATCCCATCCAACGTGCCATGTCTGCATGATATTCAAATTCTTCAATACTGCGTTCAACTACGTCATCTCGATCAGATGCTAGTACACAAAACTGACCTGGGTGGAAACTAAGTTTAATATCATTCGTTTTTGCAATTTCGCCAACACGAGCAAACTCACGCGCAATATAAGCAATCACATCAGGTTTTTTGTAAAAGTAAGAATAGTTTTCGTGTGTGTAAACAGGAAGTATATCGCTACTAATACGTAACATACGTAATGGTTGTGGAAGTGTAGAAACTTTGAGTACTAATTTACGAGTAGCTTCAATATTTTGTTTTATTAGTTCCCACAGTTTTTTCTCAGCATTAGCTGGGAGTTGTCTGCCAAGCCAAGCAACTGTAGTAGTGCCTGTGTTATATTTTTTACAATCGTCAGTTGATTTAATTCCGTCAACTTGATGCGGAAAATCAATAAACTTGCAAGCAAAGCCTATTCTGTACATGAATACCTCGTGTTAGTAGTGAATAAAAAAGGGGTCATAAGACCCCTTATTGTTTAAGCAACGTTGTGTACTGGTTCACTAAATTTTAATGCAAACCATGCAAACTTTTCATCGGAATTAAATTGAACGTATTGTTCGTTGTCACCGTCAAATACAATGTGTGCATCGTATTCTGCTAATGCTTCTTGTGCAATACGTCTAACGCCGTCTTTGTCGTTGTCAAGAATATGTTGACGAACTGTTGCCATGTACCAGTTGTCGTGAAGTTTTGTATCAAATTCTAATTTATGCATAGTAAACACCTCATGTAAGTAATTAAAAAAAATATATTATACAATAATAATAAAACAATTGCAAGTACTAAGACATTCAAAAAGAAAGGAGCCTAAGCTCCTTTCTGTATGTACAACTTAGATACTACGCTAAGTTGGATTTAAGTAATTTTGAAATAGCTTGTACTTCAATATTTACCACACCTAATACACCTAAAGCAGCCCATCCAAAGAATACAAACCCGTAGTGTAATGGTGCTACGAATAGTTCTTCCATGAACCAGAAAGTGTGTCCCCATTCGTTTAATCCAACGTTTGGAAGAATCATAAATGGCCCGATTACAGATACCATGTATTGTAATGGTAAGCCTTTTTGGTAGGTAGGCAAGCGTGTTTTAGCATATAAGAATGCTGCGACACCTGTGATGATGTAGATAGGATAACTTAGATAAAACTCAATAACATGACTTGGTGTAAAATCAGTATCACGGACAATCGTTTGATGCCATGTACCATCTTGTTCTGTAAAGTATGAAGCACCGTAATAAATTGCAATACCATACATTACTAACCAAACCCAGTGTGTAAAATGTCGACGCAGTTCCTCGCGAGGTGTAATTGACATTACGTTGCGATCACGTGATTTCCAAAGATAACCCCATAATACAGAAGCGGTTAGGATTTCAAGAACCATTTCAATGTATAGGAAGTTCATCCAATATGTTTCAAACTCTGGTGCAAATGAGTCTAAACCAGCAGACCATCCATAAACACCTTCATACCAACGGACCCACCCGTAAAATACAACGTACAACGCTGCACCTGCGAGCATGTTTGTTTTGTTTAAAAGTGAAGCTTCTTTAGCTTCAGCTTTTACTGTTTCAATTGTAGCTGACATGTTGTTTCTCCTAAGCAAGGGAAAATAAAAACGAAGTGCAACACCCGTTACACTTCAACTCGAGTTAAAACTATTTATAATAAACTGAGTATTTTACTCTGTAAATATTATAAATTGTGTTACATTATACAGTAAAAAAATAATAAGTCAACAATTAATTTTACCAATCTATCTTGGTGGGAAATCTTGCGGTGGAAGTGGATGTCCTTCATGTTTGTGATGTCTGGTATAATGATGTTCTAAATTACCAGGTCTAATATAATCACGGTGGACAGGCTTTGAATCGCAGCCTGTCATTAAAAATACTGCAAATAGCAAACTAACGACTAGTAACAATTTCATCGACAAGCCCATACATAACACTCTCTTCAGCACTCATAAAACAATCACGACTCATGTCTTGTTTAAGTTTTTCAAACGATTGTCCAGTGTTTTTTACATACACTTCAGTTAAATAAGTATTCAACTTTAATGTTTCTTCAAGTGCAATTTGCATGTCAATTGCAGTACCGCGTGTACCTGAACTAACTTGATGAATCATGTGTCTTGCGCTTGGAAGAATTTTACGTTTACCTTTAGCACCTGAACTAGCAAGTAAACTGCCCATACTACATGCTTGACCCATAACAATAGTAGAAACATCTGGTTTGATAAAGTTCATTGTATCGTAAATTGCAAGTCCTGCAGTAACTGAACCACCTGGGCTATTGATAAAGAAGTGGATATCTTCGGTACCTTGACTTTCTAAGAACAGTAACTGGGCAACAATAATACTTGAAGATTGTTCGTTAACATCTGTATCTAACATAATAATCCTATCTTTGAGCAATCGCGAATAAATGTCATAACTGCGTTCGCCTTTTGCTTCTTGTTCTACGACCATTGGGATTAAACTTGGCATTGTATCTCCTTGTGTTAAGTAATAAAAGTATATTGTAAAGTAAAACTATTAAGAAGTCAAACTATTATTCATCCGGTGTTACTGGATTCTTAAGTTGTTCAATTTCAGTTTCTAACTCTGCAATTTTGGAATGAAGTTGATCAATGTGATCTGCAATGGCGTTGAAGAAGTTTGCATTATTAGTTGAAACTTGTCTAATCATTTCAGTTATTGAAGTAGTGTTTTCCATAAAAGCTCCTAAATTGTAATATATTTTAATTTGAAATCATGATGCATACTTTCAAAAGGGTAACCTCTCGCGTTATTTAATAGCATGCAATCATTAACTATTGGTTCTTTTGGGTCGTGTTGATGGCCAAAGAATGCATAGTCAAAATTAGTTAGTAAATAATCTAAATCAGAACTAAACAATCCGTTCATAACAGTTTCATGTTTGTAATGATCAGCAGTAGTTTGAAATGAGGGAGAATGATGTGTAATTAAAATGTTTTTATCATAACCACTTTTATCAATATTTTCAACCCATTTTACAAAATGTTTATGCTTTTGTAAAATATCACTAACAGTTACTCGGATCTTATTGTTATTTGTGTAAATAGCTCGATAATCATTGATAATACGAGGTGATGATAGCAAAGTTAACGGATCCTCGTTATTATAATCAGTCCAAAGAGTTCCGCCAACAAACAGCATATTATCAATAACTAAATAATCGCCATCAAGAATGTGAAAATTGTCATATGATAGCAGTTCGTTTAGAGTAACTAACGCTTGATCAATATCCGAACCATAATATTCATGATTTCCCATAACCATAAGAACATGCTTAAAGTTAGAAGTAACATAATCAAAGAAAGACAATACATCACGATAATGACTGTCTTTATGTAATAATGAACTTCTTTGAAGTTTTTCAACATTTAGAATATCTCCAGCTAAAATAAGTACATCTGCAGGTTCAACATTGTTTAATTTTAAGGTTTTAAACTCAAAATGTAAATCCGATGCATAAGCAATTTTCACTGTAGTCTCCTATAATCTATAAATAACTCTACCTTTATTAAGATCGTATGGACTGACTTCAATCTTAACTTTATCGCCTGCGATAACTCTAATTTTATGCCTTTTAAGTTTACCACTTGTGTAGCATACTAGTTCGTGATTTGATTGATCAATCACAATCCTAAACATATTCCCTGGTAATACTTCATTTACTTTACCTGTAAGTTCTATTAGATCTTCTTTACTCATATTTCTCCATAATTATTTAGATGATTTTCATCTGTTGGGTTATTAGTGAAAGCTTCCTTGGAAACAATGGCGTAATTCATGCCCTAATGTCCAATAAGTTGTGTTTAGTGGTGTTAAAATGTAACAAGTATTGTTACGAAATGCATCTACGTCCCAAAATGAACAACCTTCAATTGGGTAGTTGTACCCATTGTATCCTCGTTTTTTACTTTCAATATTGCATTCTGCTTGAATGTCTTCAACTTGTTTCCAGGTCACCCGTGTTTTATCAGTAAAGTTTGATTTTCCATCAAATTTATCATAGGGTGATTCACTAGCATAGATGTTAGCAATTGATAATACAAATGGAATTATAAATAAGCGTTTCATACTAGCTCCTGTAATAAGTGTTAAACTACAATTATACAATACTTAACGATATACGTCAAGCAGTATTTAGTTCTTTTAATCTTGTAATCATGTCATGCAATAAAACCGGTCTAAAATCATGGTGTTCAACGCAAACATTGAGATATCTAGTATCTGGAACATCACCATTCATAACAATATTAGTATGTAAGTGTCCATGTAGTTGTCCAGCCCATCTATTCATCTCACAAGGGTGGATTGGAATATGGCTCATTATTACATTTTGTTGAACACAATAACCTCTAATGTCTCTAAAGTACGGTGTGTATTCATTAAGTCTAAAGATATCGTGATTACCTTTAATAAGAATCATATCTTTACAGTGTAATCGTTCAAGAGTTTTTAAAGCTCTACGATTGATTGCAACATCACCTAAGATATAAAGTTTGTCAGTAGGTTTAACAGTTTCGTTAAATCTTTTTACAAGTTCTTCATCCATTTCCTCATATGAATCCCATGGTCGTACTGGTGTACCATCTGGTCTTACAAAATTACAGATTCCAACATGTCCAAAGTGCGGATCGGACGTTACCCAAACATCTTGCATTAAGCCTCCTTATGCATGCCAAATTTCGCTAAAGCCTTCTTCAATAGTTGGCATTTCAAATATATTAGTCATTGAAGCAATAACTGCATCAGAAATACTTTTACCTGGACGATTTGCTAATCGTCTTGCAAGTTCATCTGCTTCTGGTGTATTAAACACTACTGCAATCTTTTTATAACATGGAAAGATTTTTAACTTACTAGCTCGAGATTTAACAGTTAAGTTAGTTTGATCCCATATAGCATCAGATTCGGCTACATTTGCCGTAATTGCTTGTTTATTGAGCAAGTGTCCTGCGGTTTTGATGTATTCGTCAAAAACTTCGTTATATGTTTTGTTGACAGACGTTGCATAGTCTTCAATAAATTTATCTGAGCTTAAATAAACACAACTTTTAGCCCAAGATTGATTATTAACCCATGTTGACTTACCTGATCCTGGTATTCCTACTAACATGTAGAGAGTATTCATTTTATTTTCCTTATTGTTTAATAAGATGCCATGTTTCTGCTGAAAGATGGTTATCTCTTGGATTTTTGCCATGAATGAATCTAATATCCGATCCACTATTTCCTACTACAAAGTAAATTGGATCACTTAGGTTGCCTAATAATCCAGTACATGTAGTTTTATCAAAGTTAAATGGTGTGATTCCAGGAGTTTCTGAGTTAGCTGGACCAGCTGTACCAGTACCTGCATACCATTCTTTTTCTACAATCATATTTGTACCTGTTATAGTAATAGAAACTAAATGATACTCAACATAAGTGATTACAGAAACTTTATTAATGAAGCTCTGTTCGGTATATTCACCATTTCCGACATATTTACCTGATAATGATTGGGGACAAACTGCGTTAGCATTGAATGCAGATAACAGTAAAGATGCAGCAAGTAACTTTTTCATGTATGCTCCTGTGTAATTAATAAATATAGTTTATTATACAGCGTAACACATAATTGTCAATGAATATTTACATGAAACCTAGAGATTTTACAATCATACTTAAAAGAATACAGCAATCTGCTAAACGTCGCGGAATTGAATTTGATTTAACTACTACAGACTTAGATGATATTGGAATTCCAATTACCTGTCCTATATTAGGAATACCTTTAAAATGGCATAACGGAAAAGCTGAAGATGATTCCTATTCGATTGATAGAATAGATTCAGAGAAAGGATATGTAAAAGATAATATACAATTTATGTCTTTTAAAGCAAATCGCGCCAAAAATAACTTAACTAGCGCAGAATTAAAATTACTTAGTACATATTATAAGTAATAAAAAAACGCGCTATAAAGCGCGTTTTTGTGTGGATTTCAACTATAGTTTAGTGTGTTACTAACTACGCTAATTTAAGATCCGCAGTTTCTAAAACTGAAACACCTGTAAGTTGGATTGAAAAATCAGCTGTTGTGTCACCGCTTGTGTCACCGTACAAAATGCTAGTGTCAGAATCAAACCAAACTTTATTTGCAGTTGCAGTATTAGCAATACCAGTAAACCCTAATGTAGATAAATCAATCTTATCACCTTGTGAGTGGTTAAAGTCTGTAATAACATCGCGAGTTGTATCAGTTACCCCTGAAGTAATAGCATTAAGGAAAGTAAATGTATCAGACCCTAATCCTCCAGTTAATTTATCTAAATTAACGGTGCTTGTTAAGAGATCGTTAGCTGCTGAAGTCTGTTTGCTAACGGTAACGATTCCAGCTACTTTAGATTCTGATTCAGCATAACCTGCTTTATCTGTATATGAAACAGTTAAAGATATAGTATTATACGGAGTGTTATCTTCTGGTTTGATTTTGTAAGATAACTTAGTTCCTAAAATATCACCATTTGAATTAGTCCATTTATAACTTAATGTACCTAATCCATCTGCATCTTTTAAACTGGTTACTGCAGTAAGAGTGTTACCAACAGTTGTTAAGCCGTTAACAGACACTGATCCAGTATGTACACGATTAAAAATGTGAGTTGATGATGATGAAGTTGGAGTTCCGTCTTCGTGGACATATAAACCTGTTACTGTAATATCATTTTTAAGATCAGCTGCAGTTAAAATGTAAGATGGATTAGTAGAAATAACAGTATTACCACTTTTCCATTCATATGTAAGATTATGTACACCATTTGTATCTGCAAGTGTTCCTTGAGATACGGTTACGGTGCTACCTGCAGTGAGTTTACCAGTGATTTTTAAAGTTCCAGCCATAATTTTCCTTATTGTTATTAAAAGTTAAAAAAAGAGTGTAGTTGTTCTTTTGTGTCAGGTACAACTACTAAACCTCGTGAGAGCAGGCCCATTCCGGTCATTTCGCTTCAGCGGACGCAGATTACTTGTATTAAGTGCCGGATCTGCGAATTCTTAGAATGCGTAGCGATCATCCATAATCACTTTAAGCATGATACTTTGTGGTGTAAAGTCATCTAAATCCGCAGATAACACACCTTTTACGATACTTGGACTAAAGCCACTTACTAACGCAGTACCATTTTGATCATACTTAACAGGTACATTGCTATGTGAATTGATGTTCCAAAATACAACTTGAGGAACATTATATCCTGCTTCTTCATATTTTCTATGAATCATTTGAATTGCAGAATCATCATGTTCAACACACGAATCAAACTGCATATCAGACAGAATTAGTAAGATTCCTGGCATTTCTTCTTGTGGAACATTGCCTTTAACTGCAACATCTAAAATCTTAGTAAATGCTGCATGTAAGTTAGTGTTCATAGCCCAGTTTGCTTTAGACATCTGTTGATATTTCTCAACTACATTACCTTGCAATGTGATCAAATCAGGTTTAGCAGTAAATGTTAAGAAAGTATCTTTAAACTTACCTTGGTTCTTATCAGCTAAGTAAATGCCTAGTGATACTGCAACATCTAAACACGTAACTGATTTGCTATTACCTGCTGAACAAGTCATAGATCCTGAAACGTCAACTAGTGGTAAAATATTTGCATCACCTACATAGTTAGGTAACGCGTCCCATTGTGCAACAATATGTTGTTTTTCAAGCAATGATGGTGTACCCCAGCCATTTAAACCTTTAACGATTTCGTATGGATAAATTGCCCCAGCATTTACTTTTACAGTTGGATCATCACCTTTAACTAATTTTGCAATATATTCAGCATACTTTTCGGTATGGCGAGCAAATGCTTTTTTATAGCGTGATGAAGCAACACTTGGCACATGACTAAAGTTGATATTGTCCCAATCGTTAGCACACATCTGTGTTTCTACTACTTTAGTAAGTGCTACTAAAGTTTTACGATAACGTTTTGGTGACCAACCTAAGAAATTACGAAATGCTACAGCGTTGTCACCTTTACGAGGACACCATTTAGCTGCTAGTCCATTTTGATTTTCAAGTTCTCGTTTTAAGATTGAAAATGCGTGATTGCGAACAGCTTCTGTTTTAAATACAAACAGGTCATCAAATCTTCCCAATTCTGGTACTTTATTTGCTAACGCCATTGCGCTGTCTGGATCTGAGTTTTCTAAATGTAATAATATGTCTCTAAAGAGTTTACGTTCGCCTGCGCCCCCGCGCACATCGCGAGCCCACAAAGCAATTCGTAATGCTAGGTTGCGATCTTCAACTGCAGCTGAAACAAAGCTAGGAATAATATCTTTGCCTCTTGAAGCACCAATTTTAAAAAATAAATCAACTAATGGATTAGAAGTTGACTTACGTGCTTTCATACCATTTTCTGTTCTTGCTTCTTGATTTGCTACTGCTTCTACAAATGTTGTCATAATATTCTCCTCAGTTTATGTTAAATGTTGTGCTGTTAATAAACTTAACTGTTGCATATTATACACTAATAATAGTGTATGTCAAGAAATATTTTAGAATAAAAAACCGCCTAAGCGGTTTTTAAATTAGTAAATTTTGGAACACCTTTACTTTCAGATACATACGTGTATCCTTCTAGTTCAGTTTCTAAGTCAGTTTCTAACTCAACTAATGTGCAAGTTTTGACTTGTATATGTATTTGTTGGTTACCTTCATCAGACAAACCATCATTTGATTCTACTAAATAATAAAGCGTAGTGGCTGGAGTGTCCAGTTGTGCTTTAAAATACTCTTTTATGTTAGTCATTGTCTTCTTCAAAACTAAATTGCCAATCCTCAGGCATGTTATTTCCAATGCGATTAGCTTCTTCTACTGTAATTTCTCCCCTGCATAATCTTTGATGTGTAACATTAAAGATTTCTACAAGATTAGTTGGATCAAGTGTAAAAAACTCATTATCAGACATGTTGTACCTCTTTAAATTGTAAGTGGAAATTGCAGGATAGTTTGGGCTTATTTTGTTTATTATTCTGGTCAAGTAACGCCCCTTGACCCTATCCTGTACAGGGATTTTGCGTCCTATGTACAAGCTCCATTATGAGCAGCAAATGCTGCGAGCTATGGTTTGCTGAACCTATCCTAAAAAATTGTTAGCCTGTGCGTTGAATTAAATGCCAACCAAATTGTGTTTGAACTGGTTTACTGTAGTTACCGACACCTAATGCTTGTACTGCATCTTCAAAAGGTTTAACCATTTGACCTACACCAAATTCACCTAAGTTACCACCATTTGCACCACTCGGGCATTTGCTGTTAGCTACCGCTAACGCGCCAAAGTCTGCACCTTCTTCGACAATTTGATTGTATAAATCGTTTGCTTGGTCTTCTGTTTCTACTAAAATGTGTTTTGCTTGCATTAATGACATATTGTTCTCTTTAATTATGTTGAAATGTTATTTACCTAGGTCTTTAAATGATGGAACTTGATATTGCCACCAGTTAGGTAACTTTGATACGCCTTTTGGCATAAATCTTGGAGTTCCATCTAATTCAAATGGAATTTCAATTGTTGACTTTAGTCCTATTTTTTCATGAGCTTCTTTTGGGATCATAAAAAAGTAATATGAGTTATTTATTCTTTCATAAACTTGAACACATAACGTTCCAGTTTTATTATGTACATTTGAAATTGGAGCAGTATAGCTTCTTTTATTATTACTAAATCTAACAGTTGATAATTTTGCATCATTGCCATTATCTAAGTCATATTGATCTTCAGAAACAACAGTATGTCCACCAACTGCTGCAATTGCGTGTTCAAATGCAGTAGACACTTGTAATATTCCTAAACCAAGTAAATTGTCAATTGTCCATTGATCCATTTTATCATATCCAGGAATAAGGTGTCTAAAATTATCAAAATGTGCTACATCTAAAACTACGTTTTCTAATTTTGTTGTCATAATATTTAATGTGTTTTGTTATGTTTAAAAAAAAGTATATTATAATTTCTTTTTATCTTTTGTCAAGCTTTTTTTTAAAATTATTGGAGCGGGATACGAGACTCGAACTCGTTTGGATAGCTTGGAAGGCTATTGCACAACCTATATGCCAATCCCGCAGATGATATAACTGGATGCATTTTTAGTTTCACCAATTGAAATATTAAAAATGGCTGTTAGCATCCAAAAATTGTTGTATGCGAACACTAAACTGAATGCATTTACTTTCGCCAATGAAATTAAAAGTTATGCTGTTAGCATTCAAAAACTATAGTATTCGCGTACTATGTTGGTCGGGGTAACACGATTTGAACATGCGACCTATCCGCCCCAAACGGATCGCTCTACCAAGCTGAGCTATACCCCGGTAATTCTTTATAACAATTTTAAATGACCTGTTACTGGGTCAATCTTCTCAGGATAGTCTGGACCTATTGCTAAACATGTTAGAGTTGGGACTCCATTAAATTCAGTCAATCCTGCATCTTTAATTAGTTTTGTATTTAATCCATGTTCTAATGCTTCTGAGAAAATATTAAGCAATTCTGCTTCACTATTTACATAAACACAGACTTTTTTAAATCTACCTCTAAGCCATTCTTCAACTGGCTTGTTTACAGCTAAATTATAATAAGCATCTTTGTCTGCAGTTGCAGGATACATTTGCCCATAATTTAAAATTGCACCTAGTGAAGCATGGCTAGTTTGAGCAACGATTTTACCTTTACGCATGTTAAGGTCTTTTCGTACTACTATTACTTGTTTAGGTTCTGACATATATTATTCACAATTCCATCTACGTCTTGCTTTACAAATTGGTTTATCTGGATTAGATGAACAATCTATATGATGCATTTTCTTTTGTCCATTTGATCTTGCACAAAAACTTTTACGACGTTTTGAATCTTTACTACCTTTCTTTAATTTACTTGGATCGGTAGTTACTGCTGTTTTTAATTTTGATCCTGGATTTTCTTTTCGATAAGCACTAACTGCTTTTTTACTCATTCCATCAGTACCATCTTTTTTATTTACTGATTGCCAATCTTCATTAGCAGGAACACAGTTAGGAACTGTTTTTTTATTCTTCTTTTTGGTACCAACTTGTTTGTACCCTTTCCAACACGGATCTGTTATTTCAAAAATTTTCATATTGTTGCCTCACTTTTATAGTATTTAGTGAAGCAACACTATATTATTTTAACATTGCTTTATCAAACAAGCTGTTTAATTTGGTATTGTAATCATTAAACTTGCCATCAAGTAATTTACAATGATTTAAGCATTGTTCTTGTTGTTGTGATAGAATACTTACTTTACCTTCAACTTCTGTAACTTCTTTTACAATTGCAGTATCGTGAGCTTCAAGTTTTGAAACACGACCTGTTACTGCATCTAAATCACCAGTTGATGCACAACCAGTTACAAGTACAGCTAATGCTGAAATTAAAAATAATTGTTTCATTTCTTTTCCTCTTTGTTATATGGCGGAAGAAGTGAGATTCGAACTCACGGACGGGACTAACCGTCGACAGTTTTCAAGACTGCTGCTTTAAGCCACTCAGCCACTCTTCCTGTTTATTTTGGCGGAAGGTATAGGGTTCGAACCTATACAACGGTTACCCGTTGACAGATTAGCAATCTGCTCCATTACCATTCTGGCAACCTTCCTAACTATCTGGAGCCTCTTCCCAGAATCGAACTGAGATCTAAAGATTACAAGTCAATTGTAATAACCATTATACTAAAGAGGCAATAACTATTATTAAAGCATCTTTTATTTAGTGCTTTAATAATAGCTATCATTTAAAAATGACAACTATTATCTAGGAAGATCCTATGTTAAAAAAACCTGGTACTATTTTGTTGTTTAGTGGTGTGCTATTACGCTAAAGACCTGTCTTCGACATCCTAATTAACTCTCGGACATGTTAAGTTTAACTATTAGGAAAAACATCCTTAACATGTAGGGTATACCTCCCTCATCCGTTTAATATAGCAATCACTTTAGACTCGTAACAGCCATTAAGGCATATTGCCGGACTCTATATTAACGCAGTTACATACGCTTACAGGTTGCTTTCGCACTGCCGTAAGTTTAAGTATCACTTTAGCAAAGTTTGCGGGTCACTCTTTAAATGATGGCTGCTTCTAAGCCAACATCCCAATAAACTTTTTATTTTTGTGAAAGTTGCATTGCAACGAGTCTATCTAAACCAATAGCAACTTCAAACACCATACCGTGTTCCCAGTCTTTTCTTACAGAACAACCTGCAACTTCCAAATCACCCATCATCCAATCTAATGTTTTTTCGGAATAGTGGGGCAGTTCATCAGCTTCTACAATACGGCCGCCGTAAGCATTAGTTAATGCTTCTAATGCAGTTTCAATATACGGTGCTTTTGTATCATTACCGCAAAACAACTGGAATTCTAATTGGTAAAACTGTACTAAACGTAACTTACTAGCTCGCATTGTTTCAGCGTTGACTTCGTCTCTAAACGATAAACCAACTTGCCACAAGCAAAGCGGAAGTTCTTTAACATTAAAGTTTGGGTGTAAAATGTTAAATGCTTCAAAAGTACCTGCAGTAGTTTCTGGACGCAAATAACCACGTTTTGTCTCAATTAGTTCAAACCCTACATCAATGTGCGATTGCAACGTTGCAGCAGGAGTTAGAATTGGTGTTTCTACACGCGCCATTCGTACTGCTCTGTTTAGCTTGTTCCATTCACTGTACAACAAATGCGGAATTTCTCTAATTAGTGTTTCACGTCGGATAATTTCCTGTTCATTCCACATTACAGTCGCATTTGAAAAACATTTTTGCATAGTAGCTCCTACTAGTTAATTAAAATAAACATTATACACTAAAATATTAAGATGTCAACTATTACTACATCCTAATAAACTTGTTTGGCTGGATAGGCAGGGCTCGAACCTGCGACCCGCTGATTAACAGTCAACTGCTACTACCAACTGAGCTACTATCCAATAAATCTTTTAACTACTTATTTATCTTCGTTATTTGGTGGGCCACCCGGGACTTGAACCCGGAACCTGCCGATTATGAGTCGGATGCTCTAACCAATTGAGCTAAAGGCCCTTAATAAATATACCTAAGGATGGATTCGAACCATCACCTCCTCGGATTTGCAAGGCAATTCTGTTGCGCCTAACCATATCGCGTTTATGGTATCATTGGCATTACAGGTTGTGGACGTGTATCAATAACGTCTGCTCTAACCAATTGAGCTACTTAGGTGTAACTGGCGTCGCTACGGGGAATTGAACCCCGGTTGCAAGGATGAAAACCTTGTGTCCTAACCACTAGACGATAGCGACAAATTATATTAAAACACACTACTACACGGAATCGAACCGTATCACTGACTCCGCGCCAGCTAGTGTTCCACACCCACGTTGATCAAACGCTGTAATGTGTTTAAATATAACAACTTTAACAGAATAGCTTGCTCAACCATTGAGCTTTATCGCTAAGATAGCAATAATGGAATCGAACCATTAAATAATTTGCTGTGACTATTCTTTATTAAACAGGATAGAATTTATTTCAGATTAAGAGTCCAATTTAAATTATGCTGTTACTATCCTAAACTGGCAGTCCCTGCAGGTATCGAACCTACGCTAGCAGAATCAAAATCTGCTGTGCTACCATTACACCAAGGAACACTAATATTGGTGGTTGCTGTTAGATTCGAACTAACGAAGCACTAAGGCGACAGATTTACAGTCTGCTGGTTTTAACCACTCACCCAAACAACCATGTTCTTTATTTATACAAGTTCTTGATCGTTATGTGCAGTTTCGACTAAGTCTAATACACCTAACTTTCTCAAACGTTTTTCTAAAACTTTCAATCTATTTCTAATCTTAGATTTGTCACGTGGACGACCTGTTTTTTCAAGTAACTCTTTAACTTGTGCTAAGTTTAAAGGTTTAAGTCTTGGGCGACCGTTACGTGTTAGTTTAGGATTAGCTGTTCTGTTTGCTTTACTAATTGTAGACATGTTTTTCCTTTACTTTATTAATCATAGTGGTTAGCTGTTCATTAGTAAAATGATCAGGAACATTTATATGAAAAATGTTTCTGCCATCTTGTTTTTCAACTTGAACAATATCCTTAGTTTCTTCTACATCAATGTTTTCTACAAGTTCAATTGAAGTTGTATTTGACATTATAACTAAGTTTGCAGGTTCTACATGTTTAGCAAACGTAGTCTTAATATTTTCCATATATTCCATAGCATGTCTTGCTGGCATATTACCTACATCAACTTTAACTATTAGAATACTGTTTTCAGTTAGTTTTTGCTTATCTAAAATCTGTATTGAATTTTCACTTAATTCTATTGTTTGCATATTTGCCTTTGTTATTTAGTATGTGTATATTATACACGTTTAAAACTAGTTGTCAAGTAAATAATTTTTGTATTCTTGTTTAATTAAATCTTCAATAGCAGCACTTACATCAATACCATTTGGATTATTCATATCTTCTTTTGCTTCTTGAGTGACATTTGTTTCAAAAAACTTATCACGCCATTCTGCATAATCTAACTTATTTGCCATGTTTCTTAAAATCCTTAACTAAATGTTTAAGAATGTCGTGCTCAAGATTGATATGTGCAGTAATATTTTTAGTAGGTTCAAATGTCCATTTACCGTTTAACTTACGAGGTTTTTTTGGTAATTTAGTTTTCATTCTTTATCCTTTGTTTTTAAATTCTGCTGCAACATCGTCAATTGTTGCGTGATTGCCATGTGAATTAGAAATAAATTCTTCTTTTGGTTCTTCTTTTTCTTTTTTATTAAATATCTTATCCCAGTTTTCATCAAACTGTGATTTGCTAATGCCTAATGGGCGCATTCTACTACCTTTGCCTGCCATAAAATCTCCTTAACGTATAGATTTAACCCCATGTTAAACCTACAAGCATTGAATGTTTAGGATCTTTAAACTGCATCCTAACCTCTCCTTGAAAACAATGCCATTTGTAATCTTGATTATGTATCCAACCTTTTTCTCTACACCATTTTGATATTTCTAATCCTTTAGCAAAATTACCTGGTATTGTTACATATCCATTTTCGTGTGCGTAATCTGTATTCATATTTTTATTTGTAAGGTTGTTGCAGGATGGGATTGAGCTTTTTTAGATCCAAATTCTAACGCTTAATTGTTTGCAGTTACCATCCTAAAACTTGTTTATCAGAATGCATTTTAATTTTCCAGCGCGTCTACTACTTTCGCCATATGCGTTATTCAACGCATAGTAGGATTTGCACCTACACGTTATAAAACACTGGATTCCATTAAAAGTATGCAGTTAGCATTCTATTTTGGTTGCGAAGGGTTGGAATCGAACCAACGTCCTCTGGGTTATGAGCCCAGCTATCTACCACTGATATACCTCGCATAATGTAAAACAGGATCCGTTTAATATCGCGCTCTAACCGTTAAGCTAACTGCTATATACATAGCAGTGTAGGATTCGAACCTACATCACGTGCTCCAAATGCAAATTATTGTATGCTGTTTAGATCCTAAAACTTTTAAAACTTATTAAAAAGAACCCAGTAAAGTTTTGGTTTCATCGAGTTGCTGCGGTCAACGTTTTACAGACGCCCTTTACTAGTTCCGCCTACATGACTACTATAGTAACTAGAATCGAAGTACTGTAAATACCCGAAACTCTCACTCGTTACCAGTTCGAGTCTATAACTCCCAAAATGTTATTTTTCCATATAACATTATGACCTTTCGGAACTGTTTTCAGTAGTTAGGTTCTTTTTAATAAATTCTTTAACAGGTTCCACAAAGTGGGCAAATGTACGGAACATCTTTTCCGTAAGTCTGCAATAATTGCTGTAGGAAACCTAAAACTATTTAACAGAATGTATTTAGTCATATTTCAAAATGAATTAAAGTTGCTGCAAACATTCTATAAACATATTGTACTACATTTTTACTACTGTGTCAAGCATTTTTTAATTTTTTTACAAGGAGTTTTTAACAGGTTTCACAGTCTTTAGTCAATTACTCTACCAGCTGAGCTAACTGCTCTTGCGAGCAGTGCAGGATTCGAACCTGCGACACGTTGATTGAAATTGTTTGCTGTAGGAAACCTAAAACTTGATCCTAATCCTTTAGGATAGCTAATACTTCATCTTCACGCATAATGATGACTTCTTCGTCATGTAATTTGATAGGTGCCCCAGCATTCTTACCAAATACAATTCTATCACCAATTTTTACTTTTATTTCTCGAAACTGTCCACCATCCATGTACTTCCCTGTTCCGATTGCTAGTACTGTCCCTAGTACTGATTTTTCTGTAGCTACAGGTGCAATTAAAATACCACCCGCACTAACCTTTTCTTCTTCATCTTGTCTTACAACGATCCGATCGTGTAACGGAATAACATTATCTTTTGTTACTGCCATGTTGTGTACCTTTGTTGTTAAGTATGTGTATATTATACACTAATAAAACAGTTTGTCAAGTATTTTTTTACAATTTATATGTAACTAAATATCCCAATAAAAATATTACTGCTACTGATACAAAAAACATCTAACCTCCTAGGAATATTTCTCTCATTTCGTTTATGTTGCGTGTAGTTAGACCAATGGCGCCATCTACATGTACAAAGCGTGATTTTTGATAATCAAGCATATCTGATGTATCATCAAGGATTACATAATTATAATCTTCATTATGTTCTTGCAACCATTTTTCTATTTCGTAACCACGATCCCAACCTTTTTTTGAAAAATCAGGATCACTTTGTCTAGTCTGTGGAGTTACACCAATAATACGTGTTCTACAACAAAATCCTGCACGATACAATATCTCTTTCATTTCTTGCAAGCTATGTAGAATACGCCAAGAAGAACTTATTACGATTTCACAATCAACTTCTTCACAAAATACTCTAAGCATTACAAGTTTATTGTTTATTAAATGAATGCCTTCAGCCAGACTGGCGTCGTTGTTAAGGACGCCATCGATATCTAAGAATAGTAATCGTTTCATTTTTCAAACATTGCCTTAATGCCCGGACCTAATACAAATACACAAAAGAAAGCTAAACCAAAACTTTCATTTAGTGATAAAATGTAACCATGGTCTTTGAAGATGAACCATGCTATTAAATAGAATATGATGCCAAGTATCGTGCTCATTTCTTTTTCTCCTTTTCAATCTGCTTAAACGCTTCAACTGTTTTTGAGATTGCAACTCCAAACAATGTTCCAACTACTAAAGCTATTGGTACTAACGGCATTATTCACCTCTCAATGTTTTAAGTAAACCTACAAATGGATCTAAAAATAACACATGTATAGTACATAACATCAATGGTATTGGCCAAAAGAAGAAACAAAATATGATTAAAGATTTATAGTACCATGCGTCTTTAGGAGCCTCCTTAGAAATTACATGAATTGTAGCTCTAGCAACCATTAAGTAAAATACTACAAGACCAAAAATTCCTACTACTATTCCTGAATCCATTATGCTCTCCACATTAAAAATGCCCAGCCAAGCATTGCTCTTAGCCAGTGTATAGGATTAGCAACTTGTTTAGAACTTTCACATGTGAATGTGAAATACAACATACCTATAAATAGGTAAGCTGCTACAGTTAAAATAATCATAATCATTAGATTTCCTCCTGTGTTAAGAACCAGTTACGTGCTACATATTTAACTCGAGACATAACATCTTTAATGTCAAGCTCGCTTGCAACTAAAGTATCAGTTTCTTCTTTAACAACATCATCAGAGATCCATTTTAAGAAAACCGGAATGCTTTTAGGTTCGATACTAATATTGTTACATTTCAAATATTCTAAACCTTGATTAAGTCTAGATTCAGTTACAACAGTTTCAGCAAACTCGTTAATAGAATTAACTTTTTCAATATCAACACTTGCTAGTGTTTTAACTTTAGATGAACTGTGTTTTTCACCTTTAACTTTAAACATAAAGCGTGAGCTGTTATATCCAGGAGTAACACATTGCCAAACAATACCTTCACCTACACCTGTTACGCCAAATTGTTTAGCAATTGGACAATTTTGTTCTACTTCAACAGTAAGTTCACCGAGTTTGTTTTGTGCAAGCTCAGGCTGATTGAAATCAATTTCCATTGTGTATGTTTTAAAATCATACTTAGTAAATAAGTTGTCAGGGAAATCTAACCCGCGGAAGCCAACAATTTCTTTAGCGTATTCTACTGTTCGTTTAACTTGTTCAGCAGTAAAGTAAATACGAGTTTGTTCGCTTGTTGCTGGATCAACATGTGCGTCCCATGCAACAATACCAAAGATGATAAACATTTTAGGTACTTCACTAATACCTACACCTTTTTGTACGCCTTGTCCGCACCATTCACCAAAGATAGAATAATGTGTCAATGTACCTTCGTGAAAAGTGTTTGAAGCAGCTACTAATAAACTTTCAAATGCAGCGCGGTGTTTTACTGTGTAAGCAGCCCAACCAAAGTTGTCATTTACAACAGTTAAAATACGTTCGCGTGATTGAGCCCAAAAATCATGTAATTTAGTTGATTCGCAAGTAACACTAGCATTAGTGCCATGTGCCTTAACAGAACCTTCAAACGTTAAAGTTGGCATAGGTGCAAAGCGATCAATAATTGGATTGCCATCTGCATCTAATCCTTTAAAGCTTGAACGACTTTTAACTTCCTTAACCACTTGTCTAAATTGATTGATACTTGGCCATGACATGTGTTTTTGCATAGTGTACTCCTGTTGTTTGTTAAATAAAAATATATTATATTATAAGTGTATAGTAATGTCAAACTTTTTTAATAAGTATTTGCGCCGCAAGATCTTTTCTTAAAGTTAGTGAAAATCCACGTAATTTAAGTTCTATAGGGTCTCCAAGTGGAGCAACTCTAACTACAGTCACTTCTGTGTTACGAGTTAGCCCCATGGTAAGTAATTGTTTTCTTACAGGTGTATTTTCTAAATAACCTTGAACAATTGCAGATTCATTTACTTTTAAGAGATCTAGAGTCATATTAGTTCACATATTGAATTTCAGTTTGAGTAACATAAACGGTTGCTAATTTATCAAAATATCCGCACCATGGAAAATGACTAAACGCAAATTCTTGTCCATCAGAAGTATGCAAAGTTGTAGTTACTGAACCAGTACCGCTACTTTGAATATATTTGTAAGTAGTATTATGTGGTAACGTTATGTTAGTGATATTCTTATCGGCTAGTTCTTTTTTAATAGTTCCGTAGCCGTTGATATTATCATAATGTTCAGAATCCCATAAGAATCTTTCAAGTTCTTCTGCAGCAGCTAAATCATAGAATACACCAATAGTTTCAGTACTCTCGCATTCGGCTCTACCAAATGAATCACCGGTATCCCATTCTACCCATACCACATACACTTCATCACCAGGTTTAAGTGGTAATTTAGTAACAACATCTGGATGTGTAGTAGTTATTCTAGCTGATTTAAAGAAATTATAATATTCTTCACGCCAGTCACCATATTCTTCATCTTCTCGGTATGCATCAACTAGTGTACTTTCGATATACACTTCTAACCCAACTGGTTTATTTTCAAGTTTGTGAATATCGTAATCGTCTAATGATGGGTCAATATAATCTTCTTCATCTGTCATTCTTGTTTCTCCTCATATACCCAATTGTAATAGTCTTTTGGATTCCACCATTCTAAGCCACAATAACAGGTTGGTATGTCTCCCTTTTGCGGTTGGTCGGCTCTGTTGAAAAATGTAAATCCGTCGGTGTAAAAACGTTCACCGCTGTGTAAATCTCTATTAGCAATAGCAACTAAATGCCCGTTTGGGCAAACGATAAATGTACTGCGAGGGGTTGCAACTGTCATTACTCTAACCTTACTAATACTACATCTCTATCAATTGCCCATTCGGTAAGTATGCGCATTACTTTAATTGGATCACCACCTGCTAATCCGCAGCCTATCATAGGAAATCCAAACTTAGTATCTTTAGGAAAGTGTTTTCCTATCTTGTGTAATACTTCTTCAAATGCTTGATAATCAAATGGAGCTCCATTTGAATGCCCGTAATGATACTGTGTATAAGCATTGACTACTTTACAGCATGGAGTTTCTGCAACAGTGAATGTTCCAAGTTTAGCTTTGTCAGCCATGTTAGTAGTACGATCGACTTCTGCTACTTGTGGCCATCGCATTGCAAGTTGTTTAGCAATACCTGCGCCCATTGTATTAAAACAATTACAACCATGCACAATAACATCAAATCGTTCTTGTAATGCAAGTTGTATTAAATCTCCGGTTATTACTCTCATTTTAATCTTCCTATTAGTGTGTACATCCAACGTGGAAATACAGGTTCGTTACAAAAAGCATCACAACTTTCTAATCCTGCAGGTGGATCAGGAAGTTCATATAGTGATTTTAATGGAGGTGGAGGATTAAATCCAGTCATTCCGTTTTGATTGCGATATTGCGGTTTGTGTGGTGGAAGAGGAGGGGACATCGTCTTAAACGGATGCCCGTCAACAATACGTTTCATAGCATCACGGTGTTCCATCAATGCTATGCGTGTTTCACCGTGATCTATATACATTATTTCATATCTCAACTTTTCTAATGTTGAATTGATATAATCGTATGATTCTTGTGTTAAGTTTTGATTCATAGTCCACCTAATGCGCGTAATCGAATAGTATCTAAACTATCATCAATCAACAGCTTACCATTGTGATAATATGTTTCTAATTGGTATTCTTCAAATCTACCACCTTGTGATTTTTTACCTGGATCAGTAACTGGATTTTTAACAGTATCAATCCATTCATCATTGATTTTCATTGCAGAAGTTTTCTGTGCAAATGAATAAGTATCACGATTCACTTTTTGTAATAAACCACCACCACTGCCATATACAAGTGTTTCAGCTGCATAGCCAAGTTCTTTAACCATGTGTGCTAATGCTTTCATAGATGCAGTATCAATACCATCACCTTGAATTAAACTAACATTGTTAAGCACTTTGTAGCCTTTAGAGTTTACAGTATGTCCAAACCAGTAATCAATAACATTAAGTAATTTTGGTATTACTACTAATGGATTACCTGAGTCTGGTCGGATAACAACTTTAATACCACTTTGTTTAATAATGTGTACAAAGTGTGAACACAATGCTTCAGTATCGCGATAAATGTCATAACCATCAAGTACAATTGAAACTATATCACCTTTTGCCATATCGTGTAGAATAGATGAAATATATTCCATTTGTTTATCATTGCCATAAGAGCATTGAACGCTGTGTTCAGTAGCAGGAATTGAGTAACCTGGCATTTTACAATTATAATACTTACGGCTAGCAGCAATTGATGCTAAGTTGTCAGTACCTCTAAAGTAAATTAAGTGAGCTAATCCACCCATCTCTGCAGTCTCATATGAGCTTACACCGCGAGCGCCAAAGTCATGTAATGCAAATTGTAAGTTTGCTAGGTTATCAGAAGTTTCATCGTACACTTCTTTAAGTATTGCATAGTTCTCACGATCATTTGAAGCAATAGTACTTGGATACCAAACATCACGTTGCAACCATGATTCAATGTAAGATGGCAACCAGTACAACTCTGGATCGTTTGATTCAACTGTAAGAATTGGAGTTTGTGATGGAGTAGGTGTGCCTTCTAGCACTGCTTTAATAGTAACAGGCAAGTAACCACCGTGTACATCATGAATTCTCTCCCATCCTGCGTAATTAAATGGTAATCCATGTTCAGTAAGAATCTGTTCTGCTTCAATAACATCTTCCCATTTAATTGGTTTTAGCAGATTCTTTTTAATTGCCATCTGCAAGCCAAATGGTACGATTGTTTTACCTGGCTTTCTTGCTGACAAGTAAGCAAATTGAGCAGAAGTACCAGCTGGGTACCATGCATAGTGACTGGCTTTGTAAGAGTCGGCATTAAGAATAATATTAGACATTGTTACCTCGTTATTTCAAATTAAATTTTATCTTAGCAAATGTATTAGTCATTGAGCTAATAATATCTCTATGATCATGGAACATATCTAAGTCGTTAAGTACAGTAGTTAATGGAAACCATTGTGCATCAATTGCATCGTCATTGGCTACTGTTTGCATAGGTTCATCAACTACAAACATTTTACAGTATGTAACTCTAAGAATACCACCGCTGTCTCGACGTACTGAATCAAACAACTGAGTCTTGTATGCTATGCTACTGACAGTAATACCTGTTTCTTCTAGTAGTTCGCGATCAGCGCATTGATCAAATGTTTCATTAGCATTCTTAAATCCGCCTGGCAATGCCCATTTGTTTTTACCTGGAGCAGTTTTTCTTTTAATTAGTAAAACTTGATTGTCATTAGTTATTACTAATGCATCACTACAACAAAATGTAAGTGTTTCTGGAAACGGATAACTTGCAAACATCTGTTTCTCGTTTTTAAAATAGTTGTAGTCTTCTTGTGCTAGTTCAGGTAATTGATTATTTTCTGCTAGTTCAGTTCTAATTTGTGTACCTGAAATAGTTGAAACTGGATCAACTTCTATGTATTCAAATCCTTGAAACCAAGACAAGTATAAGTTATCTGGTTTAGTATGTCCATATAAGCAAACGTCGTGATCTTCTGAATGCATACGAATAATATAACATGTTTGCGATATCCATTTGTTATCATTATACAAGTAGTCGTTAAGTGGTTCCACAATAACATTAGGAAACTTCTGTTTAACATTGTCATGTCGTTCTGCATAGGACCATGGATTCTTAATAGTATTTGATTGATTAGCTGAACCAATTAAAACTAATTGTTTATCAGTATTTTTAATCATAGTCTGTATGATTAGTTCGTGTCCTTCATGCATTGGTTGTAATCTACCAATAAAAACACCTAATTTAGGTTTTATCATTTATCAAGTTCCTTTATGCAAATAAAGATTCAGGGGAATCAACTTCCCCTGCATTGTCCTCTAAGTAAAAATCATATAAGTCATATTCTAACTCGGGAATATGTTCTTTCTTAGGTTGATGTACTCCTCCTTTACCTAATATAGGTGCTGGATTATGACCCCTTACGTAATGTGCTTTCATTTGTATCTCCAAATAGTTTTTTTCTAAGATCAGATATCTGAAACTTTTTTGATCTGTTTTTGTTTATAAACTTTTGTTCTGGATCATTCTGATATTGTCTTATACGTGATAAAATATCATTGTGTTTGTATTCCATATTGACTCCTTGTGTAATTAATATTTTTGCTTATTATATAGTGTACTTATAATAAAGTCAACATTAAAGGACTAAAGTCCTAAAACATTCAAAGTTCATATTCGTTGGCACTCATATTCACTTATCTGTTTTATTTTTAATCTCTTTTTTAATATTGAATAATAATGATTGCTTTTTAATTTTATGTAGATTGTAGAGCCAATATGATACCTAAAATCGGTATCATAAGAGGAAGGACTTTATGTGAGTTGCTTCGCTTTTTTAGATAGCAGGTGTTTTTATTTTGATCCCGATGTTTGGCTCTACGCTTACCAGTACCTGCCGCGACTTTTAAGAATACCTCGTATCATTGTATTCATACATCGTTTAGAATCATTTTGCAACCATATACAATTAAACAAACGCTAGTAACCAGTGGGTTCTCGTTTAGGCATCCAATAAAGGGTAGTGTTTAAAGGCCTGACTATAGCAGTCAGAACTAGCTACCATCACACATCAGAATGGGTTCACTAACGGTATTACAATTGGCCCGTCAACCTTAAGCTATAATTTCAACTAGTATACACTCACTGTTTTCAAAAGTCATCTTTGATTTTACCAAAAGATAAATATATTACTATGAAAATACATGAAATTATAAGCGAGGCTCACAATCGTGGTGATATGAAGTCGGTGCTAACTGCAAGAGGATATAAATTGTTAGGAACTGGATATTATGCAACTGTTTGGCAAGCACCGAATGGATCAATTTTAAAAGTGTTTTCTGCAAGTGAAGAACAAGATTATCATAATAAAACTTGGTTAGAACCTAATTATGAACAGTATCCTGACGATCTAAAAGATTTTTTAATGTTCTATCATTATGTTAAGCAACATCCAAGTCCATATCTTCCAAAATTTGGAAAACTTAAACGTGTAACAGTTGATAATCGTGAATATGTTATTGTAACAACTGAACCATTATCAGCAACTAGTACTAATCCAAAAACTGAAGATGCGTTTAGGTCTATAATAGTTAATGGCGGAGCTACTACATGGGAAGAGATAATTAAATATAGTCCAAGAGATGCTGACATATTAAATAAGTATGGTCCAAAAACATTTATGCCAGTTGCATTATTAGCCGCACATCTTAGTAGTATAAGTCCAACTTGGGATTTCTCAGATCATTTATCTAGCAATATAATGTTTCGTGGTGATATTCCAATAATTAATGATCCGTGGTAACGAGTCAATAAAAAAAGCTGCCCTAGGGCAGCTTTTAATTTATCCACCTGCTACGCCTGGAACTCCAGGTTGAGTGTGACACGCCATACCAACAGGAATTGCCCATGACATTGGATAAATCCACCACGACCCGTCAAAACCGTTGCAACGGTTGCTAACTAGTACGCCGTATGCATTTACAAATTCAATTGAAAATGCAGATGTTGAAAACGTTAATAATGCTACTAATAGAATTTTTTTCATAAATCCTCCTAACGTATGTTATGAAAAAGCACCCCGGAGGGTGCTTAGTTGTATTTTGGTTAACAAGGCATACATGCCCCGGAGGGGTAGGTTATTAAGCTACCATGTCAGCTGCTTCCAAAGAGAAGTCAACTGTCATATACTCGAATTTAGATGCTTTTGCGTCTATAAGTTTTGCGCTGTTTAGGACAGTCACCTCACCTGTTGCCGTCTCCATTATCTCACCCAATCGAAACCATGACAGCCCCATTATAAAACACACTAGCACTTCCCTTTTAGGGGGCAGGAAGTTTATGGCTATGGCCCCACTCTAATACCTCTAATGTGTTTTATGGTGGAACTGGGGGGAGTCGAACCCCCGTCTTGAATGCCTTCACTTTGAAGGAATTACAACAATAATAAGAACACTAATAAATCTAATGTTCTTATTATTATTTAGTATGTGTACATTATACACTAATAAAACAGTTTGTCAAGTACTAATTACTCCATTTTAACATAAACCAATTTTTGTATTTCTCTTCAGCAAAATAAATTGCATGTACAATTTGGCACCGATATGCATGATAAGGTTCCAGTGCGTCGTCGATATCCTTTGCTGAAAGGTGTACACAATTATCACCGTGTTGGTATCGAAGATCATTAATAAAATTGCGCCATGTAGTAGGACATTCGTCCCACCAATCACCAAGATCTAGTTTATATTCAGTTGGATTCATGTTACCTCCGTTAAATGCTTAATATGAACCAGGCTAAATCTTTTTCAGATTCAAATATTATGTGGCCAAAACCTACATTCATGTTAAAATCACCGTTAAACTTATCTTTAACAAATTTCTTTGATTCAGGGAGTGTTACAAGGTTTTCGTGTAAGTAATCCTTGCCTGCTACTGCAATATATTGCCATTGTTCAAATGTTAGCTTATGTTCTATCAATATATCTCCTTTGCCCAAAGCAAATTAAATACAAAGTAATCATCATTATCCATTTCCCAATGACCGGATTGTTCAAAACTTGTTTGCTTGGTTATAACAAATTTTGCTGATTTAAACCCTTGCTGTCTCATAAATTCGTCACACAGCAGTTCTTTATTTGAAGTCATGTACCATAGTTCAAAAAACTCAGGATAATTATCATATAAATCTTCTATTATCATTTTATCCGCCCCATCTCATAACAAACCAAAATCGATCTTCTTCATCTCTAAACTGAACAGTATACTCTAACATGAACCATCTGCTATTTATTAGCCCAGCAGATGGTCCAAATGTTTCATTACACCATTCTAAGATTTCAGACTTACTCTGACGATGCGGAAGAATCGCTGAATATCTAAGTCCAGACATTGTTATGCAGAAAAGTATTTAATTTGGAACAATAAGAATGCCTTTTCGTCAAGTACATCGTAATCCATAATGTAATAACCATCTGAATTTTTTATCATTTTAAAACCGTATTTGTCTTCTAACCATTGTGGGAAGTCCATATCGTTTACTTGATCAGAAGCTAAAAATTCTTCACGTGAATCACGTAAACTATTACGATAAACTTCAGTTGAAACTGTTAGTGCCATTACATATACTCCTTAGTTGTGTTATTAAATTTTGTATATTATAAGCAATAATAGCATATAAGTCAACGATTAAGATAACCGCAAAATTTAACTAAATACTACTATTATAAAGGAGTGCAAGGATGCATGAAATATTTAAGCTAATAGGTGATTTAGGTTTCCCAATTGCAGTAGCGTTTGCAGGTGGATACTTTGTTTATTTAACTATTCAATTATTATTAGGCGGTGTATTAGGAGCTATTAAAGGAATGGCTGGTATTATTACTGCTCTTGATAATCGTGTTAAAACAATGAATCATGACGTTGTGCGTATAGACACAATCGTATCAAATGCACTTGGACTTAAACCAGATGTAGATCGTATTGCTCGTGCAGACGGTAAAAATGATGCTCGGAGGGACTAATGCATTACATAGATTATGTATGGCAGTTGTTTCCATGGGGTATGATTTTAGATGAAGAAATTAATCTTGATGATTTAAAATGGGAAGATGGGGACTATTTTAGGTTAGAACGTACTACTGACGGCAGTCGTCCTGTGTTAAGAAAAGTTAAAGTAATTAGAAAGTATAAACCAGGAGAAGAATCAAATGGAAATGAGTGAAATAGTTGGACTTGTAAACAAGTATGGATTTCCAATTGTTATGGCAGTGGGAATGGGATATATTATACGTTATGTGTGGGAATGGTCTACTAAAGAAGTTAAGCCAGTTATTAGTGAAGCTAACACTGTATTGATCGCACTTATTGATCGTATTCGTATGTTAGATAATGATTTGATCCGATTAAATCAAAAGGTAAATACAGTATTGCATTTACGTGGTAAAATTATTGAAAGTGATCGAGTTATGGAACAAGTTAAAGTTGATCGAGAAGCTTCAAAACAATTTGATAAAGCAGTACGTATGGATGACCCTAAACTACCAAAGAAGAAAGGAAAATCTGAAGACGACAGTACTGCAGCAGCTGGAGAAAGTTAAGAATGAAAATAAGTGAGTTATTAGAAGGTATTGATTTAGATGAAGCGAGAATACCTACTAGTAAAGAATTGAAAAATGCTTTGATGAAGAAAGGTTATACACCGAGTGAAGGTGGAGAACATATGAAGTTTCATGCACCTGACAAGTCACATCATATATCAATGCCTCGAGGGCCAAAACCGTTAAGTATTGGCCTTGCAAGGTCTGTTATGAAAAAAGCGGGAATTACTGACGCTGATTTTTAATTACTTCTGTTGTAAGCTACGATATTCTTCTACAGTAATAAATTCTACTAATTTTTCTATTTTATATTTTGTAGTGTTATTTGCTTTAGCGCAAGCATGTATTCCATGATATACTTCACCGTTATAGCGACAAGGTTTAGAATGTACTAAAGCGTGTTCAACACCGTATGTTTGCTGTACACCTGACTTTCCTTTATTCCACGGTTCTTTACCTTTGTTAAAATGTTCTTGTGTTTCCCATCGCTTACGAAGTCCTTCAGAAGTTTTTGGTTTAGGTATTCCTTTCTGTTTTCCTTTTGCATTCTCGCTAATTTTTTTCCTAATCTCTAACGTATGCTTTTTACCGTAGTATCCGTTTTTCTCGCCTGTGAGTTTTTCTTTTTTACTCATAGCTTCTTGCCATGCAGGACAACTAGACATATCCCCGCCATCGCCTGATTCTTTTTTTAAATTAGCCCATTCTTTGCTTTCTACAATATTCCATAAATCACTATAATAAATACCTTTTTCTATCAATTCTTCTTTACTGTTAGTTTCTAATAGTATTTCTGTAGTATAGTTGTAACCATGTTTTTTAAGGTGTCTAATCCACATAGTTCCGCTACCTGGATACCTATGCGGATCTTGTTTTGTAGTTTTTCCTAAATATTTTAAACCCGTTTCGTTGTGTGTTTTAACGTACAAATACATTATAGTTCTCCTTTAATGTATTTATTCTCATGTGCAATGAATAGTTATTTTTCCGTAGCTATCCATTCTCCATTCCAGTTATCACCTAAATCTTGTTGTTTCATAAAGTCACAACGTTCAATCCATATTTTGTAGTATTTGTCCATTTGTCCACCAAAGGTGCCTTTCATAGTTTTACACATTGCAGCAGCTTCATCAAACTTCTTTTGTTTATATAAGTCGTGCATGAGGTTGTGTAAGTCTTTATCTTTACTATAATCAGCACCTTTGGTGCGTAATGCAGTATAGATTAAGTCTGCAACTGTTTTACCTTTTGGTTGTAAGTTATCTAACAGTAAGTAAAAGAAATCGTCTTTAGTTCTGTTATATGTTTCAGCACCAATGATACATAGTACACCGTATGCTTTACAACGTGCTTCTAAACGAGCAGCAGTTGAAACCATATCACCTAAGATATCATAGCTGTGTCTATCACTAGAACCCATTTCGCCAATGAAGCCTATTCCGCTATTACACCCCCAGCCCATAGCTGCGGGTGGTAACCCTTTGGCTTCCATAATCTTAGTATATGTATCGACTGCGTCTAGCATTTCTAAGCCAACTTTAACAATAGTACGAGCATGATTTCCATCATCAATTGGAGCACCGTGAATATGCATTGATGCATCTCCTACGTACTTAATAACCATACCTTGACTATCCATAATAGGTTTACTAATACTATCCATATATCCGTTCATGTATAGACCTAGACCTGCAACATCATCGCCAAAGTGTTCACCAATTGGAGTAAATCCGCGCAAATCTGAGAACATAACTGAAACATCTTTACGTACACCTTGTTTAATTAAGTCTGGATTTTCTTGTAGCATTTCAACTACTTTTGGAGAGCAGTAGCCAGCAAATTGTTTTTTAATAGCTAGTTTTTGAGTTAGTTCATCCACAAACTTAACAGTATAAGCATGAGCATAAACAAGAGTAAATCCAGATACAACAAATGTTGCATCCAAAAGAATATTATAAGTGGTGAAAGCATAACTAAAAGCATAAGGTATACCACCAATGAAAGCAATAATAGGAACAAAGCCGTATCTCCATCTTGTTAAAAATATAGATCCAATTGCAAGTACAATAAAACCTAATAGTTCAGCACCGTCTGCATAATCAGGTCGTACAATATTAGTACCGGATACTAATGTGTCTAAAACCGCACCTTGAACTTGATGCGGAAACTGTTCTCCTCTAGCAGTTGCAACTGGGTTATTGAGTCCCCTTGCAGTAAGTCCGACAATGACGATCTTTCCGCCAAAGAATTCTGGGAGATCAGTGATTGGAAAACTTTCAGGTTGGTGGGACCAGTCAATCCAAACTCTACTATAGGGGTCTGTTGCAATTTTTCCAAACTTAGGTATTCTGACAGCTTCGACTCCAATGTCTGAGATTTTAACTTGGAAACTTGGATCTCCACTTGCGACTCTAAGTGTGTCCAGTCCAAGGCTTGGATAGAGTTTTCCTTTTGATGAAATAACCATTGGCATTCTTCGCACGACGCCATCAAGTTCTGGGAAAGTGTTAACAATACCAGCACCAGCAATAACATCATTAAGTTCTTTAGTATTTGCTTGTATGTTTTCATAATTTACAGTAAAAGGTTGATCTTCGTTACCGATTACACTAACGCCTGGACGAAATGCAATAGTATCTGATTTTATAGGTTCGTTAGTTCCAGTTTGCGGTAAGATTACAGGAACTGTTGTCATAAGTTTAGCTAAGACTGGGTCTTTTTTAAATCTATCAGCATCTGGCATAAAGATGTTGAATACAACTAAGCCAGCACCTCTTGAATACAACTCTTCAATTATTTGAGCATATATATCACGTGAGAATGGGAATTGACCATACTTCTCTAATGCAGCATCGTCGATGTTTACTGTAGCAACAGATGATTCTTGTATAGGTTTACTTGTAATAAGTGTATCAAAGTATCTTAATCTCATACTTTCTACAAATGATGGATCTGCAATTCTTATAGCTGCAACTAGCATAAGAGTTAAAAGAGCAGTCCATGGGTTTAATAATATTTTCTTCATTATTGTCCTTGTTGTACTGATATTGGTGCGCATCCGCCTGCAGTAGCGCAGTTAGAGTTTATAGAATAAATTTGTTGAGTAGCACCGCTTTGTCTTAGGTTTAAACTAGCAGGCTGTCCAGATAGAATAACTTCAGACATATGAGGTGCTGCTCCTTCTTGTATAATACTAACATTCTTATTACCACCTGAAAGATTAACTGTTGCATAATGATTACCTTCATCAGTTTGGTGAATGCTAAGTAAGTTATTATCATCAGCTACTGTAGCAAATATACCTTTCCCAAAGCTAGTAGCTGTAGTTGTAGTTTGTTCAAGATCTATAGTATTAGTGTTACCAGTTGTTGATAAATCAACAAAATTAGTTTGCAAATCGTTAGTTCCAATTTGATTGATTGTTACACTATTACTACTACCCACACCTGTATAGTTAGTGTAGTTATTTTTTGTACCAATTTGTTCAACGGTAATTGTATTATCATTACCAGATTGCATAATAGTTGATTGATTATCAGAAGTTGGTCTTGACACAAACGTCATTACTTTAGCAACATCTGCAGGGTTTGCAGGCGGTAATGCATAACTTACTGAGGTTGCTAATAATAAAAGAAACATAAATCTCATTTGTGTAATACTCCGTTAGTTTGTGTAATATTTACTGTATTGCCGCCAAACCCTCCTTGACCTATAAGAGCCGATGACAGTGTGTTATCTTGTGTCACTGATACTGTAGTGTTTGAATTATATCCTTGTGTTTTAACTTCTGAATAATGATTCATAGGTGAAATTCTGTAAGCAATTGCTTTACCCTTTTGTTCACCTTCTCCATCCGGATTTTCCCACATTAGGCAAACAGTAGTAATTGGATTACATCCATTATCAAATTTAAAGTTTAATATTGCTCGAATATGTGCGTCCATTGTTTCTTGAGTCTTTGATACTTGATTTGCTAACCTACGCGTAGCTTCTTCTTCAACTTCTTCCTGTTCTTTATCCCATTTAGTTTTAGCTGCTTCTTTAACAGCTTTTGTAAGTTCAGGAGGTTTAAGTAGAATCAACGTATTGTTGATCTTTGATTCAAGTACACTAACAATAGTTGGAGGACTAGGCATAACAGTACGACTTTGAACATACGTTGCATGGAATGCTTGATCTAATACTACTTTACCTGCTTCATTCTCAACTTCAATTTGTCCTGACTTGCATTGATTTTCTTCAAGTTCGTATTCTTTAACTTGCTTGTCATCTTTGCAACTTGGTAACAGTACAATTAAAGATTGACCAGCTTCGTCAACTGTCATGGAAAAGTCAGTACCTCTAACTGCAATAGTAGCAGTAGGAGTTTGAATACCAACTTGTTGTGGATTAGCTTTAGCTATCTGCCCACTTGCATAACGTACAGTTCCCATACCAACTTTTAATGCAAGTTTACCTGCATCAGATTGCTTTGGATCGTAAACAAAGTCATCTATAACTAATCGACTATTTTCTGTTACTTTAACTTTTGTATCGTCTTTGAATATTAAATTGCTAACGCAACTACCAGTAGAATACGCATCCATACTTTCTATTGATGCGCCTTTATCACCAGTAAGTTTTTCTTTATTACGTTCAATATTACACGCAGTTCCTTTGGCATCAGATACTGAACCAATACCTGCGTGTACATTTGTAACTAAAAGAAAAAATAGTAAGATCCACATTATCTTGCAACAGCTGATTTTTCGCCTACTATACCTAATGTTGCATCATTAGTTGAATGTACAGTAATTGTATTGTTATTACCGGTAGTATTGATATCAATCATAGAATCATTAGACCCTTGTTGCTGTGTAACAATTGAGTTAAAGTCACCAGTGATTAGTTGTGTAAGTTGATGTCCAATACCGCCATTATCTTGTTCGTTTATAAAAGAGTTAAAGTTACCATTTGCGGTAGTAGTATCAATTCCATTCATACTATTTAATCTTGTAGTAATTTGGTTAGACGAACCAGTTATCGCAATTGTACTATGTATATTATCTTTAGTTAGTGATTGAATAATAAAGTTTGTATCTCCACTAACTGTTTCATTTACTATGTTAGTAGATGACGGAGTTCCTGTAACACCAATAGTAAGTAACGTTTGATTTTGCATTCCTGTTATCAGTGATGAGTAAATGTTATTGTTACCATTGATGTTATATTGTGCCCAGTTCCCGTCGCCTGTTTGATTAAGAGTTACTTGGTTAGTATTTCCTGTAATCGTTGCATAATTCGTTGTGGCTGCAGCACTTGGTACAAACGAAGTAATAATGTTGTTAGCACCGTAAGATATAGGAGAAACAAGTGTTGTGCCACCAACATTATTAGTTCCGCCAATCTGATCAATAATAATTGTGTTTGTATTACCAAGTTGTTCAATGTATACATTATTAGTTCCTGTTGGTCCAGCTGCAAGTACAGAATTACTGAGTAGGAGTAGAACTAATAACTGTTTCATTGCTGGTCTCCTTAGATTGTTCTTTAAAAGACCAATGTCCTTTTCTCGCTCCTTCTTTAATAGTTTCAAGCACTGCAGCTTGAATTGCCTTATTAGTTGCCTTATTAATACTTTCATTAATACTTCCACCTATTTCTGTTTCTAACATCTTTGTGTCAGAAGAGAACATTCTTAATACACCTACTTTATCCATATAACTTAGAACAGTTTTTGTTACTACTACCGATGTTAAAATTTCACCAGAAGTAACAGAAACTACTCTCAAGCTAACTGTAACTGTATCGCTTTGGTATTGCGTTTCACCCCCAATACCAAAGATCCTAACACCAGCACCTCCTGTGACTGTGTTAGAGTCGTACCCAACAATTGCACCTTCTGCAATAATACCAGCAAAAGTCATAGCAGGTAACGGTGTTGCAGCATCCTTTCCTTGGAACTGCTCGCGGGTTTGACGAATCATTTGCCGCTCTTTAATTAGATTATCTAATCCAACTCTTTCTAGTACTATAAACCATCGATTATTACCTACTTCTTTTAATGCTTTAATTAAGTAATTTTCTGCACCTTGGGTAACAGCTGAACTTAAACTAGCAATATTTGGAACTGATTTACGTTGCCCAGTTTTATCATTAAATCCGTATACTGCAATTGGTATAGGACCAGTAGTAGGCGGTGCAAGTAAGTTTTCTTCTTTTTTCATAAAAGGAGTATCATCAATAATTGGATCATCAAATTGTTCACCTGTTATGAATTTTTCAATTGTGCTAGTAGTAGCGCATCCGTAAAGTAATATGGTTGTTATTAGTATGAGTAGTTTTTTCATGCTTTACCTTAAAAATAGAAAGTGCCCGCAGGTACTTTCATCAATGTTGTTTGATCTGGATTAAGATTATTTGTAATACTAATAACGATCATTCCTTGATCAGAGCCTTCACCTAAACTCCATGAAACTGTACTCCCTCCAAGATCGGGAATAGTTCCACATGTTATACCAGGTTCGGTACATTTAGTTCCGTCAGCAAACATACTATCAGTAAGTTGTTTTGCTAACTGTGAATATATTCTTGATTCTAAATTTGATAGAAATTTAGCTTGTGGAGTATTAAGTGCAAGAGCGTCTGCTTTGGCTTGTATTGCATCAGCAAGTGCTTTATGTTTTTCAACATTTTGCTGTTCAAGTTGTTGAATAGTTAGAGTATGATTACTATAACCAATGCCGCTAAATGCTGGGCTATTAAAGCTATGTTGGAGTTCAGCAGAATATGCTGTTGTTGATACTAGTAGTAATGCTAATAGTTTTTTCACTTCAGTCCCCTTTAAGTTATTATGTATTTACCTAAAAAAAGTAGTAATTTTTAGAACTGTAATATAAGAGATAAATAACTATAACAACTTAGGACCGTCACATTTATGTGCCTAAGGCGTCAAGGTTGCCCTACCTAGCAGTTTGAGATTCGCTACCTCTTATAACTGTAAACAGGGCTTTTTTTTTGACTAATTATCAGTCTTATGAGCAAAGTTAGTAAAATAGTCTACTTCTTTGTCACCGTATGTTTTCTTAGCTGGTCTTTTCTTAGTTGGAGCTGGAGTATCAGTATCAGTAGCTTTAGTACGACCGGTACTACTAATCTTTTTTAAATCTGCATCTATTTGTTCTCTTCGTCTTTTTGCCTTTGCTTCCGGAGTATTTTGTGCAGCAAGTTCCTTATCTTTCTTTTCTTTTTCAAATTTTTTAAAAGCAGCAATATCAGCTTCGGCTTTTTGTTTTGCAGCCCATTGTTTCTTTTCTTTAGCAGTTGCATAACGTGGCGGTTGTTTTGGTTTGTCTTCTTTTTTCTCTTTTGGTTTTGGAGCCATTAGATCAAGTTCTTTTTGAGAAAACATAATTTCGTCTATTTTCATAATTTAAAAATCCTATGATTAAAACTATATTTATGCTAAATACTACATGAGAATATTTGAAATTACTGCACACATGTCAATAGATCCGGATAACTACGGAACTACTATACAAAGTTGGAATAAGAAGGAACGACATAAAGTTAAAGAAATTCCAATGTCACAACTTATAACATTTGAGCATCCTGATAAGATGAAAGATCCTGCAAGTAAGCAGAATATGATGAAGATTGCTAAGGCATATCATATGGGAGAACGTATACCACCTATCATGGTTAAAAAACATGATGATAAGTATATGATATTAGATGGGCATCATAGATACTTTGCTGCAAGACTTGCAGGGATAAGATCTATCCCTGCAATCATTATACCTGATGATAAAATTACTATTGATTAAGTTTTGATTTAACGTATTCAACAATTTCAAAACCAACATTAGTATTGCAGAAGTGATCAAATCCATTAAACCCTGGATTAGAATTAGCTTCGCAAACTTTAAAACCGTTTTTATCAAATAAGAGATCAACACCTGCTATTTCTAAACCAAGAGCTTGTGTTGTTGCTAATGCAATTGATTCTATTTCTGAAGTAACTGGATATGGTTCGCCTTTCCCACCAATTGTAATATTAGCACGAAAATCACCAGATGGAGCAGTTCGCTTCATTGCACCGATGACTTTATTACCTACTACAATAACTCTTAGATCAACACCTGGTTGATCTCCAAGATACTCTTGTACCAGAAGTTTCTTTTGGTTATCAAGATTTTTTAAGAATTCGATTAATTTTCGATACTCGTGCTCACTATGACACAAGTAAACACCTTCTCCAAAACTACCAACTAAGACTTTAATTACGCAGGGAAATCCTATATGTGTTGCGATTAAGTCGTTAGTGATGGGAAAGTGTACAAGCATAGTAGTCGGAACTGCTATATTAGCTTGTGATAAGATTTGACTAGTATGAAATTTATTCTGTACTATGTTTACACTGTCGCTTGAATTTATACATGGAATGCCATGTAATTCAAAATATCTAACTACGGCCAATTCAACTGAAGTAATGCCTGCACCTAGTCTTACTAATACTAAGCTAGGGAGATCAAAATCTTCACCAAGATATTTAATAGGTTGATTTATAACAATATCAAAGTTATTAAATTGCCGCACAGATGCATCGATACCAGCAGCTATAAAATTAGATAATAATTTAGCAGTTTCGTATTCGATTAAAGTGTGTTTTGTAAGAATTATAACTGTTTGTTTCATAGTGTATTTATCTGTATAAATACACTATTCAACTTTACATTTCAGGAAATAGACATTCGTGTACGAATAATTTAACATCTTCGTCACTTAGTCCAAGTGCAGCCATTACTCGAGGGGTGTGCGGTATTTGTTTTTGTTGTATAGCATAAAAGTTTTGTGCTTGCACCGTGCTTTTAACTGTGTTATTTGTACGCGCAACGTTTGAAACATAGTAGTTGCTTGTTGTTTGTACAATGCTATTTATTTGTGTAATTTCATCTTGTTTTTGAATATTACTTGCTGCAATTATATGTGGGGAAAATATATCCTTCCCCCACTCAGGAATTTCTCGAACCTTTTCCCAAGTAAGTTTGTTTACTTCTTGGCTAAAAAAATCTATCATTGGATGATCAACATCACCTGCAGGACTGTAATCATGAAAGAATCCAGTAATCTTATTACGTCCTGCAACAATGTCGCAACCAAAGATAGGAGCCGGGTTATGAATGTGAGGAAAAATACAGCAATGCATCATCCATAACCCGTTACCATCTGAAGCATCTACTACATTAAGATGCGCTCTACGATATGCATTGCTAGTCCAAACTCTGTTGATCCAGCCATTATAGTTAAATCGTTCTAAGCCAGGTTCTTCAATTTCAGTACCTGACTGATTAAACAATTCTTCTAAATGATGCTGGACTTTAATTAGTTGTGTCTTTAGCTCAGTCATTGACTAATGGAATCGAAATTGAATCGTGTAGTTCATCAAACAATCTTGCGGCAAATTCAAAACACACGTTTGCTTCATCTGCCATATCATCGTTTAGCTTTTCTCTAATGGTAGCTTTAAGCTCACTGGCATTTTCAAATTTGTAATAGTTTCCTTGTCCTGGAACTTTTTGTGCAATCATTTGACCACCATACAAATCTCCCATGTGTCTAACATACAAGTGCGCCATTAGTTTTTCTTTATCTTCGCGTATTGTAACTAAATGCTCTTTATATGCAGTAGTCACTGGCAATTCAACAGGTGGAGCATCTCCCTTAGGCCATAGTTCATAAAAATCTTCGTGTATACGCGGAGCACGTCTAATATTAGGAAGATCGTTTAACAGTCCAGCCATTGTTGCATGTGTTTCTAGCATGTCGTACATTTGAAATTGATTATACAAATATGTTGCATATAGAGTTGGATTGATCTCTCCTGCAAAAATCATTTTAACAAATGGCTTTGATTCAACTAGATCGTGTGATGCTTTAGTTAGTTCTTTTAAACTCATTATTTCTCCAATAAGGTTATTCTTCTTCAAGTTTAAGTTGTAATGGGAAACCCGACGCCCTTGCAAGTGCAGTTGCTTCGACTGTTTTTATTTCTGCAATTTCAAAATTGTAAACACCTGCTACTGCAGAACCAGTTTCATGAATTTGCATAGTAATAATACCTGCAGAATTTGGGTCATGTTTAAAGATCTCCATTAGCATTGATACAACAAAATCAACCGGAGTAACATCATCGTTAAGAACGATTACTTTCCAACGTTTTGGTTCTGGTACTTGTATCTTTACTTTTTCGTCTACAGCAATATCTGTACTTGTCATTTGGACTCCTATTTAATTTGAATTTGACGAGTAATCGTCGGGGTAGGTGAAATGTGATTAAGAGTAATTGTTAGTACTCCGTCCTCAATTGTTGCACTTTGGATTTCAATATTTTCAGCTAAAGAAAAAGATTTTTCAAAATCGCGAAAACCAAGCCCTCTATGCATGTATATTTTATTTGCTGAAGGATGCGGTTGGCTTCTTTTTCCAATAATAACAAGCTGATTACCTGTAAGATTTACAGTAATATCTTCTTTTTTAAAACCTGCGATTGCTATTTCAATAGTGTATTCACTATTATCATAATTGATTATATTGTATGGTGGGTAATTGTTAGCTGCTGAAATACATGCAGCAGTAAATAGAGAATCAAACCCTATTAATGATTTATTGTATACTAGTAATGATAATTTGTCATCTGACGACATAAAAAAATCTCCTTATAAAAAGCGAGTACCGTTATAAACCCGTATGGCGTTTATTTAAAATATATTATAGCATAGCTGCTGACAAATGTCAACAGCTATGCACAAGTATTGTTATTCAGTTTTATCTGAATCAGGATTTGCAGTTACCTCAACTACTTCTTCAGTTGGAGTAACTTCTGAAAATTCAGCATCTACACTTTCTGCAGTTGATGAGTTAGCTTCATCTAACTCACGTTTCTTATCAAATGCAGGTTGCGCTGCTTCGTATAGTGTTTTAATTGCTTCACCGATAGCTTCAATATCTTCACCGTCACGAGCAGTATTTAATGCAAGGAATGCATCTTCAATTGCATTGCGTTGTTCATCAGTTAGTTGATCTTTTACTTCATCATAATCTTTTCTAACTAAGTATACCTGTGTTTCAGCTTGATTTCGAGTATCGATTAGCTCTTTAGCTTTAGCATCTGCTTCTGCATTTTCTTCAGCTTCTCTAACCATACGTTTGATTTCGTCCTCAGTTAAACCTGAATCAGATTTAATAGTAATCTTGTTTTCTTTGCCGGTATTCTTATCTTTAGCACTTACATGCATAATACCGTTAGCATCGATATCAAATGTTACTTCAATCTGTGGCATGCCACGTGGGGCTGCATCAATACCTTCTAAATTAAATTCACCAAGTTGTTTATTGTAACGATACAATTCACGTTCACCTTGTCCTACTCTAATAGTTACAGCAGGTTGGTTGTCCTCTGCAGTTGAGAATGTTTGGCTTGCTTTAGTTGGGATAGTTGTGTTTTTAGTAATTAGTTTAGTAAATACACCACCCATTGTTTCAATACCTAAACTTAGTGGAGTAACGTCAAGTAACAATACGTCAGTTTTGTCACCTGCTAATACCGCACCTTGAATAGCTGCACCAGCTGCAACTGCTTCGTCTGGGTTAACATCTTTACGTGGTGCTTTTCCAAAGAATGCTTCAACAGCTTCTTGTACTTTAGGCATACGTGTTTGTCCACCTACTAAAATTACTTCGTCAATATCTGACAAATCAACTTTAGCATCTGCAACTGCAATTTTACAAGGTTCAATTGAACGTTGAATTAAATCATCAACTAGACCTTCAAACTTAGCACGAGTTACAGTTACGTTTAAGTGTTTAGGACCAGTGGCATCTGCAGTAACATATGGTAAGTTGACATTAGTTTGTGCAGTGCTTGATAACTCAATTTTAGCTTTTTCAGCAGCTTCTTTTAAACGTTGTAATGCCATTGTATCGGATTTAAGATCAACACCAGAATCTTTCTTAAATTCATCGATTAAATGATCCATTAAACGTTGGTCAAAGTCTTCACCGCCTAAGAATGTATCACCGTTTGTTGATAATACTTCAATTTGTTTATCACCGTCAACATTAGCGATTTCAATAATACTAATATCAAAAGTACCACCACCTAAGTCAAATACAGCAACTTTGCGGTCTTTCTTATCAGACTTATCAACACCATAACTTAATGCTGCGGCTGTTGGTTCATTAATAATACGCAATACTTCTAATCCAGCAATACGTCCTGCGTCTTTAGTTGCTTGACGTTGTGAATCGTTAAAGTATGCAGGTACAGTAATAACTGCTTGAGTTACTTCTTTACCTAAATAGTCTTCTGCAGTTTTTTTCATCTTACGTAAGATTTCTGCAGATACTTGTGGTGGAGCTAATTTTTCACCGTTCGCTTCTACCCATGCATCGCCATTGTCAGCTTTAATAATACTGTACGGCATTAAGTCAATATCTTTCTGTACAGCTGACTCGTCGAATTTACGACCAATGAGACGCTTAACAGCATATAATGTGTTTTTTGGATTTGTTACTGATTGACGTTTTGCTGCAGCACCAACTAAAATTTCTTCTGGTGTGTATGCGATGATTGAAGGGGTAGTACGTGTACCTTCTGCGTTTTCAATTACTTTAGCAATTCCGTTTTCTAAGATTGCTACGCAGCTGTTTGTTGTACCTAAGTCGATTCCGATAATTTTGCTCATTGTAATTCTCCTATATATTAAGCGAGTAATGTTGTGGACACCATGTCCGTGTATTAAACCCTATTGGCATTTAATACGTTTTTATTTATCATTTTGAAATAAAAATATTTCAAAAATGATTTATTTTTCATAATTTTTTAAATACTGGCATTTGATTTGTCATTTCTATAAACTTGTACTTATTTGGGTTAAAACGATTTTTAATGTCGTTTTTGGGATTTCTAATATTTACTGGCATTCGCTCAATTGAACGACCGCGATTATCAATAATCATGTACCATAGTAACCCAACACTTGTATCAGCTGGAAATGAATCCAGCTGAGTTTTAAATAAAGCATGATATTTTAGTTTCATTTGTATTTCTTAAATGGATTGATACCGTGTTCCATAAGTACTTGTGATACATTCTGTACACCAATCGCTTGTGCTACAGCATCTTCTACAGCATTGTGAGCTGTAACTGGTGGCATATTTGGATCAATACCTAAATCAAAATATGTACGAACATCTCGAATAGCCCAGTACTTCCAAGGTGCAGCGCGATTTAATGCATTATAATAAGTGTCGCATACTACAATATCAAATCCAGCACCGTTTGACCAAAAGCAACTTGCACCCCATGAAAATTTATGTAGTTGAGTAAATGCATCAACTACTGGTATTCTACCTTCTTCAGTAAATGCTTCGTCTTGTGCTTCTTGTGATTGTTTAGACCACCATTCAATTGTGCCATCGTCAATATGCATTCCAAGATTGCCTGAATCTTCAAGGCTTACTCTAATGTATAATTTATCTTTTTCTTCAATTGGATCATTGCCTAATGGGTCAAATCTAACTGCACCAATTGTTAGAATAGTTGCATTAGTTTGTGTAGATAATGTTTCAAGGTCCAGCATGATATGATTTTTCATTTATTATCCTTTTAGTAGTGTAAGAGTTTCGTCAATATATTCATGATAGTTTGATAGTGTATAAGCCCAACGATCACATAAAAACTCATAAACATTATCATTGTACGGAATACCATACATTGCTATGACGTTATCTGACTCTACAGCTTTTTCTAATGCCGGAGTCCAGTGAGCTATACGCTGTGCAATTTCTTTTTCAGTGTTGCATGGAAACTTCTCGTACATATCAAGTGTAGGATCATCAAGCAATTCTTGACATTTAGAGTAAAACCAAATAGCAGCATCAATCCATTTTGGTCCTAATTCTTTAAAACCAGTTTGCCAAATAGTAGAATACTTTTTCTTAAAATTAGGATATGGAGATTTATCTGCAATACTTTGTATTTTAACCCAATACATGCTAGGATCGTAATTAGAGCGTTCGCTGTCTAATGCAACATATTTAGCTTTATGATCGTGTCGATTAAAATACCCGTTATACACATCTTCTTCTGTCAGAAGTTGTAATGCTCGTTCTTTATCAAAGGGTGCATAAGTTACTTCTTCAATCAAGTCTGCATCGTTGTTAATACCATTGCCTAATACATTTAGCAATTGATCAAAGACTTTAAATTTTGCATCTTCAAATGATTTACTAACAAATAGACTAGGATATTTAATTACTCGAGATAATACGTAATCATCTGGAGTGTAAAAATTAGAATGTGTCATAAGTGTAAGAGCTCCCCCAACCTAATAAAAGTCCAAAAATAATAATATAATTTAAATCATGTCCGTCATACCAATCGGTACTAAACCGTTGAAACCAGTTTGGTCGAACTCCTATTGTAACATACGAAAAATTCCAACTAGCGTATGCTACGTGATCATGCTTGCGTATTCCTTTATGGAATTTTTGATTAAAACTTATTGTAATCGATTTGTCATGTATTAACAATACTTCTGGTTTTTCAAACAACATCTATTGTCCTCACAGGTCGAATGATTGCAGTTAAATGTGGAAACAGCCAATGTTTAAAACCATCTTGATGTTGTTTAAAGTGTTTTATTTTTACACAACCATTGGTGTGATTTATTTTATTTGATAAGTACCATCCAGATAAATCGTAATCTACATACGTATGGATATATACTAATTCAGCATAAGTTGGAACTCGCCAACCTCGTTTACCGTCAACTGTAAGCATAAAGCAATATAGCATTGCTTGCTCATATGATAGTTCTGTCTCAGTGTGCTTTGGAGCGATTTCTATATTCATTTTTAACAAGTTCACGTTTAGCATTAGCCTTAGCTTTTAGGGCATTTTGTAATCTTTCGTATTTGAGTCGTAACGGAGATTTACATTGTTCCATTAAGTGCATAGGCATTTGGCATTTACCTGTTGTTTGGTAGAAATCAGGTTTGCCCCATTTACTTTCTGGCAAATCATATTCAATTGGAGCAATTACTGTTGGTAATGGCTGTACTGGATTTGCTGCTGCATATTTTTGAAGAATAGGAGTAATATCTATATCGTCATCAACATTTGCATGTGCTGAACTTACTAATAATAACGCCAGAAAGTATTTTTTCATATATCACCAAGTAATCGTTAGTTTATTTGCTTGAGTAAATTGTTCTGATTTGAATTCAGAGCAAGCTACATGATATCCGTAACTTGCTAACTTCTCAACAAGTGGTTCAAAAAACTTGTTGTGTTCATAAAACTTTACAAGTGTCTCGTGTGCTTCCCATAAAAAATCAACACCAGATTCACGTTGTGGTCTAGAAAGCTTTGGACTAAAGAAACCAGGTGGTTGTTTAATCTTTTCATAAAGAACAAGTGTAAATTGATTGGTGTTTGGACTAGTTCTAACTTGATGGATACGTAACAGCTTATCAAGCTCTCTCATAAATAACCAAATCTCGTGATCAAGATTGGTGTATTTCTTTAGTTCCCATGAATTAATCATTACTCCTCCCAAACGTTTGGTAATCTGCTTTTGTTACGGATTGCAGTATAAATGTTGATATTCTCGTTATCTGCAAAGTGAATTAGTTTGTTGATAATATCAGTACCAACTAAAAAGTCAGCATTATCAATAACAAGTATATTTGATTTACTTTCACTGACATTATCGATGCCTTTATAGAGTTCAAATAAGTATGGAATCATTTCTCCATTGTAAATCTCATGTGTAGCTTTTACTGCTGCACTCATTGTACTTTCAATAACGTGAATAAGCTCAACATTTGAGTTTGCATCGTTAAACCGATTTTTAATCCCTGTATCTGTTTCTATACTAAGGTACACTACGCGGTTACCTCTTAACGATTCATGAGCAGCTGCATTCGCAAGTAACGTAGTAACGCCTACTTCTTTTTTTGAAAAATCATAGATCATAACTTTGTTGCGTGATTCTACACCGTTGTTCATAGATCTAAATGAGACTTTTTGTATCATATGGACTCCTAATTAAAAATATATTATACTATAGTTTGCATAAGAAGTCAAACTTTATGAAATAAAATCTGTAGAGTAAATGCAAATAGCCCAAATGTAATAAGAGATCCACCTACAATTGGATTACCTCCTAATAATAAAAGAACAATACCAATAAATGATATTAAGTTAAGAATGATAGTAACAGTAAAGTCGCTAACCATGTTTGCACCTCGAGTGTTTGCGGTTATGAATCCATAACCATATATTGTGTAAGTAGATACTTGAAACAATTCCAAAAGCACCACCTAATACAAACACTATGCTTTCAAGTGTAGATGCATTAGGTGCTAATTTAAAAAGAACTAATTGACAAGTACCAATCATTAAGGATGTAACGAATGCTGCTATCACATGTTTATCACGTACAATTTGTGACTGAAAGCCTAACAGTAGTACAACACTGTAGGATGAGAAGAACAACATCAATAAAGTTTCCATAACCCTCCTAATCAAAACAGACCAAATAGTATTTCAATCATTCGTTAGCTGATTGTTTACGTTTCTTAATAACCTTCTTTGCTCTCCAACCAATGTGGAACCAATGACGTGCTATCATAAAATTAGAAGAAGGTTTAAGAGCATCCTCATCTAACTCAATCAACTGATGTTCGCACAAGCTCTTAAAATACTTCCACTGTTTATCTGTAAGTGGTCCTTGAAGTTGTTTATCTAATTGTTTTTCTAAATCTTTTTTCATTAAATGCACTCCCGTGAATATTCATGTAAATGGTTGTTTAAAAAGTATTTGGCATACGCAGGTTCTTGACCTTTAAACTTCATCATTAGTAGCCAAAATAGTGGATGTGTGTTGTATGTTAAAGCAAACTCTTTGAATTGACCAGTTTCGATACCGCAAGTTGCAACTGTAGTATTCACTTCTTCAATAATCTCAGAAAGTGTTTTATTAACTCGTGTTTCAATTGCAGATACTTTGTCAAACAAATCTAAATCGCCAACTGATGTACAGTATGATTTAAAATCGTCTACAGTTTCGTCAATAACCATTTCGGCTATGTTTTTCTCTGTAGTAAATGTTACGCTGCCATGTAATGACAAATACCAAGCAGTTTTTAATTTAATCATTTCACCGTTATTAAACTGCATGACCCAACCTTCAATACCGGAAACTGTTGCTGCATCGTGTTTAATCTTATGAATATCAACATCAGAAAATACATCAACGATAGGAATATTCCAATCGTATGCATAATCTACAATTTCTTGACGAGTTGCATATTTGCCAGTTTCATTATGTCTAACTGCTAACAATACAAGCTCAGTTTCTTTATACGAAACTACAATACGATTACTTGGAGAAGTAATTTCAAATATTGGAGTATAGCCAAGTTTGCATAAGTGTAACGAAAAGTTGTATTGTGGAGTATTAGGACCAAAGGTATCATTAACAAGTACTGCTGGATCTGATGTAAATGATCTTTTAGTTTTAAACTTAATAGTTTCATCTTCAAATAAAACAGGACTAATCATAGATCCGTCACGTTTATCCATAAATGATGAAATTGTAGACCAATCAACATTTTTTTCTAATGTTGATTCACGTTCACCTAAGTTAAAAAATTTGTGTAACGGACGTGAAACTAATTTGCCGTTTCTATCAAATGTAATACCGCGGCATTCTCTTGCGTAAGGGTTTTGAAAAACTTTACTATCTAAAATATAGTAAGACGCAATAGTATAACCACCAGGAACAGTTATAAATTCAATGCCAGGTATTTCACCTACATTAGCTTTAAACTCTTCTAAGTTAGTTATAGTTGGGAAAATGCTCATATATTAGTTTCCTCCGTCTTCATCGTTGCTGTCGTCATAAAAATCATCGTAGAAATCATCGTGCGTTTTATGGTCATTGACTGGTTTCTTGTTTTTACATAAATCTTGAATAACATCTACAAGTGATTCGCCTGCTTCAAATCTTTTAGTGTAATGATCGATACTAATTCGAAACTTACGCGGAGATGGATTGATAAACTCTGCATATTCTGAACAAGCAGCATGTATTCTTCCTAGTCTGCGGTTTAGCTGGTCTCTATTAGTATTGATCTGTTTAATAACATCTTCAAGTTTTAACGATCTAAGCAGTGGATGCGATCGATAAACTTCAAATGCAACTTTAGTCTCTCGTTCTGTTTGTTCTTTGTCATCTGATACAATTGCATCAAGAAACACATTGTTGATTATTATAAGCCCGTACCATCGTCGGGATGGATAAGCATCTTCAATTAAGTAATATGACCCGCAAGGTGGATTAGTGCCATCTTCATAATTAGGAGCGTTATCTCCAATATGATATGACCGTAATGCATTGTCAAGTTTTTTGGTTTGCACTTCTACATCTTCTACGTAGAAAGAGTCGAACATTCCCATTGTATTGTCCTAAAAGTATAAAGTTAAGATTGTAATAATAATTGGTATAGCTATTGACACAGCTAAAATAATGATGTCGTTTATAAGCATAAATGAACTCCTTATGTTTTGTATATTATATTATAATAAAGTATAAAATGCAAGAAATAAAAAAGCCGCATAATGCGGCTTTTTATTAAATGCTTGTACTTTCGATGAATTTTAAAGTTTTAATTAAATTTTGATATTTCTTAGGAGATAAGTAATCTGCCAATGCTATTGAATTGTGTCCTGAAACATATTGAGATAAGTTACTTGTACTACTCATATCTTTAATGTCGTTTTCTATGTACTTGTTGTTTATCTTAACTATTGTACCAGTAGTTGATTTAATATCTACTAAATTACGACCAATATGCACATCAGTTGGCGCAGCACCTATTTTTTGAGCAAATTGAATTAATTCTATTGCAGCCTTAGGTTTAATAATATAACCATAAGCACCCCACACAAATTCACCAACGCCGTGCCATGTACCTTTAGCAGGTGGGTCATAAACATCTATAGGTTGATTTATACTACTATGTACTTTATTTGTGTAATCAGCAATAAACGGATCGTATGGATCTAATTTTAAAACCCCATCAAACTTTTCTAATATGTTATCAGGTACATCACGAATAAAAATTCCATCGTGTTCTAGAATAATAATAGGTTCATTTAGTTTTACACATTTAATCCATAATTCAAAATGACTTAAAAAGCATCCTTGATGTCCTGGATTATCGATAAGATCTCGTGTTAAGAATCTAGTAATATTATATTCTTTAAACTTACTAGCAGAGTTATATCCTAATACACCTGGGTGTACTTCAATATCAATATTATGAAAACGAGCAGCCGCAATTGATTCCTCACCAATTGCGCGGCTGTGTTCACATTCTTGTAAAATGATTACAAATGCTTTCATATTAAATCTTTGTATAACCCCAAGAAACAGATTGAGATGAACCGCTGGTATTATTGATAACGAATTCAAAAACGTTTGAAGGAGTACCACGAGTAGAGCTATCTCTAACTATAGTACCTGCAGTTCCTACAAGTTGAGTAGGTAACGTGGTAAAATCTAACAAAGATCCTGCACCACTATACACATACGCAAACTGTTGTCCTAATGCAGGTAGGTTAGCGTTAGTTATTGTCGCAGTAGCATTCCATGAAATAACCCCATTGTTTACTATTCCTTTAACCCACATAGTGTAAGTACCATTTACTGGAACTTGAAAACTTACAGTATTACTACCGGTAGTCAATGTCCATGACCCTTCATTACGTAAATCAGTTCTATATGTTAGCTCTTTAGTAGTAGTATCATAGGTTACAAAATTATTATAGTTTACGTTTCTAACTGGGTCTACAAAGAATCCTGATTCAGAACTAGATAAATCTACTCCAGACGCATTAAGAATAATACTGTTAGCATGCTGACTAACTGGTCCTGCATGGAAACCAATCGCAATAGCATTAGCTCCTTGACTGGTATTACCGGCATACGCACCAATAGCAATAGCATTAGATCCTTGAGTATTATGTCCTGTAAGTACACCAATAGCAATAGCGTAATTACCTTGGTTGAGACCACCTGCACCAGACCCTAAGCCTACAGCATAATTACCTTGGTTTTGTCTGCCTGCTTGATTACCGATAGCAACAGGGTCATTAGTAATCTGGCTATATTTACCTGCTTCCCAACCGAATCTAATTGCTGAAGCAAGATTTCCAGTCCATGCAGTAGTTTGTATAGTTGCATCTGGAAAGGTTAAAGTACCGTTTGTTCCAAATGTAAAATCGTTCTCAGTGTAAGTTGAGAAGTTTGGAGGACTTGCCATTGACAGATATCTTGTACGAATTACTAAATTCTCTTCAGTAGTTGTTTGGATAATTTCCGGAACTTGTAGTTTTCCATTACCAAGTACTGATAACGAATTAGTACCAGCAGTTATGCTAACACTCGATAATAATAATTGGTGATCAGCATAAAAATCAAGTATAGTAGTTAATGCCGTTAAAATTTGAGTATGCATATTTGCTGAAATAGCAGGGTAAAACAATAACGGAGCAGGTGGGCTTGATGGTATGTCGTTTTGAATTTCCCATGCTTGATTAACAATATTAATATAGGATTGAGCATTAGTTCCATTTACATTATCCCAACCTGCAAATGGCCAACCTTCAAGTGTTATACTTGGGTTATTATCAATTGCATATACAAATTCATTTATTCTCATGTTTTCCCATGTAGCAATTGCATGAGTGTACTTAATATCTGCATCAGCAATCTCTGAACCAGTGGTTGGTTCAATAACGCTATTGTTTGGTAAAATCAATGAACCAGTAGTTGAAAGAGTTAATTGATGATAATTTGATTCAAGTGTGATATGTCCAGGAGCAGTTCCAGATCCAGCTGTAATGCGAATATTACCGCCATTTGTTACTGAATTACCTGCAGATAATGTTATATCCCCACCTGTAGTATGTCCATAACCACCATCAATGTTAACATAACCTCCACTGCCGGATACATCGCTATCGCCTGCATAGATTTTAATATCCCCACCATTTACATCTGAATCCCCACCCCATATATAAACATCGCCGCCTTCACCTGAACCAGTTCCGCGTTGGCCTTGCACAATTATGCGTTGCGCAGATGACCCAGATGCAGGAGTTGGGCCTGTGATAATAACTTGCTTTGTTGGATCATCAAACTTTAAAACTTGTCCGCTTTGCACTCCACCGTTATGTAAATCTACAGATAATGTTGGGAATGTTGTAGTACCAGTTGAGTTAAATTCCCATGTATTAGAACTTACATTTATAATTAAACTATCTGCAGCTACTCGTTCTTGCCAGATACTATAGCTAATTGTTACCTCGTGTGCTATTGGTGCTGCTGATGGACTGATTGTATCTGGGGGAAGTTGAAGTATTTCGTTATATGTTAGATGACTTACTGGTAATGTGATACCCCATGGATATCCTGGTAATGAAGAAAACTCATAAAATAGTGCTTCTAATTCAACAAGAGCATTTACGTAAACTGATTCTAATTGTGATAACTCATTACCGGTATCTAAAATAATTCTACGAGCAGCTGATAATTCAACATCTCCGGATATTTGCATGTTTAAAGTTGAATCACCGTTAGTGATTGCACCTGGTACAGTTAATGTGCCATTGTTATCAAATGCCCAAGTATGTAATGCAGGATTGTATGTATTAATTACAACTGAAGAATAACTTGATAATGCAATTGGACTATCTTCAACACCAATTAATTCACTACCGTCAATTTGTAGTTGTGTATCATTTTTTACAGGAAAACTAATAGTGCCATTTGTATTTAATGTTACTGTATAGTTACCATTAATCATTTCGTTAGTAAACCCTGCAGGACCTTGAGGTCCAGTAGCACCAGTAGCGCCAGTTAAACCAGTAGCACCTGTATCTCCAATAAAGAAGCTTAAATTAGACCATTGAGAGGTTCCGTTACCTATTTTAATTTTATGTAAAGTGGTATCTAATCCAAGTTCTCCTTGACTTAGAATAGGATTTACTGAATTCCAATTTGCAGTAGTATCCCTTCTTATTTGTATTTTATTTGCCATTATGCGGCTCCTCCGTTGATTAGCATATCTGTGAATGTGTCTGTAGTAGCGTCACCGCCAGTAAAAGTTGGATCCTCAAATATTGTAGACGCGAAACCGCCATCTACAAGTGAACTTGTATTATATAAATTAAGTGCATTATCTGGGTCGTTATAAGTAGCTGTGAGACCAAACAGAGTCCCATTGGAAATCATAGCTGCTATAGTGTCTTGTATAAGTTCTTGAAGAGTGGTACTTGAACCACCTGTGATTTCGTACAATTCTGCAAAGTTAGCGTTAACTTTGTTAAAAGCGGCTTGTAAAGTATCGCCGCTTTTATCATTTGGAAATGTACCTGTGTTTATTATTAATCTTGACATATTAGATCCTCGTTCTAATATTTATCGTAAAACGAGGATCAATACTGATTGATAATATTATGCTTGTGCTTCTGACCAGCACAACCGTGCTGCTACACTAGCGTTAGCACCCAATGGAGTAACACAAATTGTAAGAATATCTGGACCATCTGGGTAAGTGTTTGATGCAGTTGGTGAAACAAATAGTGTATTACCACCACCAAACATACTGTTACCAATATCACGTACTTTTGATAAGTCTTGTGAACTAACACCACCAGCTGGAGCAAAGAATGTAAAGATACATTCACCACCTGTAACAGTAGCTGCAGTTGAATGCGATGCATATTGTGCTAAACTTGAACCACCTACAGGGTTAAATGTTCCATTTGAAACCCTTGCGTTAATGAATAATTCAACTTTAACACCAGATGTTGTTACATATACACCCATTGACGCTGGAGCAAGCTGCATACGGTTGATAATTTCTCTAGCTCCTAAAATACCAGTGAAACCACTATCAACACTTGGTGATAAACGAACACTGAATACAGGATATCTAACACCAACGTTTGCATAAACTACTGGAGTTTGTAAACCATAGTTAAACAAGAACGATTTATCATCGTCGTATCTACCATCCATCATTACAGCAGAACCCCAGTGACTGATTGAGCTTGCAACTTGTGGAGCATAAACTGATACCATAACTGGTGCAGTTGCACTATATGTAAATGTTTGTGCAGAAGATAAACCACCACCGCCTGTTAAACCGCCAGGACCTGTTAAGTTAACTCTTGCGCGTGTTAAACCAGTAAAGGTAGTAGCTGTTTTACCTGTATATTGAACAAATTCAGTAACAGCAGAAACAGTTGTTCCTGAAGCTTGAATACAAATATACCCTGCAGGTGGGAAACCTTCAGTTGACAACACATTGATAGTTGTTGTTTCAACGTTTGAAACAGTTTGTGTTATTCTTGTGTATGGCCAGTATGTGTTAGCTTCATAACGAGCTGGTAAGTTACCAGAACGCATGTAAGCTTCAGACATAGCGTTACCATGTGCCAAACGATGAGCATACATAGCTTCACCACGGTGGTTTTTAAAGCCCCAACGAATTGGACCTGCACCGTACCATGTATAATCCATTAACCACATTTGCATTTTAGTAATATCTAAGTTGAAACCACTTGATCCTGTTCCGTCACATTTATCAATGTTCCATTGACTTTGTGGAATTTTAGTATCGATTGTTTTACTAACAACAACAAGTGTAGGAGTATAAATTGGAGTACCACGATACTCAGGATAAATTGTCATAGATGTTTGTGACTCGATACTAACAACTGTATGAGATTGTCCTCTGATAACAACAAAATCACCTGGTATTAATTGTTCTGCCCATTTTGTTCCTGTACCTGTACAACGTTGTTCACCTGTGAACAATGTAGTGATATAACCTGAGATTTGAGTAGTACTTGATCTACGAACTGCAAATACTGTTTGACCATCATATTGGAAGAAGAAACCATTTTGTGTATCAAACATACCAATTCTTAAACTTGCACCGTACCATTGATATGGTTGAACTACAATATTCATACCACCAAGACCGCCAGTTGCAGGTGAAGCACTTGGGGCAACTAATGCAATATAAGTAAATGTTAAATCACTTGCTGGTTGCGCACTAACTGTAAATGTACCATTGTAATCAGCTTGATCACAACCTGAAACTTTAATTGTTGCACCTTGACCTAAGTTGTGTGGCAATTTAGTTGTTACAGTAACAGTAGTACCTGATGCAGTAATTGTATCAACTTGGAATGGGTTACAGAAGTTTGTACCAGTGTTAAATGAAATACCTTTACCAGATTGGTATCTGAAATAACGACGTGTTTGGCGAATTAATTGGTTGCCATGATATGGTAAACCAACACCAAATTGAACACCGCCGTCAAATGGTCTATGAATACTTGAACCCCATGATCTTGCAAATAAGATAGAACCAGAATGTGAAAGGGTTAATGATGAAACTGATGCAGATGTTGTATAACCCGAACCTGCGGCAAAAATACCAACTTGGAGAATACCACCAGTGGTTGTTGTTGCTAATACTTTAACAAACCCGTTAGTTCCACCTGGTACAGATAAAATATCATTAACGTTGTATAATGAACCAGCAGTTACTACAGATGCTGAAATTAAAGCACCACTAGTTGCAACTGTTGAAAGAACTAAACCAGAACCTGGAGGTGTAATTGTAAGTGAACCTGGGGCATTGATTACATCAAATGTAAATGTTACTGCATTTAATACAGTTTTTACAAACCATGAACCGTTCATGTTTGTATTACCAGTGTTAACTACAAAGATAGCTGAACCAACGGTTAAACCATGTGGCATTGTAGTAATACATTGTACGTTAGTACCGGATGGGCAATAAAACCCTTTAGTTGTATCAGCAGCACCAGCAGTAATAGTAATACCTGCTCCGGTATAGAATGTACCAACAAACATGTAAGTTTTTGTACTATCATATATGTTTGTAATAACAGGAATACTGCCATCACGAGCCAGGTAAGTAAACGCTGTTGGTGCAGAACCGCTTAATGATGGAGCTGCGGTTGGAATAATCCAGCCGTTTGCTACCGGGTAAATTGCATCTTGAACAAATATTGGAGTACTTGCAGTAATTGGGAAACCTAATTGCATTGTATAAGTTGTTGTAGCACCTGCAGTACCTGATACTGTTATTGTATATACGTTAGCAACTGGACCAGTTACACTCGTAACAGTTGAACCAACAGCAATAGAACTACCACCATTGTTTAATACTTGCATACCAACTATTGGCGCCATGTTTGGACTTGTAATTGTTAAAATGTTGGTATTAACAGTAGCACTAAAAGTACCGGTAACATACATTAAGTTTACAGTTACAACTCGAGAACCACCACCTGTTGGAATCATACTAACAATACCAACAGGTGCAGTATAATCGTAAAATGCTGATAAACGATTATTCATTAAACCAACTGTTTCCCATTTGGTTTGTTGAACACCATATTCAAAGTCAGTATCAATTAATGATTGAGCAGTACTGGTACGTAATTTCCCAATTGGATCTTGCAGTACTTCTGAAGGTTGAAATGATTCGTTTGTTTCTTCAATTAAAATTGATAATTTATCAGTGCTACTCATTGAAGTAGTATTATAAGTTAATACAATGGTAGTAGCTTCGTTATTAGCAATAATCGAAGGTGTATATGCCGATGCAGTTAATGAGCTGTCGGCAAAGTTATAGATCACAGTGTTAGTAGTAACGTTTGTGATCAAGATTAGCTGTTCTCTACGTAAATAGCGGCCAGTAATTGAAACTGTACGGCTCGCAGGAGTAAAGGTATAAGCTTCTAAAAGAATTCTTTTTGCCATTTGTATGTCCTATTATTTTGGTTTTGTAGATGTCGTTGTTGTAGTTTTTTCTTCAACTGGAGCAGCTTCTTCAACTGGAGCAGCTTCTTCAACTACAGGATCAGTTTCTTCAACTGGAGCAGTTTCACTGACTGGAGCACCTGGGACATCGATCAACCATTCAAACCCATTAACATTAACATCGTGTTGAACTGCAAAAATAATTTTGCCTTGGTAATTTAAAATGTGGCAATCTCCACCAGTTAATCGAGCACTACGATCCATTGCGTCTGCTAACGATAACCCAACTACTTCGTAAAAGTGCGTGTGGTTAGGAAATGCAGCATTTAATTCGTCAAACATAATTTTTATCCTCATATATTTTGTAATAGTATTTAGCTAATTCCAGAATTGAATAGTTTCTTTTTTCTGGGTGCTAACTCCGTCCCCGTTCATGATTGTATGGTAATTTGATGTAATAAACTTGTCAACTCGTCCTCTACTATCTATCATAATACGGGTCATATCGTTAAATCTAATTTTAGTTCCGATACCTTTTTCTGCTACTGTTTCAACTTTAGGTGCAAGTACAGTATTTAAGAAACTGTTATCAGCTCTTATAATATTATATTTTACTCCAGTGTTAACAGTAAACTTATTGATATCACTTGTTAATTTAACAACTTGTTTTGATAACGTACTCCAAATTGGTGATTCAAATACTGGAATACTTCTCGATTTAAATATATTTATTCTAGGAGTTCTATTATTGTTAGTAAATGTAGAAACAGATTGATTAACTGTTTTACCCCATACAAAGAACATACCTGATGTACTTGGTAAATCATATGGATTCTTAATAATCACCGAATCAGCTGATACAGATTCAATTGAGAATATTCTATCATACCCTGAGTTAGGTTGTAATATTCTAATATACCTACTGTCAATTGTCATTGGTATAGGGTTAATATACAATGTAACGTATGCTGCTGACGAATCAATTATTGAAAGTATATCATTGCGTTCTTCAAATGCATACCACTCTGCAATTGTTGGTAACGTACTTCTTCCATTTATACCGTTTACATAAATTGGCACATTTGACCATGATAGATAAGATGAAACAGTAGTTGATTCTACTTCTTTACTAACATAACTTTCAATAGAAGTTAGTTTAGTTGCTGATACTACTTTACTAACTGTAAACTTATTAGGTTCACCTTTAGCGTTATAAGTAATTGCAGTTGAGTTAACAGTAAACTTGTTTGGCTCACCTCGAATACCTGTTTTAGGTAATGTTACTGAACTCAATGAATTGTTATTTCTTAACTCTCCAACATTATGGAATAATGCTTTATTAAGTGGTTTAATTCTTGAATAATACAAATTCTCTTTAGGTGATACAGGCGGTGCAATAGTTACTACTAAATCCTGTGGATAGATTGACGATACTGCTTTTTCAATATATAAATTATCGGTTACATATAAATCAGTAGGTTGTGGAATTGTTATTGAATTTGTAGTACCTGCAATTACTGTAACATATATCGAATATGGGTAATTTGTTATTTTAACCAAACTTCCTGTTGGGAATGGTACAAATGTTTGTGCATCAAAATATAATGTTTTAACAGTATTAACACCAGTTAAGTAATGTAGTATATCGTTTTCGTTTGCATACCAATTTGCAGTATCTGTAGAAGTCGTAGTAGTATCAACACTTTGTAAACTTACTCTTATTTTAAAATCACCTGGGATAGTATCTGCAGGGAACACTTCTAATCGATCAGTTTTTGAAACACCAATAGCACCAAGTGATACTGAATTATAGAAAGATACCCCTCGTAAGTTTGGTTGGTTTTCCGCAGCAAATAAGTTTTCTCTTGGTAATGTTGACTGCCGTATAATACCTTGTGGCATTAAGACTGATGATGCATAGTCTTTAGAATATACAGGAGACGTTACACTAACAATTCTAATTGGCCCTTTTGGAAAATTAGGAATTGAATTTATTGTAATTGAAAACAAAGTAGAATCAATTACTTCAACTACTTCGCTAAAACTACCATCTACTTGTTCAATTTTAACAAAATGTCCAGTATAGAAACGCTTATCAACACCTTCAAATGCAAAGAACAATGTTCTCGTTGTTCCAACATTATCAACTACTTCTGAGATTACATTAGTATATTCAAATATCAACCAATCAATAATACTTGATTTTGATTCATTGAAAAGATTAACTGAAACATTAGTTGGTACGTTGTAATAGTTGTTTAATGATGCAGGATCTGGTTTAATTCTTAAATCAAATAATGCTTCGTTTGGTGCTGATAATCTAACACCAATACCTAAATTAACAATACCAGTTGGGAAGTAAATTGGGAACATATTTGGATTAGCAGTAACAGATTCGTTACGACCAAACTTCAATGTTGGTAACTGATCAGCAAGTCGTTTGTTATCAGTTGATTTACCATATTTCCCAGATGCCATAGTTGCATAAAACAGATTCTCGCTTGGAGTACTTGGTTTAGTATTAACTATAACAGTTCTTTGATCAGTTGTTGATATTATAATGTTTGATAATATGTTAGAAAGATCAGGTTTTACTACAAACTTAGATGTAGAAAAATTAACTTTTGGTGATTCAAGTATTACATTATTAGGTACTGTGAATCGATCAACTTTATTAGTTTTTAAAATAGCTTGATCAGCTGTTAATTTCAGTAATTGCGATACTGGGTTTGAAACTGGTGTTTCTGTAGTAGTATAGCTTGCTGATTTAAACTTAGAAATACTGTAGATATTATTATTGTCTGTATAACTAACAGTTGCATCAACTGAATCAAAGCCCCATTGCATAAACATGTTAGAAATACTTGGAAAATCAATCGGTTTAACAATTGTAATTGAGTTTGCAGTATTTGAAATTAATGTTACAGTTTGAGAATATCCAGTGTCTTTTATCAATCGAACTGAAATATTATTGTATATAGTTGGCATAAAGATGTCGGTAAAATACAATGTAATATTTGGCGATGATAAGTTTGTTGTTGTTAATTTATCAAATTCAAATGCATACCATGCTGCAGTATTTGCAGAATTAGAATTTGTACCAATTATAGCAACTGGTGTATTCCATTTAATAACAGGTGTAGTTACAATTGATTTAACTTCTCTTGATGCATATGATTTATCGCTTGCAAGTTTAAATAATTGCTGTCTGATATCACCTTTTGATGTTGAAACACTATTTGTTGTTGTGGCTGCATTATAAGTCTTAGCAGAACGTAATACTGGACTTATTAACCCATAGAACAAGTTTTCTCTTGCATTAACCGGCGGACGAGTAGCATCAAATACCAATGATTGTGGGAAGTACGATGGACTTGAACTGTAAATCGATGTTCCTGCATTAGTTGTAATAAATGCAGATGTTTTTACAAATGATATTGTTGAAAACGTAGTTGCTGTAACTTGTACAGGATATGTTCCACCGTCTATCATTGATATAGTTACCGTAGAGTTTAATCTGAAAATGTACGATTGCTGTGTAGCAAATGATACCGTAGTTCCAAAGTAAATGTACAATTCAGAATCTGGAATGTTATCATTTAGAATGGTTATACTTGTAGCAGTTGACGAAAGTACATTAACAGTTTTGAAATATCCAGTATCATATTTTATTAAAGTAACGGTTGATCCAATAGTTCTTCCAGTTGTATTTGTAAATGTTAGTGTGATATTTACAGGTGCTGCAAGTGGAGTTATTGTTAAAATATCTGAATCATAAGTATACCAAGTGCTAACATTGTTTAAGGTTGATTTAGTTCTACCTGAAATTAATATAGCAGTATCTACCGATGTAATAACTGGTGTTAAGTTTTCAATAACTCCTTTAACATTCTCAAATACTTCTAATCTTGGTTTAACTTGATACGAGATTGTATCACCTCTAACTACTGTTGATTGGTTAACTTTTGAAGTAGTGAATACAGGTGTTGCATCCGATCTTAAAACTGTGCTAATTCTTGTACTACTAATTTTTGGTGTTTCAAACACTACTGTATTAGTGATTGGTGTTTTTAGCTGTTTAAATGTTACAACCTTAAATGAAGTGTTATCGCTTCTTACAACAATACTTGGTGATGTTTTATTCACTAATGGCACTATACCTGCACTGGCTAATTTTGCAGGTGGGCTTTTAAGAATAAATGGTATAACATTTGTATCAAAGTAGCTAACAGTTTCAGTTGTAGTATTTGTACCCATTAACATATACATTCCAGATATAGTTGGGAATGCAATAGGCATTGCAATGGTTACTGATGATGTTGTGTATGAAATTAGATCAAATATTCTATCATAGTTTTCAGCCGGTAAAATTATACGAATTTTATCAATTTTAAAATTACGTGTATTTGAAAAATACAAGGTCAATGTATTTTCCATAGAATCGTATGTTTTTATTGTATTGTATAAATCGTCACGTAAGTACCAGTTAGCTACAGATGGTGTTGTGCTTATTCCACTTCTACCAGAAATATAAAATACATCAGATAACCATTTTACAGTTGGTGTTGTAACTACAGTTGAAACTGTTTTAGATGCATAGTTTTGTACTGATGTAAGTTTAGTAGTTGACGTAGTCTTACCAACCGCTAGTGTAGTTTGATCTTGCGCAAGTGTACGATTATAATCATTAACAAATACCGAAGTTGGTAATGTTCTTGATAACAATTTATAATACGTATCGTGCGGAGCATGTCCTGTAGCAGAAGAAGTTTGCCATCCAGGATATACAAATGGACTTGCATTAGTAACTGTTACAATTGAATTTGTAGTATCGTAGAATCTTGATTTAACAAATGTAACCGAATAACTTGTATTGCTCACAACTGGAAATGACAATGCATAGTTATACGTGTTTGATGCTACTTTAACATAAGTTCCAAATCCATTACCAATATAGGATGGGAATATAGCAGTTGAGTTAATATAAATGTGTAAGTTTGAAGTACTTGTTAAATCATCTGATGTTGCAATAGTAACACTATCGGTTGTTGATGAAATAACAGGAACTACTTTAAAATACCCAGTTGTATAATTTATTAAGGTAATAGATGAACCAATGCTATATGTAGTTGGACCAAAATATAAAGTAACAGTTGCACTTGGTGCAAGATTTGTTAATTTGAAAATATTAGATTCAGTTGTATACCAAGAAATTACATTAGTTGTATAGGTTGCTGATCTTCCAATAATTGGAATAGTATTTTCAATAGTTTGTGTAACATTAATCGGTTGATCATATGTAAACCCAATGTTATCAAATGTTTCTAATCTTGGTTTAGCTTGATATGCAATCGAATCACCTCGCAGCATCGTTTGAAGTAATACTTTTGATACCTGTGGTACTGATGTTTCAACAAAACTTTTTACAGCAAACTTCTCAACAATTGGTGTTTGATTAGTATTAGTGTATGTAACTGTTTCAATATTAGTTGATGTACCCCATATTGCATACATTCCATTAATGGGTGGGAAATTCCCTGGATTTGTAATTGTTACTGAGTTAACAGTAGATGAAACAATTGTAAAAATTTGACTGTAACTTACTGTAGGTTGCATAATACGGATCTTATCACCTATCAAAGGATAAGGTGTAGGACCGTAATATAATGTTATAGTGTTACCAAGATCAGTTGTAGTTATAAAGGTATTTGATTCAAATGCATACCATCTTTGAATAGAAGGATTAGTACTAATGCCTTTAATACCAGTTATTGGAGTATTTGATCCCCAAATAACTGTAGGTGTTGATACAGTTGATGCCACACCTTTACTTGGATACATTTTATCAACTGATACTACCTTAGCAATTTGTTTTGCTAAATTACCAGATGTAACTGTTGTTTTATCGGCAATAACTTTAACTGAAATCGATGTACTGCTAACTTTAATTTTACTTGGTTCTCCAGTTACTACAATTGCTTTTAATTTTACACTGTTAGATGGTAGTTGTACAGGTGCATCTCTTAATATAGTCAATTGTTTAGTAACATTTGAAACTGCTGGAATCTCAAACGTCTGTATATTTGATGCTTTAAATAACTTAACAATGTTGATTGAATCGTTAGCAGTGTAAGATACTGAAGTAGTAGTTACATCTTGTCCCCAAACAAAATACAATCCGGTAATAGCTGGGAAATTTCCAGGATCTTGAATTGTAATTGAGTCATATGTAGATGAAACTGGTATAAAGACTTTATCGTAACTAGTTGCAGTATTTCTAATTCTTACTCGATTAGTTTTGTTACGTATATTAGATGGGTTAAAGTATAACGTAATATAATCTGAAACAATAGTAGTTGAAACGAATGTATTTTTTTCAAATGCATATACATTAGCAATAGATGGATTTGTGCTAAACCCAGTTCTACCAGTAATATAAATTAGTTCATCATACCATATTGGAGCAGTTGCACTTGTTATAGTTGATAATTCTTTACTTTGATAATTTCCAATTTTAACTGAAGTTAGAGCCAATAATTGTTTAGCAACATTGCCTTGTTTAATTTGGTTATTATCATTTGTAAGTTTAACTAGTTGTTTTGCCAATGTTCCGCTTACTGGAGCATCTACTAATTGACCTTGAAACTGTTTAACTTGTTTAATCAGTGGTACTGAATTTGGATCAGTATAAGTTACATCAGTTTGTGTAGTTGAACGACCCCATGTGAAGTACATTCCTGAGATAGGAGGAAATTCGCGTGGTGCTTCGATTGTTACTGAGTTAACAGTGGATGACACTACATTAAAGATTTGATTGTATCCAGTGTAAAGTTGTACAACACGAATTTTATCACCACCATTATATAAAGTTCTACCTGTGTATAACGTGATGTAATTAGATGCAAGAGCAGTTGGTAAAATGATGTTTAAATCAAACTCGTACCATGCTGCAACTGATGGATTTGTGCTATGTCCACTAATACCACTAACTGTAATCTGATCTGTATACCATATTACGGTTGGGAATGTTATACTTGTTGCACGTTCTGTACTTGCATATTTTCTATCAGATGTAAGTTTGACAATTTGTTTTGCTAAGTTGCCTGAAGTAACAGTTGTTCTATCAGATGCTACTTTAACTGATAGTGTGGTACTACTTACTTTGATAGCACTTGGTTCAGCTTTAACTATTATTCCTTTTAATTTTACACTATCGGATGACATCTTAGCAAGTGTATCTCTTAGTGAAATTTTAGAATTTATTAATATTCCATTAGCAGGAGTTACACTTGATGAACCTAATCCGGCTGAACCTTTGTTTAATGGTCTTAGCATTGAATAGTACAAGTTTTCTCTTGAATTAGTTGGGATAACAGTAGTTACTACTTGAGATTGTAAGTATACCGAAGCAGTAATTCGTTCTATATACAAGTTATCCATTGGCAATATAGTTGCTGGTTGTAAGAAACTAATTGAATTGACTGTACCTGTAATTACTGTAGCAGTAATTGACATTAGGTCAGATGATATTTTTACAGTTGTGCCATTAGGATATGGAACTGCTAATTGCGTATCAAAGAATAATGTTTTAATAGTTGCAGGCGCAGATGTTGTAGTAATAACATTATTTTCAAACGTATACCACTGTAATATGTTGTTAGTTGCTGTTATTAAGTCAGATGTTTGTCTTGTAGCAAGTAATTTAAAATCACCTGTTATTTTCGTATCTTGGAAAACTTCAAGTCTGTTAGGTTGGCTAACATTTGTAACACCTGCAGCTCTATTACCAATTGAGTAATTAAATCCACGTAAGTTAGGTAATGTTTCAGTTGCGTACAAGTTTTCTCTTGGTAATGTAGTTTGAATAACAACACCGTATTGCATTAATTGTGAAGCAACTAATGATCTACTGTATACTGGGTTTGAAACACTAACAATTGTCATACCGCTAATACTTGATGGAAAACCATCAACTTTTGCAAATGTTATGCTAAATGGTGTAGTTGATATTAGTTGTACAGTTGCAGAAAATCCACTTGATAACTGTTCAATTTTAACATAGTTGTTTTCATAGAATAGTTTAACTAAACCTTGTGTTGGACTATTAAATGTTAATGTCTGTGTTAATCCAGGAGTTGGTGTAGTTGATGCAACTATTTGATTTTCGTAAATATACCAAGATACAATATCATAGACTGCAGATTGACCAGTAACTGTTACTGGATTACCTTCAACTACATTATTAAAGTTAGATAACGCATACGATTTAACTGGGTCACTTGGTACAGTAAATTTACTGTTAGCTGTAGGAGAAGTTGAAATCCCAGTTGGAATACCAAGTGGATTCATTTTTGCATATATTACTACTGGTGTTGCATCACTAGAGTTTCCTGCATTAATATTAGATAAAACGCCGTATACTTCTTTATAAGTTTTTGCACTATATTTTTGAGGTACTACTTTTGAATAGAAGAAGTAATCACATGGTCTTGATGCAGCACCATTTATAAGAATTGAATTTTGATCAATATAGTAATCAGTTGTAGCATATACCCCTATACCAGTATAGTTGATAGGAGGAAGTTGATCAATTTTAAGTTCGGGCAGTGTTGCAAGTTTATGTTTAAGTTTGGTTACTGTTTCAGTAGACAGTGCAATGTTATTACCTCTAACACCTAATTTAATCTTTGTTAACGCTGATGCAGGTGTTGCGAATACATGTGTATTTGTAACAGTAAGTTTCATAAGTTTAGAAACTAGTAATTGCGTTGGTTCAGATCTTACAGTTATTAGTTGTTTAGACATACTGCTCAATGATGATAGAGGATTAGGTGCAATTCCATTAACACTTCCGGTTAATTTAATAAAATTACCAATGAGTGGAAGAACTGGTAATGATTTAGCAAATATAACCTGCTTGCTTAATTGAGAATAACTAATATCTGCCGATACTGTTTTTAATTTTGTAATTGATTTAGACAACCCTGATGACACAGGTGCTTCAAATACTTGAGAAGCTCCTGGTTTGTATTTTGTCATAGGTGACATAGAAATTACTGTTTTATCGGCTACTAATTTTGCTAATACTTTTTCTAATACAGCTGATCTAAGGTTGTTTCCAGACCCAGTACCTATAATTCGTACTCCAGATCGCAATCCAGGGCTTAAATTAAAGTAGTATAGATTTTCTCGAGGATTAACCGGTGTAGTTACTAATGAAACATTTTCTTGAGGAAATACGGATTTTGTAAAGTTATCAATGTATGTCCCATCAGTAAGGAATGCGTCAGACGTATCTAATATTACTGAATTGTTAGTACCTAATGCCACTGTGAATAATTTTGAATATCCATTTGTATTGTTTCTAAGTCTAATAGTGCTACCAGTTGGAAATGGTATTACGATTTGATTTTCAAAATATACAGTTTTAACTAATACTGCAGATGTGCCATATGTTAAAATATCAGAGTCGAATGCATACCAAATACTTGTATTTGGATTTATAGTTATAAGATCAACTGATTGGCCAGTTATTGCAAAATTCTTATCACCAGTAAGAGCTTGATGTGTAAATGTTTCTAATTTGCTGTAGCTTGCTAATAAACGAGAATCTGCAAAGAATTGAGAAGTAGAAAATTTTACACCTCTAAAGTTTGGCAAATTTTCAGATGCAAATAAGTTCTCACGGGCCTTAGTAAGATTAGAAGGAACACCTTTACTTAACATTTCTGACTGCACTACAGATTTTGGATATACTTCCATAGTAACATTTACTAATCTCAACGCTCCAGTATTTGTAGTAGGAAACCCGTCAACTACATCAAAAGTAATGCTTGCAACTGATGCTTCTCTAATTTGTACAATTGCACCAAACCCGGTTGTATCGTATGATATTTTAATTTTTTGATCTTTCTTATATCTTATTGATCCATTTTGAGAATTATCAAAGTATAACGTCTGTGTATTAACTACAGTCCGAGGTGATGATGTTAAAATTGCAGATTCTTTAATATACCAATCAACAACATTATACCCTAGATTGTACTGTCCGTTAATATATATTGGATTGTCAATTTCAGTTGATACGTTGTCAAACCAAGATAATTTAGGTGATACTTCTGGTAAGGTTGTAGTATTAAAGTTGTAATACCAACGTTTTGCAGATGTTGCTCCAGGTGCTGGAAAAGTAGTTGGTGCAGACGGCACAGGTGTACCTGGAAATAAATCAGTAGTAACGTTTACTAATCTAAGTCCGGCGGTATTAACTATTGGAAATCCATCAAAGATATCAAAGGTAATACTTATTGGTGTAGATTCTTTAATAGTTACGATCTTGGAAAAACCGTCTCCAAGATATGTTAGTTTAATATCAGTATTTTTTCGATATAAGATCGCCCCAACTTTATCGGTATTATTAAGATATAAGGTTTGAGTTATAACCGGAGTTCTTATTGTTTTTGTAAGAATATTGCTTACACTGCTAAGATACCAATCTGCTACATTATATGCAACATTGTATTGGCTACTTATGTAAGTAGGCGAATCAGTTTCAACTGGACTGTTTAAATATGTTGATAATTTTCCAAAAACAGATGGAAGATCACATGAAACAAAGCTATCGGTTAATTGAAATGAGTTTGGTGCACCAGGTGCTGGAAAAATAATATTAGTAGTCATGTTATTATTTACCAAAAAAATAGCTGCGGGTTAGGCAGCTATTTCTTGTTTACCTAAACAACTGGTAAATTATGCAGGAATTGCAAATCTAAAGTTGTTTACAAATACTGCAGAAGGAGTAGTACTGTTTGATGCAGTAGTATCTTCTAAACTACGATATTGTGCAGTTACAGGAACGTTTGGTGATGCTACGTTAACGATTGTAAATCTATAAGTTTCAACACCTGTTTTAGTTGATGTAACACTGTTACCAGGTGATGTAACAACCCAGTGATCAGTTGCAGGAGCAGTTGAATCATAGAAATCATTTACTGTATCAACAGTTACACTTACTGTATCCATCAATGAACCTAATGCACTTGGAATTACTTTTAAACCAAAAATTCTTCCACGGATATCTGGATCATATGCAGGCCCCATAACAACTACTGGGCTAAACATAAAGCGTTTGCTGTTATAAACGTTAGAGTTAACAGGTACTAAATTTCCTAAGTGCGGCATTGGGAACGCGTTTGTAACTGTAGCAGTCATTAAACCTGCAGAAAGTGTACCAGGAGAATTACCATACATACCAGTTGCACTTTGTTCAATTAAATGTCCCCAACGTCCAGTAGTAATTGTACATGCTGAATAAACATGAGCATTTTTACCAATTAAGTCACCACTACTTACATGCACACGTGGGCAAGCATAGATACCACCATGTACTGACAAGTTAACACTGTTTAATGTGTAGTCACTCGGAGCAGTTGGAATTTGTGATGATCCAGTTGGGAATCTATCAGAATGGAAGTATGCAAAGCAAGGCCATGGACTGATGTTTGGTTGTCCAGTAGGCGAAATACTTGTGAAATAGTTTACACCATTTGAAGTAGTTGTTCCTAAACCTGTACCAACGTCTTCTGGTTGTGCTCTTTCAAATTCAATACAACCTAACCATGATTTTTGTACATTTAAGAATGATTTACCTTGGATAATAAAGTATCTTGGTTTAGCAAACAAATACAAGAAACCACCTGCAGTCAGCGATGTAGTTGTACGATCGATAACAGCACTTACTGAAGCTGTGTTATCACTTAAATCAGCTTTGTTTAAACCAACACCACCTGATTGTCCAAGTCCAGCAACCCAACGTTCGTATACAACTAAGTTATATGCACCGTCAGATGTAGCAAATGTACCTGTTGATTGCATTGGCCACCAACGGAATCCAAAGTATTTACGATCTAAGCTTTGGTTAAACAATGCAACCGATGCTTCAGCTGATTTGTTTGGAGCTGAGTAAATAAATTCAATAAACTCGTTTTGTCCTGAAGAAGGTGTTGGGCACCAAACTGCTGGAGATTGTGCTGCTGCAATTTGTGATACTGGAATTGAGTTACGTAATGGTGTACCAAGTACTAAGTTGTATGGACCAGCACCTGTTTGTGATACGATATATGTATACAATGGAACAGTTCTAAAAATTGGTGTAATACCAACTGTTGCTGCAAATGAATAACTTGCAGTGAATGCAGAATCAGATGTAATAGATGCAACGGTTGTGTAAACACCTGCGATACATACTTCAGCACCGACATGTAATTCAGTTCCAAATTTAGTACCATAACCTGTAACAGTTGTACCTGCACCAGTAACAGCAACTGAACCAGTTAACATAACAGGAGGTCCGCCAGCATTTTGAATTTTGATAAAGTTGTTAACTGTGTTAATACCTGAAACTGTGTTTACAGTAATTGATGTAGCACCAATTGTTGCTGCAGTAGTAACATAAGATACAGTTGAGAATTTACCAATTGCAGTTGCACCTTCACGTGTACCTTCTAATACATAACCGTGAATTTTTTTCTTTTTGTATACAGTTGACAATGCAGGAATTGTAGGCATATCTTGTCCTACGCGGAACATTGTATCACTGATGATTTGAACAACAGTTGCTTCAGTTCCATTAACAATAATATCGTCACCTACACGCAATTCTTGTGATAACACAGTATTACCTGATTGAACATACGCAATCAATGTGTCATCTTTTCTAAATGGAGATGCCGAAATTGCTTCACGAATAGTACCATCAGTACCGCCTGATGAATATGTCGGTGCAGATAAAGTTGCAGCGTTGTATGCAGTTGGAGTGAATGTACGTAATTCATCACCAATCCATACTTGACTTGCAGCTAATGGTAAATCCCAGTAGAAGTTAGCACCAACTACGTTACCTGGTATAACTGCTGAAGCACCGGCTGCAACAGCGATAGTTCCACGTGGGTATGATTTTACTTTTAAGTTACTGTCAAAGAAATCAAAACCAGCGTTAACTGTTAGTTGTGTGTTGCTAAGAATTGCAGTAATTTGTCTAACACGACCACCGATTACAATTGTTCTACCAGCAACACCGTTGATTGCTTTGTAAATTGCTGATGCAGTTGAAATTGCAGATGCAGGCGGTACTGTTACAGTTGCAGTTGTATCATTAGTTACAGTTGCAATTGTGAAGTAGTTACTTGCACCAATTCTAATTGAATCACCAGGTTGTAATGCTGTAGTTGAAAGACCAGTACCTGTTGCAAATTGTGAATTAACACCAGTAATAACACCGTCTGTACCAACTGTAACGGTTACTGCAGCAGTACCTGTAAGTTGTACGTCGGTTACTTGGTTTGTAAGTTCACTTAAAAAGTATGTTCCAGTACCGTTAACGATTGTGCTGTTTAAATCCGCTGTAACTGCAACAGATCCGCTAATGATATTTGAAAAATTGTAGTACCCTGTACCAGTTGTTGTGTTGTTAGCTGTCCCCAATAAAGTATAGTTAATAACTTTAATTGAAGATGCAGTTGTAACTGCAGGGCTAAATGCTTGAGTTACAGTAAAACTTGTATCAGAAGCAACTGATTGTACAATACGCAATTGCCCGGCAAGCATGATAGTATCGCCTGCTCTTACTTGTGTGTTAAAAATTGTGTTGTTTGTACCAGTAACAGTTGTGCTTGCTGCTGTTGCTGTCCCCTGTAACGTATCGTTTCGTAACCATTTGTCAACAGTTGCGAAAGTAGGCCATTGTTCAGAACCTGTACCACTTGCTGGGTATGTGATTGCTGCACTATTTCTGCCAAGTTCGTTAAGTACTGCCATTTTTTATTCTCCTTATTAATGAAGTAAGCTCGTCACTTCGATAAATGTATTTAGTTTATTTCACTGATTATAAAGTAAAGTTAGACTAAAATTAGTACCTGCTCCTGCCACTACGCTAACCGTAAGTCGATCATTTGTATTGATACCAATTTGTAAACCAGTGTACATTGCTGTAATATTTGGTGCGTCAATTTGAAAAAATTGAACTAAGTCACCGCTTTTATATAATCCAACCATTATTTGTGAGGTTGTCATATTACCAACTGTTAGCTGTACAGATGTTATTAGTGAAGTAGCAACTGGAACAAAAATTGCACTTCCTAAAAGTGGTGCATGGAATTCTCCTAATATATTAAATGTTTTAATTATAACAGGTGGGACATTATTTAAATCTTCGTAACTACCAGTTTTTGCTACAGTTGATAATCCTAAATTTGTAAATGCATTTAATTTTTCAGTATCTGACAGATTTTGATTATTAACATCATATCTTATTGATGCAGTTACAAATTCAGTATATTCTAATCCATCTGCAGTAGAATTAACTCTTAAAACATTACCAGCTGCCCCGATTGGTAATGTAGTCATCTCATTATTAAGAGAACCAATTAGTATATCATTGGGATTAATAGATGAAAGACCAGTACCACCGTATTGTGGAGTTATAACAGTACCATTCCACTCACCGGTAGTAATTGTTCCTAATGTAGTGATACTTGTTTGACCAACGTATGTGCTATCGATATCAATATTGGTAGTTGATACTACAATTCGTCCATCAGTTCCTGCTTGTATTATCCCAGGAGGTCCTTGTTCACCTGTTGCACCGGTTGCACCAGTTGGTCCTTGTACACCAGGTACACCTTGTGGACCAGTATCACCTGTATCACCTTTAGGTCCTTGTAATCCGGTTTCTCCTTGTGGTCCAGTTAAACCAATAGGACCTTGATCACCAGTATCTCCCTTAGGTCCCTGTAAACCAGTTTCTCCTTGTGGTCCAGCAGGTCCAGTTTCACCTGTATCACCCTTAGGTCCTTGTAATCCAGTTTCACCTTGTGGTCCAGCAGGTCCAGTTTCACCTTGTGGACCAGTTGCACCCGGAATACCTTGTCCACCTGTTGAATATGGTAAATCATTCCATCGATGAATTCCATCACCAATCTTAAATTTACCACCTTGATCTAATTCAATTGCTAATTCACCTTCAGCAAGAAGTGGATTATAATAAGTCCAGTCTGCCGCGAGTCCTCGCCGTAGTTGTAGCTGATTAGCCATTTATTCCTCCAAAATCAAAGGTTACTAATCCGCCGTATACTGAATTAGGTCCACCTCCGTCTATCATAAATTGTGATAAATCACCTTTAGGTCCTTGTGGTCCAATCGGACCAATATCACCTGTGTCGCCTTTAGGTCCTTGCGGTCCTACAGCTCCGTCTATTCCTTGTCTTCCGTCAACACCGGCAGGTCCTTGTTCTCCCTGAGGTCCTTGTGGACCAATTGGTCCAGTTTCACCTTGAATTCCTTGAATTCCTTGTGGACCAGTTTCGCCTTGAATTCCTTGAATTCCTTGTGGACCTTGATCTCCGGTATCGCCTTTAGGTCCCTGTATGCCTTGAATCCCTTGTGGACCAGTTAAACCAATTTCTCCTTTAAGACCTTGTTCGCCTTGTGGTCCTTGTGGCCCAATCGGTCCAGTTAAACCAGTTAAACCACGTGGTCCTTGTTCTCCCTGAAGGCCTTGAGGTCCTTGGTCGCCTTGTGGACCAATTAATCCTGCAGGTCCTTGTGGTCCTTGTGGCCCAGTTAAACCATCTGCTCCCTGTGGTCCTTGTGGTCCAACAGCACCAGTTAAACCAGTAGCGCCAGTTAGTCCGCGTTCTCCCTGAAGTCCCTGCGGACCTTGCGGTCCTTGTGGACCAGTTAAACCAGTAGCACCTGTTGCACCAGTTAACCCCTGTGGTCCTTGAGCACCTTGTTCGCCTTGAGGACCAGTAGCACCAGTTAAACCACGTAGACCTTGCGGTCCTGTTGGTCCAATTTCTCCTTGTGGTCCTTGTATACCTTGAGCACCAGTTAATCCAGTTAAACCACGTTCCCCTTGTATACCTTGATCGCCTTGTGGTCCTTGTGGTCCAACAGCACCAGTAGCACCGGTAGCACCAGTTAGGCCACGCTCTCCTTGTATACCTTGCGGTCCTTGTGGTCCAACAGGACCAGTTGCGCCAGTTGCTCCTGTAGCGCCAGTTGCACCTGGTAATCCGTCTGCACCTGCAGGGCCTTGTGGTCCAACTGCGCCAGTAGCACCAGTTAAACCAGTTAGTCCGCGTTCGCCTTGTAATCCCTGCGGTCCTTGTTCGCCTTGTGGTCCGGCAGCACCAGTTAAACCAGTTAGTCCGCGTTCTCCCTGCGGTCCTTGTGGTCCAATTGGTCCTTGTTCACCAGTAGCACCAGTTAAGCCGCGCGGTCCAGTCGGTCCTGCCGGTCCGGTATCGCCTTGTATACCTTGTGGACCAGTTGCGCCAGTAGCACCAGTTAAACCAGTAGCGCCAGTTAACCCCTGTGGTCCTTGTAATCCCTGTGGTCCTTGTGGGCCAACAGCACCAGTTGCACCAGTAGCGCCAGTAGCGCCTGGTAATCCGTCTGCACCTGCAGGTCCTTGTGGTCCAGTTGGTCCAGTTAAGCCAGTTAACCCACGTGGTCCTTGATCACCGGTATCACCTTTAGGTCCAGTTGGTCCAGTTAAACCAGTAGCACCAGTAGCACCAGTTAGTCCTCGTTCCCCTTGTATACCTTGAGGTCCGTCAGGTCCAGTTGGTCCGGTTAAACCAGTTAAACCACGTGGTCCTTGATCGCCTTGAGGTCCTTGTGGACCAGTTAAGCCTTGAGGTCCTTGTGGTCCAGCTGGGCCAGCTGGCCCTTGTGGTCCTGTAGTATATTCGACGCTAATAGTTCCGTCTGCGCTAACAGTAATACCAGAACCAATTTTAACACCGCCGAGGATAGATGAAGTAGCAATAGGTGTAGCAGATGCAGATCGCCATGTATTTGCATATCGGATATTTAGATTGCCAGTTGTGGTATTCCACCACAAAGTACCTGGATCTAAAGAAGATGGAGGAGTGCTTGAAACGTAGATTGTTGCGTTGCCGGAACCCCCTCCACCTCCAGATCCTCCAAAGGTGAGTGGAATACCGCCAAGCGTTATACCGTCAGATAATCGTAAATCGCCGACATCTTCGTTATAAAATATAATACCTTTTTCGCCGACAAAGTCGTCGGCATCAATTTTAACACGTCCTGATCTAATCTTTTGAGTGGTCATACATGTATTTATTGTAGATTATCAAAAGATTAAGCAGGGTGTATAAGTAACTAGCGACGTCGTTTAGCTAGAATCGCTTCTTTTTCTAATTTTTTACGGTAACGTGCTTTTGCAGCGCCTGCTTCACGTTTACGCTTTGTAGTGGGTTTTTCGTAGAATTCTTTCTTACGTAGAGTTTCTAATTTATTTGAATCTTCAACTTTGCGTTTAAATCTACGCAATGCTTGTGTAATATTTTCATTTTCTCTTACTGAAACTTTAACTTTATTCTGCAGTGTTATCATTATCTTCCTCATTGTTAATTTGATCAACTATCCAATCTAAATCAAAAATTCTATTTTTAGAAATTAAATTGTATGGTGTTAGTTCGTCGTTAGTTATATAATATGATTCTGGGTGTGTTAGCATAAAACTAATAAACAGTTTAGTAGTTGGATCACAATTATCAACATCAATAATTATTACAGCTACTTGATGCATTACACTCAATAACCATTCAATATCTGGTTCGTCAGTATCGTAAATGAAGACATTCATGTCTTCATCAGATTGACTAATAATAGTTTGAAAATTTTCTAAAACATTATTTGATGGACGTACTAATAAATAACCAACATCTAAATTAAAAAATTTATCTGGAGGAGTTATAACTGTAACTTTTCCTAAATTCATGTGACCTTCTATGTAGTGATTAGTTTTGTTTTGTATTTAGTGTAAAAACCTTTCACTGTTAAAGAAACCTTTTGAACACCGGTAATTCCAATTCTTTTAGCAGCTTCTTTTGAAAGATCAATGATTCTGCCTTTTAAAAATGGTCCGCGGTCATTGATTCTAACTAGTACTGATTTATGATTTACATCATTAGTTACTTCAACAACTGTGCCAAATGGTAATGTCTTATGTGCTGCAGTTAGTTCTTTTGGACTAAAATATTCTCCGTTTGCAGTTTTTGGTCTGCGACGATATCTTGGTCCTGATTCATAACCATACCAGCTTGCATAACCATTCATGCTATCTCCAGATGCTAACGGATTTCTGTGTTTATGTTTTCTGTGTTTTTTGAATAATGCAATTTTATGTTTCATTTTTGCATTGTGTTTAACTTGTTCGACATGTTTTTCGTTGACATGTTTTTGTGACGCATCTACTGGAAATGCGGTTGAAATTAATGAGAGGGCAAGAAGCCCTATTGGTAGTGAATTTTTCATATTTTCTCCTTTCACTTGGTGTGCTCTGTCACAGCCGCACATTACATTAAGGGAGTAAACTGCACGAGGTTCTTCGAACCCATTTGTTCGTGACGTCTTCTCCATCAGCCACAACATTAAAACTGCAAATGTTGTACCTTTGGCAAGCCTGGCTTCCCGAATTTCGCGGGTTTCTACTTTGGCCAAGACTCGCAGGATTGATTACATCTCTCAATCCAACTATCTTAGTTTCTCTCGAAACATATAATATATAGTATAAATTGATAAAATACAATTTAAAATATGGTTTTTTATCTAATTAACTTATACTTTTACATATTATACATAAAAATTGCTAAGTTGTCAAGTGAAAACTACTAAATATAAGATAATAGGAGTTTTTAATGAAAATACATGAATTAATGGAAGCACGTTTGCAAGATTCACTCCCTCATCTTCTTACAAGCGTAGCATCTTTAGAAAAACTATATACAATTACCATGCCAGGCATTCTTGCTGATTTTACAAGAAAAATGCGTGATACTGGTGCTGCTACTGATAGTTTTGGTCGTGGTATGGAAAATAGAGATATTAGAACTGTTACGATGCAACTTGGTGCTGCAAAATCAAAATGGTTTACTGAAAATTATTTTTCATATTCTAAGAGTAGAAGAGAGTTATCAGGGACTGGGCTAAAAACTGCATTAGTGGAATTATCAAAATTACCTGAATTACAAAGCATTCCTGCTATAAAAACATTAGCACATTTAGATGTTAACATAAATCCAAATAATAAATCTAAAGAAGCTGACATTATGTCATATGGTGAGTTAATGGGTGAGATTGAATTAGAGTTACCAGAAATTTTAGAAAAAATTGGTAAAATTATTGGAAATCCGGATTTAACTGCTAGAGGAACAAGGTTAGATACTACTATCGGATCTTGGTATAAAAAGAAAGATGCTACTGTTCCAAAAGTTCATCAGGATGCAGACAAAATAGTAAAACGTGGTGATGCATATCATACTCATCGTAAAGATAGTAATTTAGGTAAAGGTGACATCATGTCGCCAGCTGAAAAACCTGGCAAATCTGGCAATCATAGTCAAAATATGAGTGCTGCTCAACAAGCAATTAATCAAGGTTTTGAATTACTTAAAAAGCATGGTATTAGAGATCATGAATTACATGCAATTAGACAAAAAGTTCAAAAAAGTGATAATCAACTAATGGCCTTACTGCAAGTATTTCAAGAGTTTGGAATCAACCCAAATGCGTTAATGGAAGCTTGGTTAAGAACTTATTAAGAAAAAAGGGCTAATTAGCCCTTTTTTTAACGATTACAAATATACATAGTGACTTCAAAGCCAAACCGTATATCATTATAACTTGGTGTTTCCCATTTCATAACTTAATCTCCTTTATCCGCCTGCAAATACGTTACCTGAACCGGTTGCAGGATGTGCGCATGATGCTTTATCACCCTCGCGACATACTCCAATATTGTTAGCAAACACTGTTCCGCTATGGTCAACCATTACAGGTGACGCATGTGGTGCATCACCGTGACCTTGAATGTGAGCACCTTGTACTGTAATAGGTTTGTTATTAACAAATACAGTAGGTGCTAACGCTTCAATGATTGTGCCACCTGCGGTATCTTGATTTACTCTCGAAACCCCAGGCATTAGGTTATAATACCAGTTGTTGCTTTAGTATAAGAACTTGCTGATTCTTTTTCAGTTGGTTCCATTACTACTACAGTAGATGCAGCAATTTTAACTACTTTATCAGGATCAACTGTAAACAAGTATGGTGCCATTCCAATACCTGATTGTGTATTAGCTAACACACGAGGTTTTGAAACTTTAATATATTTGTCTGTTTCTTCAACCAATGAGGCTAATAGTTCTTCACCAGAAGTTAATTTAATTGTAACTACATCACCTACTGAAACGCCTTTATCTATAATCATACTTTACCTTTTAAATAATTTTGTAATTCTGAAAAACCACCTACATATTGACCATCAATTTTAATTTGTGGTACTGAACGTGCAGCTGGTACTTCTTCTAATAAATGTTCTTTTGTCCATCCGCCATCTGACAGATTTCTTTCTTCAAACTTAATGTTTTTCATTAGTAACAAGTTCTTAGCTTGTGTACATTGCGGGCACTGGTCCTTGCTCCATATAATTGCTGTCATTAAAAACTATCCATAATCTTTTGTAATCTATGCCATTCATCCATTTCTTTTTCTTTGTTAGCATTGCGGTAGTTTATGTATTCATCTGCGTACGGCGAAGCCGGCATTGGTTCTAAATTAGGTTTTGGATTTCCTGTAATACTGCAAACTGGTGCGTTTATCTTAGTTAACATATAATTACGAATTTTATCTGCAATAGTTTTTGATCGCGGTTTTTCAAAAAACTCAGCAACTGCACATAAAAACTTTACAGTACGGCATTCGTATTTTTGTTCAACTGCTTTTACGTGTTCGCTGATAATTTTCATATCATGTACTATTGCTCGATAATCCTCATCTGTTGATGTACGCAGTCTAACCAGTCGATCTTGACCTTCTTTTAATGTTATTTTTAACACTCTTATTCTTTCAGCCGGATTAATATACGAGTTATACCGGCTATTTGGATCAGCTTTGTCTGATTGACTTGGATTTTCAAGATCAGATATCTCTTGTTTTACTTTTTCAATTCTATCTTCTAATTTTTTTATTAAATGTGTTGTCATTTTAAAAAGTCCTTATGTGGGTTAGACCAATCGATCAATGATATCTTTTTCATCATATCATCTATTGCTTGTTGTTGGCTATTGATCGCTGCTTTAGTTAGTTCAGTGTACCTAGATGCTCTAGCGCACCTATACTTACGGCTTTTCTTCAAAAATCTGTCTGAGCGCATTCTTCATGGCCTCCTGTTCTTTTTCAGTCCATAAACCAGCTGATGGAGTTTTTCCTTCTTTAACCATTGCGCAAGGGCATACAGGATCATTGCCCTGCGGTCCCATGCATGCACAAATCTTAAGATCTTTGTATTCGTTATAAGGCTGGTAGTTCGTCATAATTTAATTCATCCGACATTACACCTACTACATAGTTGACACTTTCAGATTCTTGTAAAGCAGTTTGCTTTTTACTCGGATCACTATGCTTGTTAAACCATGGAATAGGAGTTGATTTAGGTGCATGTTCACGATACTTAATGCCAACTTCTTTTAAAGCGTGTGCAGCAGTATAGTCAACAAATTCTTTTAAGATGTTAGCGTTAAGTCCAATTACTGGTCCTTTTAAGAATAAGTAATCTGCCCATTCTTTTTCTTCGCGAATAACATCTAAGTACATATTATACACTAATTCCTCGCATTCTGCTTTAATTTCGGCAAAACGCGGGTCATCTTTTATTACCAAATTAATCATGTAAGCAGTCCACTCTTTATGCAATAATTCATCTTGTAATATAAGTGCAATAATGTTACCATTACCGATGAACAGTTTATTTTCAACCATTGCTAAACTGGTAGCAAACGACACCATAAATCTTAATGATTCTAATGCGTAGCTGGCATGTAGCGCAAGCCAGATAGCTTTAATGTGTTCTCTTTCAGGTACATAAATGCTAAGTTCGCATTTGCAATTGATTATATGTAATTCATTATAGTATCTACCAACACTACTTGCCATATCAACAATTGGTTTAGTATCATGGATAGTGTTAAATATCTCTTTTGGGACATTATAGATATTACGAATAATATGACTATAACTACGACTATGAATATTTGATTCAAAAAAGCCCCAGTTAAGCATTAGTAGTTCTGCTTCAGGTACACTAACTACAGGTGTAAACACTTGTGTAGGACCTCGTCCTTGTAAACTGTCTAATGCAGTTTGTCTTAATAAGTTACTAGTGAAAATATGTTTAACTGCATCACTAGCATCTTTAAAATCATTAGCGTCTTTGCTTAATGAGATTTCTTCTGGAGTCCAAAAGAAACCTCTAGCAGTTTGCTCATATTTTTGAATTTTTGGATAGCGAACTTCTTCAAATCTTTGAATGGTAACTGTCCCGTCTAGAAACAATTTTCTAGACAGGTAGTTAGTTTGTTCGCTTAGATTATATTGTTCATCACTCATTATTACACCGATTCGTTAGGTACAACTGTAAATTCAGGAGGAGGAATTTCATCTCCTGAATAATTTATACATAACCCTTGTTCTTTATCGATATATACACTTAAAACATCATCTGCACTTAACGCGGCTAAAACCATAGGTTTAGCTTCTTCTTCAATTATAAAATTATCAGGAACTCCCCATAATTTTAATTTTTCATTAAGGCGTTCATTTAACAGTTCGTCGTTAGTGAATTCTTTAATTGCAACTTCGTTAGTCATTTATAATCCTTATTGTACTTGTTTCATCTAATGCATACCACGCACTTTCAAAATATTTCGTTATGTCATTTAATGTTTCTTCTGGCATACGCATTACCCATTCGTTTGTTTCAGCATCATGTTTAAGTGGTAATTCGATTTTTAAATTATGCCGCATTGATACTACTAATTTTTTATCTTTCATAACGTTTTGTTTACCTGTTCCCAGTTTATTATTTTCCATTGATTTTCTAAATACTTTTGTTTATCTGATTGATAGTCTAGTGCCCATGCATGTTCCCACCAGTCAACTAATAATACAATGTCTTTTTTAATAGCATGGTTAGTTATAGTTTTAATTTGTCCATTTTTAGCAAGATAGACCCAACCACTTCCTTGTATGCCCATTGCTACTTTTAAAAACTCTTCTTTGAATTTATCAAAGGTTTTATAATGGGTTTCAATGAGCTCAAGTGCCTTGCCAACTGGCTTGTTTAGTTTACCAGTTGACTCTTGATATTGCTGGAACAAAATGTTGTGTAAAAATACACCTGCTTCGTTAAACACCGGATCACCTTCACCTGCATTATACCGTTTTGCGTATGTTTTAGCAAGATGTTCGTAATGGTAATCTAATGTTTCTTTTGATATAGCAGGACTTAACTCATTCATCCCGTATGGCAGGGCATCTATTTTTAAAGATGCCGGTCTACCTTCAGTTATAAATTGTTTAATGAAGCTATAACTCATAGCTTGCAAGCCTCGCATGATTCATCTTCTTCTTCAATAATTGCACTAGGTAAATCAATTTCAACTTCTTCTTTGCTACCAGTTTTGTCAATTAAACTATAGTAGAATGTCTTAATACCCCAATAGTGCCCTAACATTAAGTTTTTAGCAATTAGTGTAGTTGGTATCTTTCTACCTGGAAAGTGTTTTGGAGAATAGAATGTATCAGTACTAATTGATTGATCAATGTATGCAGCTAATACAGCCGCAGTTTTCAAATAACCAACACAATCAGTTTGTTCCCACATAAGTTGATATTTGTTTTTCAATTTATGATACTCAGGAACTACTTGTGTAAGTGAACCAGCTTTTGATTCTTTAGTTTGAATAAGCTGCATAGGCATTGCAATACCATTTGTAGAATTGATCACAACACTTGAACTTTCAACTGGAGCAATAGCACCTACTGTAGCATTTCTTACACCATATTGTTTCATTTCAGTACGTAGTGTTTCCCATGGTAATTCTGGAGTAAAGTCAGTTAAGTCATTAGCACCGTCTGCACGTAATTCCCATGGAAAGATACCTTGGCCATAACGTGTTTCTGCACTATGTCTGCAAGGACCACGTTCTTTAGCTAATTCAACTGACATTTCAGTTAAGTAGAAAGTTTGGTGTTCAATCCAGCTTTTAACTTCTGCCAATGCATCAGCATCTCCGTATTTAAAGTTACGTTTTGCATGCCAATATGCTAAGTTAGTAATACCAATACCTAACGGTCGTATTTCTTGATTGCTTTCATAACTATGTACAGACAAGAAATCTTGATAATCTAAGATATTGTTTAAGCTGCGATGTAAAATACGGCAAGCTCTGCGCATATCTTCTGGATTACGGAATGCTCCCCAGTTCATAGACCCCAACGTACACAACGCTATGCGTCCACTTGGATCATCCAATCGTTTAAATGCTTTTGTGGGGAGCAATATTTCTTGACATAAGTTACTTTGGTAAATTGTGTGAAAGTACGGATCAAATGGTCCTTGCTTGATTACATTGTCAATGAACACTAAGTAAATACGGCCAGTGTCAGTGCGTTCTTTTAAGAGACCACCTTTGAACACCTCCTCGGCTGACATAGTTTTCTTCCGTAGCGTTTTATCTTGCTCATACTGGGTGTAGAGCTTTTCGAACAATAATGTATCAGTGTAAAACGCTTCATATAAGTCTGGTACTTCATTAGGATCAAAAAATGTTATGTTTTCTTTGTTTTTGAACCTACGCCAAAAGAATGCGTTTAATACAACGCTGTAATCTAAATGACGCACTCGTGTTTCATCTGTTCCTTGATTGTTTTTAAGTACGATCAAGTCATCAAATTGATAATGCCAAATTGGAAATGTTATAGTTGCGCTTGCATTGCGTATGCCGCCTTGCGAGCAACTGCGTAAATCTCCAAACCATTTCTTTAAAAATGGAATCATTCCAGTATGCATGATTTCGCCACCGCGAATTGGGGAGCCCAAGGGGCGTAGTCGACCAATTTCTAATCCAATCCCCGCACGTTTACTGGCATATTTTGCCATCATTTCACCGCTTGCAAAAATAGAGTCAAGATCATCATCACTACGAATAAGTACGCAGGAGCTAAACTGTTTAGTTGGTGTGCCAAGCCCAGCAAGAACGGGTGTAGCAAGAGTAAATAAGCCATCGGATGCAGCATTATAATATTCCTTAATATATTTCATTCTCGCAGTAGCAGGTTCTTCTTTATGGAAGACTGTTGCAGCAGCAATCATATATCTTACTTGTGGAGTTTCGTAAATATCTTTAGTAGCACGATTGCGTACTAAGTATTTTTCGATAAGTTGTTCAATAGCAGCATATGAGTAGGTTTCATCTTTTGAATGATCAAGCATGTCATTCATTTTATTCCATTCTTCAACAGAATACCAATCAAGTAATTCTGAAGTGTATAGTCCAACTTCAATATTCTTTTTAACTATTGTATATAGATGTGGTGGTTCATATTGACCATAGACATCTTTTCGTAGCATGGACAACCTTTGTTTACCTGCTACATATTGATAATTTGTATGACCTACATCAGGATTAGCGTCAACATCAATTAAGTTAACAATTGCCCTTAATGTAATTTCGTCAATTTCTTGTGTAGTAATATTATCATAAAATTGTGGTTGGCTTTTGATTTCGATCATTGATTGACTAACATCTGCAATTCCACTGCAAATCTTTGCAATTTGAGCTTGCCATTTTTCGATTGTAAGATCGGCACAAATTCCGTTGCGTTTAATAACTTTTATTTTATTCATATAATTTCACTTCTGGTTAGGATAGTATTTAGTTGGTACTAAACCGATAAAATACAGATTAGATTCCGCCTAAAGACCAGTAAAATCAATAAGATTTAATCATTTAAAATCAAGTTTATCTCTTATCATTTTTGTAATTATACTTGATTTTTTCTAATAAGTCTATCGATTTGGCATTATGATATAGCTGAATATTTGTATGTAAATATACCCGAATCAGCTGTATATGTATTAAGGTAATTTAATGATATATTGTTATTTAGAACAGAAGCACTAAATTCCAATAATGTACTATTACTAGTTGTTCCAGTACAAGTGTAATCATCAACAACAGATAACGTTAATGATGTAGGATTTGGCGGAACATATATTGTAATAGTTCCTTGTCTGTTAAGATGATTACTTTTATAGGAGTAATCGATTGTGTATGTAACATCCCATGATCCAATTGAACCTCCTTCTGAATCAGTTGGAATTGGGAATCTAACTAATGATGTAGAAACCCCTACTACTGAAATAGTAGTATTAACTGTGTTTGTGCTGTACTCAACATGTCCTACTGCTACTGGGATAAATCTTGGTAAGGACAAAGATGTACTCGCCATTGCAATAGCTCTTGATGATCTTAAATTTACAATTGAATTACCAACATCGTTAAAGTAAATTTGTGGATAATACGGCATTGTGTCTAAACCACCGACATGCTTCATTGATACATTGGCAATTGAGTTGTTAGATCCGTTATCTATAAACACACCTTGTTTAGTAATATCAGTAAACGTAGCATTTGTAATCTGTGTATTAAATGGTCCATTTGTACTTAAACCATTTCCTAAATTAACTGCAAAGTTACATATTGAAACTGTTAAATTAGTAAATGTGTTATTTGATGCACCAACATCACCGTAAACTCCTGAATGATAGTTATTAATGGTAATATTGTTGAATACGTTATTAGATGAATTTTTTAGGTAAACTCCATTATGATCATTAAAGAAACCTGCAGTCCAACTTCCTGACATTTTTAAATCTTCAAATTTACTATCAGATACATTTGTAGCATTTATACCAGCATTAGTACCATTTGGTGATTTAAGCGTCATCCCTTGAATTGTAATAAATCTTGGGTTATTTGGTGATTCAAGTGAATCAACATCTGATACAAATCTAAATACGTCACTAGTATGTATATTTTGAATGATTGTTTTATCTATTCCTGCACCTATGATTGTTGTATAACTTGGTAATACAAGTGCATTAGTAATTTTATAAATACCAGCTGGCAAACGAAGAGTTACACGAGTTGAAATTCCATCGGCAGTGTTAAGGAATGATTTATTAGCAATTGGATTTGAAAACAATTGGTTAATTGCACGTTGTAGTAATGGAGTGTTATCAACTAACCCATCCCCAACTGCACCAAAGTCAGCAGCCGATATTGAGTCATCAAGTTTTGATTGTATTGTTCTTGAAATAGGAAATGCTGCAGACGGACCAGTTACGATTGGTGATCCTGCTGTTGCTCTATATGTATAAGGTAATAGAGAAATTAAGTTACCAGTAGTAGATGATATATCGCGTGAGGTTAATATTTTAGTTTTACCTATATAAGGTGCACCTTCTGCAATAGATCCGTTGCCAATGAACAACTCTTGTGTATCAATTGCCCATCCCATTTCGCCAGACGCTAGTTGCGGAAATCCAGTTTCGCTATTAGCTTTACCTCGACGTATTTGAATTTTTGAAACTTGGTAAACTGCCATATAATATATCCTCTTGTTCTATATTTATGACATTTTAGACATAAAAAAGCCCTGTTTACCAGGGCTAATTATTAAGCTATTGTTAATGTAGTAGCTGATGCTACAGTTGATGTAGATAAATCGAAAGTTATTGTGAATACAGTTGCAGTTGTATAGCCAGTAGTTACAGGTGATGAAAGTGTTAAACTAGTTCCTGGAGTAACTGAAGAAACAGTAGTTCCTGTAGCAATACCTGGTCCTGTAACAGTTGCACCAACCATAACTGCAAGTGCAGAAACTGTAGTTAATGTTGAATTACTTGTTGTACCTAAGATATCAGCACCACTAATTCTACGAATACGTGTTTGTAATTCTGTTGCATCATTAATTGATTTATCCATAACTACGTGAATTAAGCCAGTTGATGCAGCAGGTGCATAGTAAATAAGTGGATTAATTTCTTTAATTATAGTTTCGTATAAACCATTAGGGTGTTGAGTAGTTGAATCAATATAGCTATCTTGTGCTTGTAGATCAATTGCAGTAGCACCCGTTTTTACTGTAATCAAATATGCATTTGCATTAGGTGTGTATATGGTTCCTGTTTTTGCAACAGAACCGTTTACTCTAGTAATTGTTTGAGTCATTATAAATCTCCGTTTGTTGTATTTATCAGTTCATACTGTAATATTGGTCCACGCGATCCCACCATAAATTAACATACTTGTGGAAATCAGAACCTTCTAATATAAATTCCTGATACGACGGTTCTCCCCAAATACATGTTGCTAGTTCTGGTGGTTTAACACAAATTAATACAACACCTTTTTCTATATTAGTTTCATGTATCTTATTATGTGCAGTAGCATAGGCAGCTAATTGTAGAAAGTAGTCCTCAATGTACTCTCTTTTTTTAGGTTTGTTAGATTGTTTATAATCAAGAATTGACGGAACGCCTAAATGCAAACCAACTGCGTCAGTTGTACCTGCATATAGTTCTGGATAGTAAAGAGCAACTTCATTACCCCATACTTCATTTACATTCTTTAATCCGTTTTCAATAATGTGTTTAGCCATTTTGTGACTTTGATGACTATATGGATTAGAACCTGGTTCTTTTAGAAATCCTTGTTCTACGTAATCCTCAAGAAACTTGTGCATTCTAGTGCCGCGTCCAGCAGCTTCTGTGGTTATTTGTTGTGCTTTTTCATGGCCGACCCAATTGCGCCATGCTTGTAAAGCAGCTTTGTCTTTTTCTGGTTTGGTTTCAGAAAGAATAGTGGTTACGGAAGGGACTTTTGAACCGTCTGGGCAAGAATAAAGTCTCTTGCCCTCTACGGATTGTCGGTTTATTGGTATATATTGATATCGTTCTGTAAGTAGTTTCATAGTATGATTATACTACAAATTACATCATGTGTCAATTACTTATTAAGCCGTCTTTTAGCTGTGCTTTTAGCAATACCTGAAAGGTCAGCTTTTGGTTCTTGCATATCTACTGCATTGTCCGGTTGTTGCGGAGCAGTTGTTTTAAGTCTTAATCCAATTTGATCATAACCGTCAACATATTTTGCTAATTCGGGATCATTGTTAAATAATTCTTCAAAACCGGTACTATCAATAGCAGGAGCAGCACCATTTAAACTTTTATTGATATCTATATATGTAAGAGTTTCTGGTGCTTCGCGTCTGTTTGCATCTGCTTGTAACTGACGTAACATCAGTTTAAGCGGTTCAAGCGTTTCTACTACTTTTTTTTTGAGGTTAACATCATACCAAGTTTACGGCTGTACTCAACACTTTCACGTTTTAAACGTCCAGCATCAGGCATTTCTTCTTCTGGATTACCTGGCATTGGAGCACCGCCCTCTGGGCTACCTGGAGCAGGAGCACCACCTTCTGGGCCACCTGGCATTGGCGCACCACCTGGAGCAGGAGCACCGCCAGGAGCAGGAGCAGGAGCACCGCCGGCTGCACCCATAGTATCTGGTTCTTCACCTGATACAATTGACAAACCAGTTGTAAATCCTTGGCGTGCTTGTTCTAAAGCGTTGTAAATTGTTTCAAATGCAGGACGTACTGCTTCGTTATATCTGTGTGCAACATCGCTACCTGCAATTTGTTTAATTTCGTCTAACAATTCTAAGAACTGTTCTGAACGCATTGCAGCAACGTCTTCTAACCATCCAGTTACACGATCAACAATGTCGCGTGTAGCCATAATTACTTCAGCGCGTGTTTCTTCGTTTTCTAACAAGATCCAGCTGGCTTGTGATTCATTTAAATCATAGCGTAATTTTAATTCTGCAGTTAGTTCACGACGATCTGATTCGCCTAATGAAATTCTACGAATTGCACTATCAATCCAACTGTCAGGTACTGAACATTTTTCAGCACGTTGACGTAATGTACGTTGTGCATATCCTTCTTGAGTTTTTTGTTTTTTCTTTTTAATCATATTTTCAACAGGTGTTTTTTCACAGTTTTCACGTTCGTATATTTCTTGATTGATAACATCAAGGAACATACGTGTTTTTTGATATTCTGAATTTTCAATAACTGTGCTGTAACTTTCGTTCATTTCAAATTGGCTAATTTTAGTACGCAATTTATTACGTGCATCTTCAAGCTGTGCATCTGAAAAGTTTTCTAATTGTAATTTATAACCAAAGTTTTTAGCTAAACTTTCGTTTAGTTTCAAACTTGTCATTGGTTGATTTAAATCATTAATTTGCATAATTGGTTCCTAGGTTATTCTTATTACGTATTTATATAAAAGTTTGGCGAAACAAAAGTAAAATTAATTTCTTATAATGCTTGTATTGTAAGCTATTCTCTTCAAATTTAGTTAATAACACATCGTGATTACTAAGATCTGTTACAGTATCTAAATTATGTTTAAAAATTAAATTATCATTTGATAACACTGCGTACTTTCTATCTAACTCGTTAATTTCGTAATATTTGGCATAATGCCTGTGGTTGTATGCTTTTGATGCTATCAACGCACTACTTTTAAGATAATATTCATTAATTAAGTCTTTAGTTGTTAAATTATACATGCCCCAGTTCAGATTGTCAAGTTGTTTAACAAGAAAATCTTTATAAACTAATGATCCATCAGGCATTACTGATAATGGTAATGTAATTTGTAATTCCTGATCAAAATAACTTGCTATTTCTTTGATTACAGTTTTAGATGGATATTTTTTCATTTGCAACAACTGTTGGATCTTTAAATCCAATTTTCTTTACTAGACTTTTATGAATCATTCTTTCAACACAAACTTGTTCACGATTTTCAAGTTGTGATAACTTAACTGGCGTTTGTAATTTTTCTAATAACTTAGCTTCTTCGTTAGTAGTCCAAATTTCAAAGTCTGATATAAGTTCGTTTATTTTCATCTTAATCCGGCAATAGTTAGCATAGCTTCAAGTTCTGCAGATTCACGAACACGTTTTCCTCTAGCACCTCTTTCAAACTCTTTATCAACTACATCATCAATAAAATCATCGGTAGGATCACCACCAATATCTTTATTTCCTTTTTTGCTAATTAAATCTTTTTCACCCATAGCTTCTGAAGTTTGTATATCAGTAGTGTCTATTTCAACATCTGAACCAACTTTAGGTCCAATTGGATCATGCGGGTGAGTATTTGTATTATCTATTGATAACACTTCTGGATTGATTGAGAATTTAGTTGGATCGTTTGGTGTAGATTGAAGTGCAGCTAATTGTTCTGGTGGAATAATGACTGTTGTACCATCTGGTTTAGTTAAAGTAACACCAGATGCATCATTTTTGGTTACTTTGAAATTTTCTTTTACAATTTCATTTACTTTCATTTTATTTCTCGGTAAGTTTCAGTTAGAATTTTATTAAAATTGTAACAACAGTCGAAAGTAAACCGGCTACAATTGTAGCAGTTGCTCCTATGATTACTTTGCTCATACTTGATTGGCTATCTTGTATTTTTGAAGCTAACGTTTCAACTTTTGTTTCAATCACAGTAAGACGTGATTCTAAATTTTGGTATCGTAAAGCACATAGTTCAACATGGCTTTCTAAGTTTTCTTTTTCTATATCTGTAGGTTTTAGTGACATCTCATCGCTCCATTGGTCGTTCGGTGAGTTACTCTTGTAACACTAATATTTATTGCTTTTTATGAAAAACAATATTCTTCAATTTTCCTTCAGTAATAAACACTGCATAGTTTTGATGCATTAATTCATCTAACCCTTGTATATATGGTACTAGTTCAAAGTCTTGTTTAAGAAAACCAATTGGATCATCATCAACCTCAAAAACATGTTCACGTTCTGTGTAGAAGTCAAATCTCCAAACTCGTATTAGCTGGTTGGTATCAAACCCAATTAAACTTCCTTTAACCTCAGTGACAATTGGATTAGTACTAAAGTTGATATTAGAACGAATTCCAAGTGTTTGAAGAACAGTATTAAAGTTCTGTTCTTTCCATCGAGCAGCTTCTTTGCCAGGCTCTGCCCTATATTGCCCGGTATGTGTTATATCAACATACGTGTAAAGTTTATATTCCATACTGTATTTAACAGTCATAAAAAAAGGGTTCATAAAAAATGAACCCTTTTTGAATTAATAAACTAGGTTAAATTAAGCTGTTGTAGCCCAAGATAAAGATTGTCCTGAGAACGCACCGTTACTAATAGTAACTGTAACACCAGCGCCTAAGTTGTCAGCGATGATTTTTTCAGCATCACCCCAAATAGCACCACCTGATGATGCAACTGCGTTTGAACCGTCTTCACTGTCGTTTGCAGTGTCATCTGCAATGATTGCAACGAAGTCATTTGCAGTTGGTGGAAATACAGCATAAATTTCAGCAACTGTTTGTAATGCACGAATTGCAAGGCTATATTTACTCAATGCAGCGTATTGATCACCGTCATTTGAGTTAGTACCATTTTGATATGTTAAGTTAGTACCAGTAGCGTTAATTTTGATTACACGCAATGTACGTGTGCCAAAGTTAGTAAATTTAAGACCAGTTCCATATGTTTGTTGAACAGACATTTTACCGTAGTTAGCAGCTACGTTTGTTTTACTGTTTGTCAACGATGCGTCGAATAATGATGGCATGATTTGTATCTCCTCTATTACCATATAACTTACACTCTGTAAGTATTGTAATATTATTTAGCTTTAAGAGTGAAATTATATAGTATTATTTGCTTTCTTGAATACGTTTGATACTACGTTTAAACTTGTTAGTGTCGCTTGATTTAATACTGTTAATGAATCTACGTTCTAATTCTATTGCAGTTTCGACATCATAATTTTCTTTAATTAGTTCAATTAGGTTAATTGCACTTTGAATTATATTTGAACCTCGACTCTCAATAATTAAGTTTATATCTCTACTAACACCAATGTCGCTAAGTTCTTGTAATATTGATCGTGTACTCTTTTTCATAATTATTCCACTGATGGTTGTTTAAACAGATTAGGATGCATTTTACCCCATTTACGCATAACCACAGCAGCTTGGGCATTAGCTTCGTTTTCGTGTGGACTCCCATCCATACCGCTATCTGGTGTTAGTTCGTTATTTAGATCTTGTCGGTAGTGTACTAGTTCATGTGCCAATGTTCTACAAACATCCATAATATGTCTATTTGACAAAGTAACTGTAATATGATGATTACCGTAACCGCCAAATGAGCGATGTTTTGCACTAATTTTATTACCATCTTGTAAATCAATGTTAGGTAAATTATCTAACCCTAATTCACTTGCTGCAAATTCGATAAATTTATCAATAATGCGAGATGCTTTATCACGACTAAGACCTTCTGTTAAAATTTCTTTTACTTTCATATTAGTATTTACCTATATTATCTAGCTATCTCAGTAATTCTCATCCATAGGGCAGTTGATGAGTTTGTAATAGTTATATTATCATCTGCACTATCTCTACGAACCCCAACAGTAATAGACTTTGCAGTTACGTTTGTGTTTGTGTATCTACCAGTTAAGGGAAATAGAGCACCTGTTCTAAAACTTTCGTTGCTCTTTGTCATCTGCCGACTGTAGGTAATTTCAGCTCCATCTACTTTAATACGAGAAAAATAGCTGTCTGTACCGGCACCGCCTGTATCAGATGCTGCTGAATATGCAGCCACGTGAACATGAATAATTAGATAACTTGAACTACTCGATGGCGTATAACTATAGGTGATAAAATCTGTATCACTATTGCTAGTAGCTACTGTTGTCGTATTAACAGTAAATTCTGTATTGCTTAACATAGTATCTTTAATAATCTGCCCAGCTCTATAAGAACCTGGTAGTACAAACCCGGCGGTCGCTAGATTACCAGTGGTATCAATCGCTGCTTTTACCGATCCACCTGTTTCGTTTAGATTATATACAAATCGTAGTAACTGTCCACTTAGAACACTAAATTGTCCATTCCAACTATCAAGCGCAAAGTTAGTATTATTGGCATAATACAGTAAGAGACCAGGTGTGTCTGTACTTCCGTTATCTAAAGTAATATCACCGGTTGCATATCCAGTCTTAGTAAATGTATTAGATCCAAAGTTATTAAGACCGGTAGTTCTTAAACCTGCTAATGTACCAACACTTGTTAAACTACTATTAACAACATTGTTTCCTAATGTCGTACCAGACAACGCAGACGTGCCTGCAATATAATATGCCATTCCAGCATCAATATCAATGTTATTTCCAACAAAGATATTAGCGGATACACCTAGTGTCCCTGTTATATTAACGGTATTAGATATGTGATTATATGTTGAACCACCAGTGCCGCGAGTAAATTGAATATAGCCATTGGAAGTAAGTGCAGATAGAGTTCCAACACTTGTTAAACTTGAACCAACTACGGTTGAGTTTAATGATGTTCCAGTTAAGGTCGTCGCTGCTGCGGTAACAGTTTTACTTTCACCTAATGATATTTGTGTACCATTAATATAGAATAAGCTATTGGCTAATTTAGCATTACTAATACTACCAGCTAACATTGTATTTGTTACGGTTCCTGTATCTGTAGTATAAACACCATTAGTTACAGTTGCAGCATTGCCAGATGATGTAATGTAACCACTATCATTTGTAAACGCGCTTAACGTTGTAGGTTTATTAGTTAGATTATTATAATCAGTAGTACCAGCTGGTCCTGTAAGTCCTTGTGGACCTTGATCTCCAGTATCACCCTTAGGTCCCTGTATGCCCTGAATTCCTTGTGCACCAGTTGCCCCAGTTGCCCCAGTGTCACCTGTAAGTCCTTGTGGTCCAGTTAACCCAGTATCACCCTTAGGTCCCTGTATGCCTTGAATTCCTTGTGGTCCAGTTGCTCCAGTATCACCTTTAAGTCCTTGTGCACCAGTTGCTCCAGTATCACCTTTAAGTCCTTGTGGTCCAGTTAAACCAGTATCGCCCTTAGGTCCCTGTATGCCTTGTGCACCAGTTGCACCAGTTGCACCAGTATCGCCTTTAAGTCCTTGTATGCCTTGTATACCTTGCGGGCCAGTTGCCCCAGTTGCGCCTGTATCACCTTTGAGTCCTTGCGGTCCAGTTGCCCCAGTTGCGCCTGTAGCACCGGTTGGGCCAACAATAGGTCCAATGTAATCCCATTGTCCAAGTGTTAAATTCCAAAACCATAGTGCACCGTTTACATGTGGTAATATGCCAGTAGTAACAATCCAACCGTGACCTGCATAATCATTTAAATTAGTCGGAACTGCAGGTAGTGCTGATTCAGTTGCAACTGTTCCTTGGAGCTGTACACTAATACCTTGTGCACCAGTAGCTCCTGTGTCACCTTTTGGTCCTTGCGGTCCAGTTGCGCCTGTAGCACCGGTTGCACCAGTAACGCCTGCAGGACCTTGAATTCCTTGTACACCTTGTGGTCCTGCTGGGACAGCAGCCCATAATACAGTAGTACCATTAGTTTGTAAAAAATTACCACTTTGATTGGCTTGATCTGGATAACTAGCAGTACCACTACCGCTACCACTAATAATTATACCACCAGGAGTTATACCGTCTGATACTCTAATAGTATTACTTTCACTATCATACCAAAGACGATTTAATTGCCCAATACGTGTATTACCGTCGTTATAATCTCGATAACTAGTAAAAAAATCTTGTGTGAATGCCACAATTAGCTCTCAAATGGTCCATCATCATCTGCTAAGTCAAATACAGATTTAAGACCTGCTGATTTTTTTAATAATTCAATTTTTTGTTGTAATGGCGGTGTAAACGGACCAGGTTCTTCATCTTCAGAATTACTTACATTGGAAGATGTTTCTCCATTCATATTATTATGGACGTGTACTACTACCGGTTGTTGTGTATTACCGTTTTCAATTTTATCTAATCGAGAAATTAATGATCTTAATAATTCTTGAATTGTCATTATAGTATACCTTTAATTATTTGTTTTAATCTCGATAAATCATCTGGGGTATCATCACTATCGTCATCTTTACCAATATCTTCGGGTTCTGTAATTTTGTCTATAACTGCACTATCTTTACCAACCGCTGCTTTTTTAAGTTCTAATTCTTGTTGTAGTGGTGACACATAGATTGGATTCTCATCAGGTTCTTCTGAGTCATTGTTACCTGCTACATCAATTTCTGGATCACCGTCACCGTTTATTCTAATATTAATAGGTACGTTGATTGTAAATTCTCTTGCTCTCATTATAAATCCTTTAGCTATACTGTACTTATCTTAATCTTCACTGAATACAACTGCTAATGATACACGATTTAATGCACTAGATGATTGTATCGCAAATGTAATGCTATCGCCGGGCGGTATTGCTACACGAACATTATCTAATTGATACCTTGATTCACCGTTGATTGCCGTAATAAATCTAGAAACTGCAGTATCAATCAAATAGTTTAGTTGTCCATCTACTACACTAACCATACCATTATCTTTAGGTTGACTTCTGTAAACATGTGTGGTATTTAAACTAGATGCATTGTAAAACACATATAAAATACCCGGATCATTTCCCTGTACACCTACGCTTACATCTTTAAGAAGTATTTCTTTAGCGTTTAAAATATAATTCCCATTAAGTGCTCCTGCAGATCCGTTAGTAACATACGGGTTACGAATAGTTAATAAATGATGGCATAAATCCTTAACTAACCCAGCTTTAACACTTTGAGTACTACGATTAAGTTCATTTTGTTTAATTTCGCCTTCAATAGCTCCCATCATACAAACACCACTTACTGTCGTATTAGTTGTGCTACCCAAGCTATATGCAACATACCCAATTTTAAAACTTGGATTAGCAACATGTGGTAAATTGTATTGATTAGTGTAATGCTCTCTATGAAAGAATAAAAGTTCCCCAGTGATTTGATTTTCAAGAGCATATCTAATTTCGCCAACACCTAACCATCTAAAGTTTATTTGAAATACATTTAAGTGTTCAGTTGCTATTGTCATTCCGCTTGGGTTTAAATCTTTAGTTCCTGTTAGTGGATTGATATAACCTAATTTATCAACATTAAAGTCTTTTTGATATGTCCAATGTTCAGTTTGTGCTACTCCGATTTGCAACTGAGCAAATGTACCAGAAATAGTTCCAGTACTTGTGATACTATAAGTTCCTGATTTTGCTCCTAATGAATTAGCTAAGAATACAATAGTATTATCAACTTGATCTACTAACCATCCAGTGTATCCATTTAAACGTGTTGCAATTATAGATGCAGCAATAGCTGTATCAGCAGTATTGACTGTTATGTTATTAAATGGAACTCCATTGAGTGTTATAGTGATTGTTTGCGATCCAGTTGTTATGCTGTTGATAGTAAGTTGATGAATATCTGCTTTGCCACCTGTTGCTCTCATTACACCAAACTTAGGTCCTGTTCCGTCGTCATTCCATCCAACCATGATAGCATTTTCTTGATTGAATAAACCAGCACGTTGACTAGTAAGTGCAATGTTTGGTGTAAATGCTGCAGTGAAACGACACAATGCACCTTGTCCAGGGCGGTATCTTATAAATCTTTTTGATCTTAACACACCGTATCCGTATGCGTCAGTTCCGGTATTTACTGTGAATAATGCCTGCAGTGGGTTTGCAGATGCACCTGATCCAGTACCAGAATGATAAGTTTGAATTACGTCGTCAGTAATACCGTATATGCTGTCTAGTTGTATAACTGGTGTAATTGTTAACCCAAACGGTTCGCCAAACGCCGATACCGAACTTGCACCTTTAACTACAGTTTCTATAGTACCTCCAGTAACAGTAGCAGTTAAGTTACCAGTAACTGCAATTGGATCAGTATTAGAAACTTTAGCATCGACGTATATGCGATTGCTAGTAGTGTTGTCGTTGCTATCTTTAGATACTTTGTATATTGTTGGGAATGCAGGAAAATTACCTACATCGATACTGGTTGGAATCGCAGGGAAGTTTCCTACATTGATACTTGTCGGAAATGCTGGGAAGTTTCCTACATTGATACTTGTCGGAAATGCTGGGAAGTTACCCACATCGATGTTACTTGTTAAATGTACAGGGATACTTTGTAATTCAGTATTATTAACCCTAATCTCAGATGCAATGTTAACACTGCCGGTAACTGTAATATTATCAGAACCCAAAGTAACTCGAACATGGGGTAAATCACCAACTAGTTCCATTGCATGATGTAAATTGTTTATATTAACATCGCTTCGATCGTGTACGTATGCCATTATGTAATCCAGGGACGACCTAATACTAATCCGCCTGCATTAGGATTGTCGGTAATTCCGTCACCGTTATATTTTGTTGGTAGTTGTGTAATATCGTAATTGTTTCTATCGCGATAATATGGTTTAGTAGAATCGATGCTACCAGTAACCGTTCCATTGGCTGCTACCGTTTTACCTTGACGTTTAGCTTTTGCTAAGTTAAGTTTGGCTGTTTGTTTTGCTTCTTTGGTTGATAACCATGCTATTCCGTTTGCTGACATTATTGTCCCCTCATTGTTTTAATCATTATAACGTGTTCAGGTGTGTCGTTTGATGGTTGATCAAATTCTTGATCTATTAAATGTGGAGTTGCGCTTGGATCTTTAACTCTAATATCAGCAGGATGTTTTGGCCCATTTAAACCACCACCTGCATGAATTGTAACAGAATCAATACCAGCATACGCAGGATTTGGTTCATTAACATATTGATGTCTTTCTGGACTGTCAGCTAAGTCAACAATTTGTTTAAATCTATTGATGTCGTCTCCTGCTGTAACTTTATGATCAGGTTTAAGAACAACTTGTGGTTCTTGGCTACCATCAATAAAGTTTAAAATACTTCTTATAATTTCGTGAGCTCTCATTTATATGTCCTCTTAGTGTATTTAGTGTAAGAATAGACATTAAATGATGAATTTATAAATATGTTGTCAAAGTATGTTCTAAGATTTGAGGAAGAAAACGTTACAGGGATCGGTTGACAAAGTCAGTACCGTGGTGACATGGAAAATAATGAGATAAAAAAATAGGAGCATAAGCTCCTATCTTTTTCTAAGTACTGTTAGATAATATGTGATGGATATGGTGTCCATGATGGTTGAGGAACAGGCAATTCTAAACTTGTGTGTTTTTCTAAAACTGCATGCAAATACACGTTACCTATTTTCTTCTCAGGACGTTGAATGCCTTGCAATGTACCAGTAGTTGAAATAACGTTTCTAAACCATTCGTTATACGCATTTGTACCATAGTTCATAAACTTAATGACATCAAACTTACCACCCATAACTGCATTTAGTGTATCTGCAACTGTTTTGATATATGCACTATCAACTGTAATCTTAGACTTTTCACAAGCATCAAAGAAGCTATACAGTAACCAGCTTTCTTTTGTATCAACTGGTCGCTTTGCATCACATACTGCAGAAAAGTATTCACAAAAGTTTTCTGTAACCGTTAAGCTATATGCATCATTAAGGAACTCTGTCATTGTATGCAAAGCACCAGGTTTGTCTGTGTCACCAAACTTTGCATGTGTTGCAAACATGTTTGATTTTTCTAAGATCTTTTGCTTTGCATCTGCAAGTAGCCAATAATCTTGATAATTACAATCAGTTCTAACACCAAATAACATTTGATGGTACAAGTCAATTGGATCAAAACGTTTGCTAGAAACAGTATTCATGTAGATAAGTTTTTCTCTAACTTCATGCTTTTCTGTAGTAGTATAGACTGAACCTGGAACTATGCAGTTATCTAGGTCGTTCTCTAACCCCATGTTTTTTGCAATTAGGTATAACATGCAAGCAGTATGCATACCATCAAATGCAATAAATTTATCAGGTATTGCAGCATCGCGATAAACTCTAATTGCATTTACTGCATACTGATCAAATTTAGTAATAAGTCCAATTAAGTGATTTATATCTAATTGTCGTTGTAATGTTGTATCAACCATAATATCACTTAACGGAATATCCTTACATTCACATAGTAGTATGTCGCTCCATTTTTCATACGAGTGTTTACGATTAAAGATCGTCATTGCATTCTGTAATCCTAATTGAGTATTGTTAGCTGCACTAACAGTATCAATTAATGTTTCTAATGAAACATAATGCGAATCAGATTTAAAAAATCGTTGATTAACCTGTGATGAATATGATGACGTAGGATCAATTGTTAAATTAATTTCTGACGTGTTTATCACCGATTTAGGATTTAACATCCGTTTAATAGTTAATTCAAAGTTTGTATCTAAATCTAAATCTATGTTCATGCTGTTTCCTCACTAGTTGTTTAAAAATTGTTAATATGTGCATATTATACAATAAATACTATGCAATGTCAATGATAACGAAGGAATAGATATGGAATTAATTAAGAGTATTATACATAATGTAATAGTTCATCCAATATTACCATTTTTGCCACGTAAATGGGCAAAAGTAATACATGAAAAAAACGCCCTGTGGGCATATGGTCCAAATGGACCATTTAATGGTTTAGATTAGGAGCGTAATATGATATCAGATTTAACATTTGAAGAACAGTCTTTATTTTTTGCAAAACTAAGTTCTCTAGCGTATAACGATTATCAGTTATTCGATGGGTATGGTCTTAGTGGTGTATTTTTAAGTAATGGCGGATCACAGGCGTATGTACTGTGGAATAATGATGACATGATTATTGTATGTCGAGGAACTCAACCAAATGAACTTAATGACATTATTCACGATCTTGAATTTGGATTAGTATCAAGTAGATCAGGATACGGACATGTTCACCGTGGGTTCCAAACCAGTATAGATTTAATATGGGTTGATATGCTTAAATTATTGCAGAAGTTTGGTTCTAATCGTAAGTTATGGTGTACTGGGCATAGTCTAGGTGCTGCAATGTCAACACTGGTTGCTGCACGATGTGCAAGAACAGATAAATTGCCATGTCCAACGTTATTTACTTATGGTAGTCCGCGTGTAGGAAATATAGAATTTATTAGACATATGAATAATTTAGGAGTAGAACATCATAGATGGGTAAACAATGCAGATATTGTTACGCGTAATCCAATTTATCCATATAAGCATCATGGAAAATTACACTACTTTGATCATTATGGCGATGTAAGAATTTTTACAAGATGGCAAATGATCAAAGATAGAGTAAAAGGTTTTTATAAAGGTTTTAAAAAAGGTAAAGTGAATTTCTTTGTAAATCACTTTATGGATAACTACCTTAAGAATTTAGAAAAGTTACAACCTTCCCCAAATGTCCCTGTTGACTGATTGTTCAATTGGTGTGGTACCAAGTGATGGGAAGAAGTTAATATTTACTATATTTTGTAATTGTTCAACAGTTAAAAGGTATTTAGGTAAATCTTTAGCAGACACTGAGTCATTTGGTATCAAAAACGCAATTGATTGTTTATTAGTTTCGTCGTAGATAACCTTCCATAAGTAGTCCGGAATAACTACACCTTTGCCAATAGTTTTAAATGGTTTATCAGGCATGTGATAGGTACCGGATATTACATAAATGTCTCTTCCATCTTCAGCCCAATTTCGAACTGTGGCTTCCAACTTGTTCCAGATGCCTCTATTGTGAGCTGGAACTTGTGGAACCATGTTTGCGAGAGAAAAGCTTTCGCTCATCACCTCCTTGCTTTGTGTACTATCACCTGCAGGTACTAAGTGTCCTCTATCATATGGATGTCCTGCATAGTCATGCAGTGTTGAACGAAATTGTTCAGGTAACGTTAAGTCCGGATGGAAATCATCTTCACGGTGGAATTCACCGTGTATATCTTCAGGTGATACATGTTCAACTACGTATTCTGCAGTCTTAGTATCATAACGATAATGAATTGCGTAATTCTGTTTACACATATATTGAGTAGCTGTTAGTTTTGAAACAGGTGCACCATATATTGTAAATTGCGGACATTTATCGTCAATGGGGTTTGCTGCTACCGTTAGAGGTAACAGTAGTAATAATAAGAGTTTTTTCATTTTAACCAGCCTATTTTTTTATTGTTGATAGTGCGAAAAATATATTCATCAATGCTTCCGGGGAATCTCCATGCCCATATTGCTACAAGCAACATAACACTTCCTGACCCAAAGATAGCATGTAAATTATGTGAAGTAAACCATATTGCAACTAATGAACTTGACATTACAAGTAACATCATATATTTCATTTTAGTTGGGAATACTTTCATGTTGACCCAATTATTTAAAAATGGACCAAACTGTTTATGATTGTAGATCCATGTATGCATTCTAGGACTTCCTTTACTAAATGCATACGCAGATCCTACTAAAAATGGACTAAACGGTATACCTGGAGTAACTACTCCAATATATGCTAGTCCTAATAAAATAAATCCTAAGATTTTCCAAAGTGTTTTTTTCATTAGATCATAAAGTTTTGAGCAAATTCAAGACTGCATCTTTCTAATGCTTCGTCCCATATATCTTCAAGATCTGTTTCAAGTGCTAATTCTGAATCACAAGTTGATTTACACCAGCTAATGCTAGTAGTAGTTTGTTTTGAACCATTTATTTGTGATTCTAAATCTTCTAAATTCCATGTACACATACCCAAGAACATTCTCCATTGTTCTGGTTCGTCACCTACTTCAAATCGTGAAAGTATTTCATCATCTGAGCTTAAACAAAAATGTTCACTAATTTGGAATGTATTTCTACTTCTCCATTCTGTTGAATGTAATAATGAAAAACTTGTTTGTCTATCTGGGCCTCCTATATGTAGCATACCTGACACATGTTCAAGGTTTGCACTTAGTCTTGATCCAAATTCGTTGATTGTCATACGACTGTCCTTATTTAAAATAAGTCCAGTTACGCAATTTGATCGTTCAATGTCAGTGACTAAAATAGTCGATCGTTCCCATAGATGATGTTTTACGCTTGGTGGTGCTATTAGTAATGTTCCTGGTTTTATCATATGTTATGTTGGGTTATAAGTGTTATAATATTCGATTACGTCACCTTTAGTGTAATAATCTTGTCCTTTTGCTTGCGCAAATTTAGCAAATGCAGGGTTTGATCTCCATAAACTATCTCTAGAAATTTGAGTTCCTTTTAATGTTGAGTGATCACCTTTTCTTCCTATGACTTCAGAATTGCTTTTGTTTTTTGACCATGGTAAGAATGTTAGCATGTATATTTCAGAACCGGTCATTCCAGGTTTTACACCAATTACTTTATAATACTTATAAACATAATCTAATTGTTGTAATTGTGTCATGCTTGCAAGTTCTTTAAACGAAGTTCCTAGTCTTGCTGCTGTGTCTTCTGAAAATTGAATCAAACCAATGTGGTGACCTTTAGGCTCTCTTATTGAAGGCTTAAATGTCCCACCTGATTCGTGTTCCATAATTTTCATTAAAGTGTTTGGATCTATACCTAACTGCCCTGCAATCTTTTCAACTTTTTGAATAAATCCTGCTTCAAGTTTTCCGTTATAAGATTTCAATGGCTCAACTTTTGTTTTAGGTTCTTCATTACCTTTTGGTTCTTCATTACCTTTTAGTAGTTCGTCATCTTGATCAGTTCTAAATTGTTTAGTTATATCTTGATCTTGATCAGTGTTTTGTCTTGGTGTAACATTAAAATTATCTATCGGTCTTTCTTTAGTGCCTTGTCCTTTATCACCTCCCAGTAATCTTGACACTAATGTAGTTAAGTATGCCATAACACCATTGATTTCAGGTGTTGCAATCAATGCAGTGTTGACATGATCGATAAATGTTGGATCAGCTTTTCCAGTAGCTGGCAATGATAAATCAGTCTGTGCTTGTTTTATAGCAGTCTCTGTTGGTAAATCATATTGTCCAGTTATTTGGTTTGGTTGCATATATTGAAATGCAACCAATATTTTTTGCAAATTTTGAGTATCGTCAGTGGTAGTAAGACTAACAGGCAGTTGGTAAATCCCGTGAGTGCTTGCATAATCTTCGTTTATTCCAAATTCAGAGAATCTCATGTTTAACTCCAGTCTGGTAAAGGTCCACCGTACTTAGCGCCTTTAATTTTCTTCCCATCAACTTTTACTCTTTTTCCTTTAGAACCTTTTGTACTTTTGCCACCCTTATTGATCAAATGGCTTTTATCACCGTCGCGAGCTCGTAAACCTTGACTTTTACAACTTGCCAATTGGCTAGCACCAAGATCTTTGTCTGGTTTAGAACTTTTGCATAATTTTACACTAGCTTTGCCTCTTTCGTCAAGATGCATTTCTTCAGTTTCTAAAGATTTTTGTTTGTATCTTGGTTCAGCAGCATGTCCACGTGGTGGACGATCGCTTGCACGACCTGTTCGTTTTGGCGTAGTGCCAATCTTTTCTTCTTTAATGAATTCTACAGCTCTCATAAGTATTCCTTTATTGATAATATATTTATCTACTAATATATTCAAATACATTAAGCCATGGCCGTTTTCCTATAGTTTCTTTTAGATGGGTTAAATTAGCACATGTTTTATTTCTTATTGCAGAATTAGTTGACTCAACTAACACAATTTCAGCATCTTCTCTTTCTGCAATAGCTTCTGCTATATCTAAATAGCTATGTGCTAACCCTGAACCAACATTCCAAATGCCTGAACCATGTACTGTTTTAATAAAATCAATATGCAGCTTACACACATCACCGACCCAAACCCAATCACGTTTAATATGCTCAGCGTTATCCCAAACAGAAACTTTTCCAGTTTTATGGGCTTCTTCCTGCCAGCGATGTATAATATTAGCTTGATTGCCTCGGAGATGCATGTATTTGCCGTATACATTGAAATATCTAAATCCTTGTACAAATGCAGTATGTGCGGATTGCCTAAATGCCCATCTGTCAAAGAGATATTTACTCCATGCATACGGAGTTAGTGGTGAACACGCTGCAGTTTCACTAAAGTCTCGATTATTACCATATACTGAACTTGTACTAGCATATTGTAAGTGAACTTCGTTAGTTTGACATTCGTTAAACAACCATTGGCTAAATTCATAATTTTGAATCATAAACTTATCAATGTTTGTTTCAGTTTTGTCAGTTATTGCACCTAGATGGATTACCCATTGATACTTTTTAATATCAGGTAAATTGTTGGGATCGTAATCCCAACAATGTACATGCCATCCTTCGGCAGATAACCATTCAACCATATTTCGACCGATGAAACCAGACGAACCGGTTACTAAGATATTCATTCGTCGTCGTGTATAACTAGTGAATAATCAACGCTAGAGAATGGACAGAGAACATACTCTTCAGCATCTTCTCTATTGTCAAATGTCTCCATTTCACATCGTGAATCGGTATACTTAAAGACATGTATTGGACCGTCTTCATTTTGGCGGACTTGAACTGAATGTGTGTTAAAAACTATAGTGCAAAGGTTAATCATCGAACCACTCCCTTATTATAATATTTATGTTAAGTTACTGGTAACAAAATTGATTCTAACCATACCTTACAGTCTTCCCATTTCTTATATTGATACCCAACACCGCCTGCTTCATTCCATTCAGTAATGTTGCTCATTCGATCATCAATTAAGATATCACCAAACTGACAACGTTTTACTTTTTCATGACTACGCGGACCAATAAACACAGGTATACCCGGAAAGTACTTTTGGCACCACTCAACTTTATCCATAACTGCATAAGGAACATCGTTGTTTCTTGGAATAGCTGTTAAGAAAAACAAACCAGCATTGTGCTTATGGCAGTAAACTCGTAACCAGTTTATAAGTTCGTAACCACCATCTCTTACTTTAAGGTCACGATATAGTCTTTGATTGTCGGCTAGTCGATTCCACTCTTCTGGAGGTAACCGTTCTCGATCATCAAGTTCCTTGTTAAAGAACTCTTGTGCATATCCTTTGAAGTCTGCAACAACTTCATCCATATCTACATATATATTCATTAGTTACCTGCAGGTTGTTGTACGATAACATCTCTATTTGGAAAACGAGCTTGAACTGCAGCTATTGCCTCTTCTAAACTTTTACCTTGACCCGCAAAGATATTAGTTGAAATATCATATAGATACCAATGAGTGTTTACATTTTCAACTGAAACGATTAGTGCATCAGGGTCGTCAACGTCTTCAGGACCGGATACTGCTTCGTGATAATCTCTAATAGCTTGAATTAGTTCGTTTGGCGAATGCTTCATAGCACTACGATGCATCATCAATATAAGCCATGCACCTGATAAAACCCCAATAATAAAAACACCAATAAAAATTGCAATCATCTCTAGTTCTCCTTAGTTTAAGTGTGAAGTGTCTAATTCTTCAATGTAAATATACAATGTAGCATAAGATTTGTCCTCTGCTAATTTAATTATACAAAAATGCCCTAGTTCAATTACTTTCAATTCGATAGCAAGTAGTTCTTTTTGAAACTCCTTAATCTTCTCATGGGCAATTAGTGCAACATTAGCAACTGGCAGCGGATCTTGCCGATATACATCAGTTGGTGTTACAACCAACATACAATGCTTTGATTCTTTTAGAGACTTGGCAATCTCATCGATTACCTTATCTAAAAGCGTAGGTTGAAAAAATTTACGCAAATATTTTACTGTGTCGTTAAACATCTTGTTCCTTAGTTAGTGGACGTTTATTACCGGCTTTATCAATACTAACAAATGTAATGTTAGTGCTGAAAGCATGTTCTCTTGGGTTTGATCGGTCATCGCAGTACACATCAATTTTAAATGTAACTGATGAATTACCGACCGTTGTAAGTACAGCATCAAATTCTAAAATAGATCCGGCTGGTACACGCTTAGTAAACGATACGCTGTCTAAACCGCGTGTAACAAACTCATGTCCTGGAAATTCGTAGTTAGCTGATACGTAGCCTACTGAATCGATCCAGTGCAGCATTTGTCCGCCAAATAAAAAATTATAGTGATTTAAGTGTGAAGCTAACACTAGTTTGTGATGTTTCATAATTTATACCTTAAAAAAGACTAAATACAAATAAAAAAAGCTGCTCGCGATCTTGGCGGATCCAGCAGCATTAACGTCGTTAAGGGACATCAACATGATTATTTATCAACCATTTACATACCTTATTAAATTTAAACCAACAGGCCAAGTTTATTATGGAGTTAGGTATGCAAAAAATTGCAACCCAACACAGTTGTGGACAACATATTTTACTTCTTCGAAACAAATAAAAAACTTAATCAAAGAATACGGAATTGCTTCATTTCAAACACAAATACGACATGTGTTCAATACAAAAGAAGCAGCAGTTTTATGGGAATCTAAGATTCTATCAAAGTTTAATGCTGCATTAAATCCTTTATGGTTAAATCAAAACAATGGAGATAGAAAATTTATAGGAAGTCGTAAGTGGACTGACTATCAAAAACAAATTCTTTCTCAGAAGTTATCAGGTCGGAAACTATCAGACGAAACTAAGTCTAAATTGTCAGCAGTTCACAAAGGAAAACCAAAACCTCCTATTTCTGATGAAACTCGTGCTAAATTAAAAAATGCAGCAAACAACGTTTCTGATGAAACTCGTGCTAAAATCTCAAATTCGTTAAACGGTCACTTAGTATCTACAGAAACTCGATCTAAGATTAGTGTTGCTAATACTGGAAAAACCCACACTGCTGAGACTAAAGCTAAGTTATCAACTATACGAAAAGGTAAACCGTTATCTGCAGAACATCGGGCAAAAATCGCAGCATCATCAAGAGTAAGACCGCCAGTGTCAGATGAAACCCGCGCTAAAATTTCTGCATCTAAACGTAAAAATAAACCATAAATTCCTATAAATATATTATTATTTGGGTACAACATGAAAATTGAAGAAATACTAAGTGAAATAAAGTTTAAACCACGGATATCAAATAAATCTACAAGTGGTGTATTACAGTCACCAAGGTTGCAATTTATTGCAGCTGGGTGTCAAGCCATTGCATACTATCATAAAACACATCCTAATACAGTAGTTAAAGTAGCTGCAGTATCAGGCGAAGATGATCCAATATGGCAGTTCTTACGTGTATGTATCAATCATCCTAATAATCCGTATTTTCCAAAAATATTCAATCATAAAGTTTTTAACCTACAAGGTATAACACCTGAAGAAATAGACTATTTAGAGTCACAACCTGAGTTTGAATACCTTCCTATACACGACAATAGAAAGATGCAAATCTTAATAGTAACCGAGTTACTACAAGAAACTGATTCTGAACAGTTTGAAACATCATTAAACCGTATTGGAATACTTGATTACATCGTTAGCATGAAACCACAAGTCCAGGCTCAACGTAGAGCAAAGTATAATATTACAACAGAATTTGCATGGATTCATCTGATGGATACACCACAGTTCCGTCGTGAAATAAGAAACCTTGCTACTGATAAGCATTTTAAAGATGCAATGCGATTACTTGAACCATTATTTGCAAATACACGGTTTTATGCAGATGTCCATCTTGCTAATATGATGACACGCAGAAATGGACATCTAGTGTTCAATGATCCGTTAGCACTTGCACTAACAGGTTAGTACATTTCTGAATCTTTTGGAATACTGTCACACCAGCGTAAAACAAATACTCCGCGTTTCTTTTCGCTTTTAAAACTCCAAAGGCGTTCTGTCATACGAGTGCCGCAGTTATTATCCTTACACCATTGTTCCATTTCGTTACCTAATTCTTCGGTTATTTGTCCTTTGTCAAAAACAATCCCAGGTAGTCTAAACATTCCTACTTCACAAGTAGTCATGCCGTGTTGTTTGTTAGTGGTTGTCATATGATCTCCTAAGCTGAATGTTTAATAATATATGTCATTACATGTGGTCCTTCAACTACTACTGTGTTCTCAGGTCTACATTGATAAAATTCACGTTTGTTGTACACGTTATTTGTATAAGCCGTTACACGATTTACCTTTACACGTTTTGGAGTAAGTTTAAGTACAGATCCAACTAATTGTTCATTACCTGAGCAATATGCAACTACATCACCTACTTTAATAACTTTACCTAACAAATCACGATGTTCAATTACTTTAGCTGCCATAGTATTCCCAATCATTTGTTTCATCATCCCAATGTCTGCTGTCATACATTGACATTGATAATTCAAAACAAAGCAAGCCAATGATTAGTTTAGGTCCTGCATGGTCTAATCCAGATAGCTGTGTGTATAATTCAAACGCAAAAATAGTATTTAGGTTAAACATAAACTCTACTTCCCAGTGTTTGTGTTTACTAAATGAACCATGTTTGCAAAACAAGTTGCGAAACTTATTAGTTACAAACGGGTTAGTAACAGTAATATTTAAAGATAACATAGTGTTTTCCTGTGATTGTTGTAATAGCGCATATTATATAGTGTTACATAAACATTGTCAAGTTATATTTGTTTCTGCATTTTACACTTATTATATAGCATTACAATTTGTAATCAAAATGTAGCAAATGATTTATTATTATTGGTATATTGTGTTTAATTGTTTACTAATTGTAGATAGTCATTTTACTGTTTAGCTACTTGTTTTTCGTGTTGAAAAAGCATAAAATACTATAGTAGCAACAACAAAAGGAGAACTACACTATGATTAGCACTATTACAGCTTATACTTCATCACGAAGTTGGAATGATTTAGCAATTGACGCATTGCATGTTGCAGGCGTTGTATTTTTTATTGGATTGGTTTGGGTAATGTTCTGTGGATACATAATTACCCCTCCAGTCTGGTGGCATGTATAACATGATCTCATAACTGCGTCACATTACAATACGTGGCGCAGTTATCCCCTAGCTTATCTTTCAAGTCAGTTGACTTGTCCTACAAAACTTGTTATACTTTTATTTTTTCACGAGAGTATACTATGAAATTCGAAATAGCTCCTATTGATACACATATACTATGTGGTTCTTATGAAGAAGCCAAGATGTATCTAATGTTTTTAGAAGTCAACGGCAAACGAAAATGGAGACTTCCTACTCGATACGAACACTGTAAATATTTTGTTGCAGGAGTTAATCTAAATTATAATGATCATATATGGGATCAACGAGATGACAATACTATTCTGTTAAATGGTAACAAACGCCGTGTAATCCCAGTGAGAGATTTATGACAGAAGTTTCAGATAAGAGTGTATGGTGTAATGAAATATCGTTAGATGATGCTCGATTATATCTGTTATTCTTAAATCATCGAGGACATAAAGATTGGCGATTTCCTACAGCATTAGAACGAATGATGCTTCCAGAGTTTTCAAAAACAGGAGGGTATTGGTATTCATTTGACCTTGATAGCACTAACATGGCATCTAAAAAATATACGCTAGTTCCAGTTCGAGATTGCTAAATAATAGTATGAAAATAGAAGAATTACTAACAGAACTTACGTTTAAGGGCTCGCAATGCACTAAAGACTGCAGTGGTCACGAAGCAGGATTTAATCACCAAGTAAGAAAAGGTACTTCAAGTGACTCATATAGTCCTCATAGTCCTAGTTTTAATAAGGGTGCAGCTATTGCAAGGGCAGATCGAACTGTAACTAGAGCTCCTCAGCCTCGCGACAAAGGTAGATTTGCTGCTAGACCAAAGCCAAGAACTAAGAAATCTAAATAGGCCCCGCTGTGCAAGTGTGTGATATACTTATATATATGCGCATGCTTGCACGTTCAAAAAAATTTCAATTTAATCAAGTCGTATACATTGACAATGCACACATATATGTGTATTATAACAGTTTTTAACATAGACCCCGCTGTACACATATAGGAGAAAACAATGGCAGACGATTTTGAATCAAGAGTACAATTGTCATCAGGTTGTTTGATGTACGTTCGTACACAGCACGATGATGATCGATTAGTAGTGTTTGCATTTAAGCACGATGAGTTTAGATGTGATTTCCAAATATTTTATGACGATTGTAGTGACGAATTTAAAAGCTGGGTAGAACAGCCAGTTATCACTGCTGCTTCGTTTTAGGCCCCGCTGTACACATAATTGGTAAAATCAATAATTGACATTTGAGTTTAGTTACTGTATAGTATACGGTAACTACAGAAGGTGTCGCGCAAACCACATAGTAACTGCGCCCTATAACTGGACAACTGTATCACAGTGAAGGAATTGTTGAGCTGTAGCAACGACATAACCACCTACCCATTTGGATGAACATGAGATGTACCTTTACAAAACTCATTACAGGTTATGGCCCCGCTGTACACATAAGGTTAAAAGAAGGAGTAGCACTCCTACGATTGTATATGCAGTTAGCATTGTGTATACAGTCCGCCGTCATATTTACCAGGACGGAGCTCGAGGTACCGGATGACCGCCTCTGTAATGCTCTAATGCTAAGACATGAAAAACTCAACAAATGTTCGCCATTGGCCTTTACGGGCCAATGTGACTTCTTAATCTAACAAAATATTCAAAGAAATAAAAATTCAAATTAAAATAATGAATATGAGCGAATGCGAATTTGAATTATTTTAATTTGTTTGTGAGCTGTAAGCTCGCAATTTTACTATTAGTGAGGAAATATGATTGAAATATCTGACAAAACTGCATGCAGGAAATTAGGATACAATGAAGCATGGCTGTATTGCTTAACTTTAAACCATAATGGACATAAAGATTGGCGTATGCCAGCTCAGTTTGATCATTATCAAGGTAACGACTGGCCAACTTCAACTTGGGTTGAAGTAAGTAACCCAAATAGTATTATAGATATCACTGATACTTTTGGAATAGTCCCAGTAAGAACTATTGATTAAATTATCATTTGTAAATTCTAAAAATTTATATTACAATAATGTTTTTTAATAATCATGAGGTGCAACATGGCAAAAAAAGTTAAGTATAAATCAGCCGAAGATAAACGCCGTGCATTAGAAGCTGAAAAACAATGGAAAGAAATGACTAAGACATATGGTCTTAGTGATAAGCCGGCTAATACAAAATCACTTAGAACAATCTCACAGAAAAAAACATTAAGTAATGTTGCACCAACATATAGAGGTAGTGATAGTAAACCTCCCAGTTTAGTTACAACTACTAAAGGTGGCGGCAGCAAAGTTACAGCTCCAAGATATACCGGTACTTTGATTAAAGGTATCGCAACGATGCATAAATCAAATGCCGTGCCAATTATTGACCAAGAGCAAGCAACTGAGATTTCACGGATGCGTAGAGGATGACAGAATTTGCCCCAATGGTCTTCCATCAGCTAACATATAACGATGCATGGATGTACTGTGTTACATTAGAATACGATGGACATAAGGATTGGCGTTTGCCTACTTTTTTAGAATGGTGTAATAGAAATGATTTACTTGGTTGGTATGAAAACGCGACGGTGCAAGCCGCAACATCAGTGCGAGCTGTTTGCCCAGTGAGGGATATATGATAGAATTTGCCGCAATGGTCTTCCATCAGCTAACATATAGCGAGGCATGGATGTACTGTGTTACATTAGAATACGATGGACATAAGGATTGGCGCCTGCCAACCCTTAACGAATGGAGTAATAGTAGTGAATTACTCGGTTGGTATGAAAACGCGTCGCCGGTTTTCACCCATTCTAAGCGAGCTGTTTGCCCAGTGAGGGATATATGATAGAATTTGGTCCATTATCTAGTACAAAATTTTTGTATCGAGATGCATGGCTATATTGTCACACCTTTAATTATAATGGACATAAGGATTGGCGTATGATAACAAAAGCAGATGCATTCGTATTAGCGTTGGACGGTATAACCATCTATTCTGGTACTTGGATTGATAAAACTGTTCCTGATCACATGTTAAGTAATAATATATTTGGCGACTTTACACGAGCCCATGTAATACCAGTGAGGGATAAAAATGATTGATTTTGCAGAACTACCAGATTATAGGTTTACTTATAATGAAGCATTTCTTTATTGTATAACACTAAGTTACAATGGTCATAAAGACTGGAGAATGCCAACACACGACGAATATATGAATTGCAAAGAGATTGCTAGTGAATCGTTTGATGACAGTGATGACCCTAAAGATATTAAAGCTAAATATCCCATTGTACCAGTCCGTGATGTGAACTAATAACTACTTGCAAATTCTAATATAATTTGTTATAATTATTTTTTAAACTAAATGCGAGGTTATATGATTGATTTATTTTTAACTCTAAGTTTAATTGTAGTAATGCTATATTTGATGAATAAAGTTAGTGAGATTATCGAACATGATAGAATTTAGTACGCTATCTGATCAGATGGTTGACAGAGAAACTGCCATCATGTTAGAGTTTATGTGCTGTCACAACAATAAAAAAGGTTGGAGATTTCCAACCGATCGAGAATACATCACTCGTAAAGAAATCCCATATGGAGTTTGGTCTAAAGGGTTAGTTGATCGTAATGATAAAAAATCAAGATTATGCTTTTTTGTGAGAGATATAAATGACGAAAACATGGAAAGTAGCAGTAGGTGATTACGTAGTAGAAGTTGCTGATTATCCACGTAACTATATGTCGTATGATGAAGCAGCTATGCACTGTTTGTTTTTGAAAATCAATAAAGCAGCTGGTTGGCGAATACCAACTGCAGCTGAATATAACAAAATTGATGGCATCACTTGTATAATTGATAGATATCGTGATAGTGGGCTATCAGCACCATTTGATCAACGTGATTTTGAGTCAGCAATACGTCGACCATTATTACCAGTTAGAACTATCAAAGACCCCGCTGTACACACGTAGGAAAATAGTAAATAATGAATTAGCCCGGGAGGAAAGTTATGAAAAAACTTATTTTATCAGTTTTAGAAACTGGTCCAAAGACTCCGATTGAATTATTCAATCTTTGCAAGTTTACAGATCCTTATGTATTTGCAAGAACCATAACTGAACTCACTATTTCTAAGAAGATTCAAAGAAATGTGATAATCCCTAACCATCCTACAGTTTATCATTCAATTACCGCAGTACCTAATAAACTATTTGAGAATCTCTCATGGGAAGATATTCGGGTAGAATACCATTTGACATCCACACAGTAATACACTATAATTTAACACATTACAACAACTTTAAGGAATCTAAATGCAAGTGACGCAGAACAATAAGGGCGATACAGTTGGTATTATTAAAGACGCAGAGGAAACAGTTATACTAAATTATTCCTTTTGGGAATGCGATTGTTCAACTATGTTTATACGACCGGTAACTATTACACATTGTCGACAATGTGGTGCTGATCGTGATGACAGTCCTATTGCAAATGATCTTCATGTACAGATTTTTGTTTATAACACTATTTAATAAGGAGTAACTATGACACTCGAAGCAACTGCTATTTCAATTCTTGAAGGCGAAGAAGTAAGTCCAATTGATAAAAAAGATGCAATGGAACTTATCGAACACTTACAAGCATGGCTGCCAAATTATCCACAAGGTTCAAATAAGTTTATTTCTTATCTACATAAGAATTTAACTCCAATTCACGCAGTCTACGGTTTATACTCTGCAGTTGACAATGGTAGTTTAGAAATTACACATCGTAATCTCCAAACTATGATGTTGTTTGAAAAAGATCTTGGTTACTTAGTCAAACATTTAGAAAATCCAGAGAAGAAGATAAACTTCTTCAATGCTATGCTTAAAGGTACTGATATTTCGTATGTCGAGCTGGAACTAACTAGTCCGTTTATGATTCAACCAGAAGAAGAGATTGGCACTGGTACATACGAACAAACTGTTGCGATTGAAGATTTATTTGCTAATACTGAAGAAGAAGATACTACAACAGCAGCTTCGACGACCTCAGCGCCAAGTGTATCAACTGCAACTAAATCGTCTACTAATAAAATATCAGAACCATTTAAAGATATTTTAGATACTGCTGCTAAAAAAGTACTTGGCGTAGGAGTTAAGAAGACTGATGCTGAAAAAGATCAAGAACAAGATGATCATGATGCATACTATGTATATACGCAGTATTTGTATCAGTTTACCCCGGATGAAGACTGTGATCTTGCTATCTCAGTAGTATCGCAAAAGTTTTGGGATGACAACGGATATCTTGATGATCAACACATCTCGGAGTATTTAGAAGCGATTATTCCAGACTGGTCCGATAACTGGTGTGAAACTATGGAAAGTGTATTTGAATACACTGGTGGTTCAACTAAGGCAGAAGCTATTGCTTATTTAAAAGCAACTGGGTTCTTTAAAGAAGAAGAACTATTTGATGTTGAATTTAGTAAAGCAGATATCTTACTAGGTTATCTTGAAGGCCAACCTGAAGAAATAATTTCTAAGTTTCTCAAAGAGGCACTTACACATCTTGATGAAAGCCAAATTGAAGACTTAATTCAAAAGTATGAAGACGCTTGGCACGAAGAGGATGATTGATATACACGATCTAGGCATATCAACTGATTACACCACTGCATGGTTGATATGCCTAACCATGGAACACAACGGACATAAAGATTGGCGATTGCCAACATGGTATGACTATATAAATAGTGCAGAACTACATGACTGCTGGTATGAAGATGATTTTTACACCGTATACATAGGAAAGAACGTATTTGCAGTTCGTAGCAAAGAGGCCCCACTGTAATGGAAAAAATAGAAATTGCTCAAACTACTCGAAAATCCTTAACTTATGCTGAAGCACAGATGTATTGTTTTGTGTATGAAGAGAATAATATTCGTGGTTGGAGATTACCAACTGAAGATGAGTATGTAAACCACAATGAAATATGGGGTTGGGTTCAAGATGATGAACGTCAAGACGAGTACGGTACCTTGAGAGTTACTCCAGTGAGAGATTTATGATTGAGTTTGCCCCTCAATCACCAACCAATATGTCATTTGATGAAGCATTTCTCTATTGTTTAACACTTAACTACAAAGGACATAAGGATTGGTCTATACCTTATAGACGAGAGAAACGCTCATACATGATAGGTACTTGGTCTATTGATGATATAAAACTGATAGAGTTTTACTATTCATCTGATACAAAGACATCTGTATTTCCTATTAGAGGTTATTATGAATCATGAATACGGTATAAGATCGCCCGATCGCTTAACTTTTGACGAAGCATTTCTGTATTGCCTTACACATAATTTTAATGGACATAAAGATTGGTATATGCCAACTTTTACTATGTGGGTATTTGATGATGTTATTACTGGCTGGCATAGTTCAGCTAAACTGCAACGTGATATTAGTTATGACATATCACGAGTTATACCAGTGAGAGATATAGATGATTGAAATTGCATATAAAACTATAAAAGACATGGATTACGATACTGCATGGCTTTATTGTTTGGTATATGAGAAAGACGGGCATAAAGATTGGCGATTGCCTAGTCGTGACGAATACTTTAATACTGACGGAATACATCTACATACTTGGTTTGAAAACAGAGAAGATGACACTAAATGGTGTTGCCAACCAGTGAGAGGTATAGATGATTGAATTTGCTATACGATCTCAAGAAGAAATGGTTTACGACCAAGCATTTCTGTATTGTCTAACACTCGAGTATAATGGACATAAAGATTGGCGATTGCCTACAGGAATTGAATATTCTATTACGGATGCGCTATCATTTTGCTGGTTTGAAGAAAGAAAAACCGGCGAAAGATGGGTATGTCAACCAGTGAGAGATATAGATGATTGAAAAAGGACCAGCAGCTGGAAAAAAACTTCATTATAGAGAAGCGTGGATGTATTGTCTTACACTCTCTTATAACGGACACAAAGATTGGCGTATGCCAAGTTACTTTGAAACTAATTACGGGTGGAATGAACGAGATGTAATGAACCCTAATTTAGAATCGCCCTATCAATATTCAATTATACCAGTGAGAGATATAGATGATTGAATACGCCCCACCAACAACAGAATGTGTAGACTATGACACTGCTTGGCTGTATTGCGTTACCCTAGCACACGATAACAAATACGACTGGCGAATGCCAACACATAAAGAATATGAGACTTCTCCATTTATATTAGGTTGGTTTGTAGATAGACCACAGACTGAAAATCTCTGGACTTGCCAACCAGTGCGTGATTGTTAAACCATTTGCAATTTTAAATTTATACTGTTATAATATATTTTTATTTACACACCCCGCGGGAGTATATATGTCTAACGAACTTATTGAAAAATTAGCACAAGACCCAGGTTCTCATTCAGCTTACATTGAGGATTCAGAATTACGAGAAATGGCAATTGTATGGGCAGTTGTAATTCGTAATGAAACCCGACCAGATCATTATTCAGAGTATGTAAAACGAATAGATGAGATGAAGAAAAATGAGCCATTGTTGTATAGACGATTTGCTGACTATCTAGTCGATACTGTTGAAAACGGTACACATAGCGCAGCTTGGAGTGCACCAGCAGACCGTATTCGTAGAACATTACTACCTAAGTGAGGTAAGCATGGCAATTGAACACGCGCCACGTTCTGAACATAAGATGAGTTACGAACAAGCAGAGATATACGCATTTATGTGTAACCATGACGGTAAGCGCGGTTGGCGCTTACCGACCTTTAACGAGTTTGTGGATCCTAATACATGGTATAAAGATGCTGAGATTACTAAAAGAAAGTGGTTTGTTGCACCAGTGAGGGATATAAAATGAACTTTGAGATATCACCAAAAACGATGGAGATACACGCTACGTGGGATCAAGCAGTTATTTACTGTTTTGGTTTAGGAGATGGTTGGCGATTACCAACGTTGGCGGAATTACAAGAAATAACCACAATCTCTAAAAATTCCCTTAATCCTACAACAAGCGTACTAACACATGTCCCATATCATGATATGGCAAATAAATGGCATTGGTCGTCTGACGAATATGAGTATAATAACAATAAAGTCTTGTGTTTCAATTATTGGACCAATACAATGTGGGACTGCGATAAAAACAACTGTTATATTATTAGACCAGTGAGGGATATAAAATGAAAGCTAAAGAACTAATTAAATTATTATCACAACATCCTAACGCTGATGTGGTTATAAGTGACTATAATGGTTGGGAAACACCATTTTATGATGTCGATGCTATTGAATTCCATGAAAATAGTTATCCTGTTGGTGAAAATATTAGAAAAAGTGCCAAGCCTAATAATGGTTTGGTTACTTTCACATTGGGTAAGAGACATTAAAATGATTGAATATGCACCAATCGCTATTACCAAACAACACTATGACAACAGATCCTCAGTTTATTCGGATAAATTGTTTGTGGTATGGATGCCAGATAATACCAGAAGAAAAACAATCGAACTAGCCATTAAATCAGTAAGTTTATCTTGGGCTAATTTAGCACATGATGATTTGTCAGAGTTAGATTTATCAGGTCTAGATCTTTCTTATGCTGATTTATCGTTTGCAAATTTGTCAAATGCTAATCTAACCAATACGAATTTATTTCAAGCAAGTTTACGTGGAGCAGATCTTACAGGTGCATTACTTGACAATACCAACCTACAATATGTGGATCTGTCCTATGCAACTTTAGATCATACCAACTTACACAACTGCAACTTCCATAAATTATGAATATTGAACTAGCCCCTTACAAATATTGGCTGATTGACACTAATTTTGACACAGCTAAAATGCACTGCTTTTTTCTTAACATTGACAATAAGCTTGGTTGGCGTTTACCAACTAATCAAGAAGCCTGTGATCTTGTTAATTTTGTTGAATCGTTAGATACTGATTTCCCAAAAGAATTACAAGAGTTTTCAGAGTATTGGTTTGATGACGAGAGTTATGGTTTTTGGACTTTTGAAGATGAAGATCTTCATTCAAATGCAGATTTAGGCGAATTATTTACAGTAATCCCCGTGAGAGATAAAGATGCTTGAACATGCACCAAGAATAGAAAAAGATATGTGTTATGATACCGCATGGCTTCACTGCCTAACACTTAACTATAATGGCCATAAAGATTGGCGATTACCAACTCAAAGAGAATATGATAAATCTAGTATAACAATAAGTTGGTTTGAAGATAGATTACCAACACCATTACAATGGTACTGTCAACCTGTACGCGATATAATATAATCTTTACAAATCAACAAATAATTGCTATACTATATTTTTTTAACACTACAGCAAGCAGGCCCCGCTGTACACACAGGAGCATAACATGGCAACACGTAGCGCAATTGGTTTTATGAGAAACGATGGTACTGTCCGTGCAGTATATTGTCATTGGGATGGATACTTATCACACGTTGGTAAAATCCTTATTGAGAATTATGATTTACTTGGTGTTGATGACTTATGCGATTTAGGTGATATAAGCTCATTAGGTGAAACAATTGAAGATACTGTGTTTTACGGACGCGATCGCAACGAAGATGATGTTGAAGCACATGAGTTTGCATCTGAACAAGAGTTTGTAGATTGGTATGATGATTCTGAGTTTTTCTACTTAATAAAAGATGACAAATGGTATGTGTCAGAACATTGCGAAGAGTTCTCGTTACTTGAAGATCGTTTAAAAGATACAAAAGTTAAGTTTACTAAGTATGTTCGTCCAGATGAAACAACAACATCCTACAGTGCAAGAGATGCAGTAGTAGCAATGGTAGCCGATGGTGTAGTTGAACCAGTGTATATGGTTAAGTTATTGCTTGATCGTATTGATCCTGAAACATTAGAAGCGTTGTTGAAAGAAGAATTCCACATTGACGAGATCATTCCAGAATGCTACTTTGAAGAGGAGGAAAATAATGAAATTGATTAAACTAACAGAGTTAAACACTGATCCTATGGTAATACCTAACACTTATCATATACCAGTTGAGAAAATTGATTATGTTATTGAACATGAAACAGGATCAACTGTTGTAGTCAATCGTGCAGATTTAAGGGTAATTGAACCAGCTGAATATATCAATAGCATATTATCAGCTAATACTGATTTTAGTAATTTTGGAGGGTTTGATGAGTACGTCAATTAAAGTCAATGTTGTAGCTAAGGATTCTAAACCTAAAAAACCAGTAATCAAAAAACGTTTGGTTCAGGTTGATAATCATCGCATTCGAATCGCTGAAACTGATTTGCCACATAAAGGTAATGTTGACCTGCATGATCCTAAGATTAAAGAACGCGGACCTAATCAAGAATTGGTAGTGTATGCTACTGCCAAAGAAGATACTTACGAACCTGGGAGAGAATACGTCTGTTACTTTACTCTTAAAGGTAAACTTGAAGGTTACTTCACAGTCAATTAGAAGGCACAATGAATATTACATTTGCAAGTTTAAAGACAACTGGTAAAGTTGAAACAGTATGGTGTGTACTTGATCTTGGTATGTCAAATTATTATAGTGACCTAGGTTACAGAGATCATATTCGAGATTATCTAATAGTATGGGGTAGGCGTGGTGGCAAATTACAGACTATTGTGAAACGAGGACACACTAAAATCTCTATCAATAAAGACATTTACGATCAAGAATTTCGCGAAAATATGTGGGGTTTTTACCAAATTACTCACGGCCAAGGTATGGCTATAGCTAAACGGATTTATAAGATTCTTAAGAAAGATTATATTCCATTTAAGGCAGATTCTCTCGAAGAGATTGATCCAAACTTACCTGAACAGCTAAACAAATTAGTATTTTGGGAGACTATGAAATTATGAGTGGATTAGGATATATTGCAGCTGAACTTGAACAGTGTTGTGAACTCTGTGGCAAAATTGAAGAATGTCGTCCGTATGGTCCTAATGGTGAACAAATCTGTTTTGACTGTGGTATGAAAGATGAAGAAACTACTAAACAACAGATGGCAAAGTATATCTTTGGAGTAGACAGTGATTAAAGATAATCCGTTGCTCGATTATGCTCCACCGTTAAATAAACCTGTAGATGAAGATACCGCATTCATGTATTGTATAACACTAAGTTACAATGGTTATAAAGACTGGAGATTCCCAACAAGACCTGAATTTGGAGATACGGGTGATGTATGGTTTGACGGTGAGAACTTTTCTAATGCATCTGGCTATTGGAGATGGCGAGTTCAACCAGTAAGATCTAAAGAGGATATATGAAGATTACATTTGCAGGTTTAAAGACCTCAGGTAAAGTTGAAACGGTCTGGGTTGTTATTGAGTTAGGTACACATCAACCACAATCATGGTATCATGATTTTGTGATTGCCTGGGGCAGACGAGGCGGCAAATTGCAGTCTATGACTCGATTAGGATATAATCAACCACATTTAGAATATAACTCTGATCGTTACCACAGGTTTAGCACTATTGGCGGCATGATCAATAAGAAACTTAACAATGGATACAAAAGTATTGACGAAACACAGTTAGATGAAGTATATCCAGAGTTTAAACAAGATTTAGATAAACTTGCATTTTGGGAAACATTGAAACTATGAGAACAGTTGATCTTAAAGAAAACGAAAATGCATCTGATTTACATGTAAATCTAATACGAAGTTGTGTTAAGGAATATGAACAACTGAACGATACAACACTATTTGAAGTATTTCATTTTAAAGATTGGCTAATACCATGGATTTTTTCAAAATATAAAGTTAAGTATAATGTGTTCATCGACGACGATGGCGATGACGCTATTTGTAGTGTTACTATAACCGATGAAAAGCAATACGCTTGGTACTTATTAAAACATACAACCTGCGAGGTCTTATGAAAATAACAACAAACGATGAAATGTTTAATGGTGCAATTCGAACAGCCTATAGAGATGCATTCCGCGGTACATCTTATGCCAATCAGTGGTATTTTCGATACAGTGCAATAGAGCTTCTCACTAATTGGGCTAAACAGCACGGCATCCGTCCTTATGCTAAAGCACATGGAAGATTTGTACAACTTAGAAAGAAAGATTGGTATATTACAGATAAAAAGAAGTATATGTTTTTCATTATGCAATATGGAAAGTAAAAATACTGCTTGCAATGCCAAACAAACTTTGCTATAATATATTTTTTAGTTAAACAACTGCGGAGCACACAATGGACCAAATAGAACAATTTGAAGTAGACCAAATCACAGCTAATCTTGCAGCAAAAGGTATTACTGAATTTTCAATGCGACGTGGTAACAACTGCGTTTGGGTTTCATATGGCAGAGTAGATGCTTACTACATTTTTAGAGATGAGAAGTTAGTTGATATTCAAATTGACTAATAACGTGCTTGCAATCCAGCTTACACTTTGCTATAATATATTTTTACTTACACAACATTAGGAGCGTACACTATGGCTTACATGTCAAAAGAAAACAAAGAATCAAAAGCACCACGCTTAAGAGCTTTGGCTAAATCATATGGCTTAACTGCAACAGTAGCAGTTCATCATTCTAGTACATTGGTGTTAAATGTGTCTAAAGGTAAAATTGATTTTATCTCTAACTATGCTGATACTGTTTACAAAACTAATCACTGGGCAGCTGATAACGAACAAGACTACGAGTATAATAAAACTCGCACATATATGCAAGTATCGCATCACTACACAGGCAACTTTGATGGCAAGGCTAAAGAGTTTTTAGATAAAGCGTTTGCTATTATGTTTGAAGGCAATCATGATCGCAGCGATATCATGACAGACTACTTTGACGTGGGCTGGTATTGCGACATCAATATTGGAAAATGGGATAAACCTTATATCGTTACTGCTTAAGAGGAGATTGAAATGGCAGTTAAAGTTACAACAAACCAAACAGAGTCTGTTGAAAAAAATAAGTATCCAATACTTGGAATTTTTCCAGATGGTACTATTATTTTGTTTTCTTCTATAAATGAAGGCACTATCTTGAAATCAGAATCAAAACAAAGTATAGGTCAGTATAGTTCAAATCGGCCCGATTATCGCCATTTTGGTCCGGACTATAACTGGGTTCCGTATACTGGAACTATTACATTATCTAATGAGGAGCTATGAGGGATTTAATAAATGTGGGATAAGCCATACGTCGTTACCGCGTAACTTTCATTACACAAGGTGCTTTGGTAACAGAGCACCTTTTTTTATGAGATTATATGATAGAATTTTCATTTGACGAACAAAATGGTGTTATTCATCGTACTAATGGTCCAGCTTGGATAAATCCAGGATATGGACATACTCCACTTGGATACTATTGGCATTGGCGGCTATTTGGCGTTAGACATCGTTATTATGGACCGCAAAATCGGGATGGTGATTGGTGGTTACATGGGAAGAGAGTAAAATGATTGAAATACGAAACACTGCTAACAATGGATTTGTATATCTTTTAGATGGTAATTGGCATCGATCTAATGGCCCTGCTAGGGTATGGGCAAATGGAGAATGGGGATGGTATTTAACTGATCGCCAACATCGCTATTATGGTCCGCAAGCAAACAATGAGTGGTGGATACATGGGGAGTGTATAAAATATGGATTCGACTAAGTCACAACGATATTTATACAGTTATTTAACACCTAATGATACAGTTGAGTACAAATTGCATACTGGTGGGTTTCATCGATGTGATGGACCTGCACTAACACGATATGAAAGATGGGCATGGTTTTTATATGATCAACATCATCGGTATTATGGTCCGCAGCACTCACATTATCCTAATTGGATGATTCATGGGAAGAGG